GCTCGTGCGCGATACGCTCGACATCATACGGTGCCAAGTTCCTCTGCTCGCACGGGTCTTTTTCAAAATAATTCATTGTGTTGTGAAAAGAGTACGGTCGGCTCGACCGTACTTAGAGTCGCTTCCCTTTGTGGCATCATAGGACGCATGAAAGAGGAACAAAAGCGGGATACGACAGAAAGTTACGGGGACAGCATGGCGCTGATGGTGAAGGTGGTTATCGAGTCATACCGACAAAAAGGAGAAACAATTTCGGAAGAGGAAGCCCTCAAAGAAATTCATTTCGTGATGGGCGTGACGGGCAACAAACTAAAAATTCAGTTCAAAAAGAAAGAGCCCGAGTAAACCCGTCTTCATAGTGGGTTCTCTCGCTCCATGTGCTCGTAGTACTCCTGAGCGAATTCAGCGGTGTAGCATTCCGTTGGTGAATGATCTCCGGTCATCAGGCATTTGCCGGGAAACAAACATGTGTCTACTTGCAGAGGGTTGGCGTGCCATCCCTCGGGCGGACACGGATACCAAGCCTCATCCTCGTCATCACCTTCCCAATCATCGAGCATTCTTTATCACCTCTTTTAAATACGCAGCGTCGCCATTCGAGACTCATACTGCGCGATTACCCTCTCGGAATTTCTCCGCCCAAGAGTCCGTGCCCACTGTATGGAGTTGTCGCGAAGACGCTCCTGCCACAATTGGACGATGCGGCTATCATCCGTGAGCTTGGCCGCTGCATTTCGCTGATGTCCCCACTGGCAAAAATCACAGTGCAAAAATGCCATCGCCCCCATTGAGGAACAGTCGCAAAGGGAATATCCAAGCAGCCATGAATAAACGGCGACGGGTCCTGCAACACTGGCGCGTGCTTTTTTGCCCACAGGGTGCATGTTCAGCATCGCCCGATTCCCATTCGGTGCCACATTCATCAGGTCATTTTGATTGGCCGGATGCGAAAGGTCATCGGCTTGAATCGCGTAAATATAGAAACTGATCTGCTCCTGTTTCTTACGCGGCGTTATGCGCAGGGCAACTGTTTGGGACAGTCGTTGGCTTTCGGGCAGTAGGCGCCACAGCCCTTGCCAGATCTCCCATTTTCGCGCTTTGTCCATCTCAATGAGAATGTCCTTGTTCTTCAATGATACGTCAGGCATCGGATTTCCTCGCTTACGTGCCAGGCTGCAACACCATCACCCATCGCTGGATATCTCGTATCGCGAGCGTGCGCAGAGCTTTCTTGCGCAGATCGTAAACATCGAGCAGTTCCTGCGGCTCGGGATGCCACTCGGTGGAACCGAACCATCGGCGCTTAATAACCACCATTCTATCCCCGCTCACGCCCTTGTAATTGGTGTACGTCAGGAGGGCTCGCTCTCCCTCGCAGGTCGCCGCCAAACCGCAAATGGCCTCATAACGTGCCTGTCGCAAAGATCCCAGAGTGCGTGTGTTGAACACAGTATGCAGAAGTGGATGTGACGCGATCACATCTTCAGAGACGCGAATTTGTCGGTAGATGATATCGAGGCATTGATAAAGCGCAGTCCGCGCCGCTTTCACTCGCTCCGACTCAGATTCACCCGGACGCGGCCATGGTTCAACCGGCTGAATGCCGCGAATGGGCCGGAGTTGCCGGTCTGGCGACGGGCATTCGGTCTGCACGCTGCTTCCACCGGATGGCGGCGGTCCTTGTGGTATGGCTTTTCTCTGCTTGTAGCGCCTATAGTCCGTCTCATCGGCCCAATCATCCCAGACCCAGAAGGAACCATCAGCGCGATAGGGGTCAAAGTACCACCATTGTCGAACATAGGCCCCTTGGAGCCAGCGTCGTTCGCCGTTCAGGGCGCGAGAAAAAATGAAGACGCGCACAATGCGTACTTCCATCGGCAGTGGCGGGTGTGGTTTCGGTGTCATAGTGCGTTTTTAATCGTGAAGGTTTCCAGTTCGTTGAGGCAGATGAATTTCGTTCCGCAGATATCCTTGATGGTGTGTTTATGGTGATGCCCAAAGACCCAGACTTCAGGCCGGTGAACTTCCAGCATCGCCTGCAGCGCCGCGCTGGTTGAATTTGGTGTCCACTCGCCAAATATCGATTTCCAGCCAAGCTGTTCGGGCAGAGAGGCCGGACAATCGTGTGTGACCATCACACGCGGTTTTTTTTGCTCATACAACTCCAAGGCATCGGACATCGTGTGGTAGGGGAGTTGTTCATCACGCCACCAGTCCACCCCTTCGGTACGGTGGGCGTGGTCGATGCTCCATGCGCCCGAGACGAAGAAAAAACCGAGCTTTTCCTGAAAGCCGTAATCCCCCAGGTATTTCGCATCGGCGCGGCAAAGAGTCGGGTTGTCGTGATTGCCGCGAATGAAGTGATGAATGGGCAAGTGCGCAGCGCTCGTGCAGCCGCGAAAGCCCATGCCCAGATCGCCGACTTGGACGACGGTTGCATCGGGTTCGAATTGCTTGAGCCCGAGTCTTTCCCATTTCGCGTGAACGTCACCAATAAAACAGATTTTCATTCTTTTAAGAAGCCTCGTTGCTCTCACACGGCTGGGCAATGTGACGAGGCCGCAAAATACCTGTGATGTGTCGCCAGCACAACCCATCGAATTCGATCTGAAACCCGCAGGATTTGCATTTGGACTTTGTCCCCGCGTCGGGTTTGCGCTGCTCTGCACGGGATGCAGACGGAACCGGCGGCAGATAGACATCCAGAATCATCCCGCTCTGAATTTCCAGCGTTTCGCCACGACGTAACTCCTGACGGCTATCGCTCGTGTCCGACCGATATTTCACAGCGTAGGCGTCGAACGGAGCGCGGCGCTCGGTTGCGTGCGTGACCGCGACGAGCTCCTCGAACGTGAACTCGCGACAGGCCAGCCTATAAGGTCTGGCGTTGATAACGACCGTACCCACGACAACAGGCGACACAGGTGGAGTCGGTTCCTGTTCGAGTTCGTTCTCCAATTCATCAAAGGGGCGCGTGACGATAATGCGCTTGGCATCCAGACCACCAAAGACACGGGCACCGCACGCCTGATCGGTGCATTCGTAGAGATGCAGGACGGAGCCGTCTTCGATGGTGATTGTCTGGCGGAGATGCTTCATTGGCGACGAGAAACGGCCAACACAGTTGGTGTGCCAGACATCACGCCAGAAATTCTCGGGGCTGATTTGAACTTTTTCACTCATAAATTTCCTCTAAAGGGATATTGGTTGCCCCCGCTTGGCGCAACTGTGTGTACAAGTCGTTTTTAAACTTGTGGGTCATGCGTTGGTCGTCATAGCATCGGCTATCCGATTCTTGGGGACAGGTGAAGAAGACGCGATAGCCATACGTGCGCGGGCGCACGCGGATAGTGCCTGCCCCCGCGTTTTTGAATGCGCGCTTAATCTTTTGCCGTGATGCTCCAATGACTTTATGTGAAAACATTATGCTGCCATTTTGGCTCTCTTCGGCTTGCCATTGCTTTCCGTCTCGACTTGAGGACTATCGAGTACGGCGAGTTCGAGATACGCGAAGGATTCTGTCGCCGCGTTTCCTGTCTCGCTGCCCACACGATTAGAGGGCGCCGAGAGTGCTTCCTCCATTTCGACCGCGCGCAGAATTTCACGAAACCGTGGATTAGCAATAAGGGTGCGGATTGCCTTTTCCTCGGCCCCTCTCATCTCCAGACTGAAAGCGATTCTTTGCGCGTCACATGCAAGGCAGCCTCGGTCCTGGCACCACTTGCAAAACATCATGACTCCTCCGGCTTCGCGGGTTGGAGATCGGAACGAATCACCGCTTGCAGGCTGATTGCACCGCCGCCGATAGTACAGCTTTTCCGGCCTCTGCGCTGAGCCTTACGGGCATGGTGAGCCAGATAATCGACCTTGGAGTGATTGAACTTGACGACGAGAGTGAGTTTCGTCCCGTCCTCGCACGTCCAGTTGCTGGTGTGAATGACTTCGCCCTTATTCTTCGCCATCGTTATCATCCCCTGTGTTCAGCACAATGTCGTCCTCGCGCAGATGAAATTCATCGTGCAACTGGGACAGAATTGAGCACGAAGCGAGATAGTTGCGCGAGTGTTTCAAGCTAAGCAAGCGCTCCTCTTCGGCATCCAGCGCGGCGACCGCCTCGCGCACGCGAACGAGGGACGGTGATTTATCGATATCGACTTTGCGCATCGTGGCTTCATCGAGAATCCCCTGCAACTCCTCGCGCTTCGTGCGCACTGCGGCCAGCTTGGTATCTTCCTCGGAGGGTTCCATGATCGGCACATAGAGACTCTGCAGCAGAGCGCCTTTCTTTGCGTCTGCATTGGTTGGCGCGCCAAAAAAGTCAATCAGCGCCGCGCCGCCGTGTGGGTCGTTATGCGTGGCCGTGCGGCTTTCAACAAACTTTCGAGCGCTGCGCTCAATGATTGCGCGCGCGATACCGATATCCATATACCCGGCTTCAGGCCATGTGCCATACGGTTCTGCGATGTGGAAACCGTCCTCGCCCGGACCGTTCATCACCGGATCGCCGTCCTTATCCGCGACAGAAAAACTCCAAGACGCCCCACGCGCGCGAAAATAGAACGGGAACCCGTCCACCGTTCCTTCTCCCTGCACCGGGCACATTCCGCCCAGTGTTTCAATTACTAGCTGCATTGTTCTTCCTCGCGCGTGGGCGTGGTTCGTTCCGACTTCAAAGTGAGGCGACGGCGTCCGCGTTCGTAATCGCGGAACTCGTCGTGGATGAACGCGCCCGAGTCACTGCGGAGAGTGACTTCGTAGCTACCCTGTGACGGCACCGGAGAGAACTCGGTTTCCAACTCATTGAGCATCTTCACGAATTTGCGCTGCCACTCCTCGGGCATCGACTGCAAAACGCTGCGCGGCAGGACGAGATAGGAGCAATACGAAAGCTCGAAGAAATCGTGAATGAGATCCTCGCTGGTGAATTCACTTTCTTCGATTTCCAGAGAGACAACCGACAGGTTGTGATTGAACTGCATTTCGTCGCGATACTTCTGCGCCGCTTCGAGCGAGAGGAATGCGGGAGGGAAGGGGCCGCCGCCCCACGAACCCAGTCCGCAGATTCGGGTTTCGCTTCCAGATTCCCCATGACCGGATGTCGTGCTTTGCGTCTTGCCGATGGTATAAATTTTCATGATGTGGGCTCCGTAAAATAGATTTCGCCATCCTCGAAAGGACTGGGCCGTCCCATCTCCAAGAGGGGGCCGAAATAAAACATGATCGACCAAAGGTACTCTCTGTAATATCCGTTTTTATCTGTGTGACGGCTTAAATACTCATCGAATGGAATATGACGCGACCGCATTCGACCCCGAAGGTATTCGATGGCTTCGGGCGTGAGCCTGACCCACGCTGGTTTATTGATATTCATTTCCAATTTATGCGACGCACGTTCCTAGAACCAAGTCCATAAGATGGGCTTCGCCTTTTGGCGATATGGCATAGCAAGGGGACATAAAGTATTTGGTGCGCTCATCCTGCACCTGGCAGATCAGTTCATTGGTGAAGAGCCAGATAAGAACTTCAAACTCTAAAGTGGGAGTGCCGGTAAAGCCGGGGTTCCAGCGCCACAGCCTTGCGTACTCGGGAGGCCAATAAGCTGTCCACTGGGCTTCCAGCCGATCTTCGTCCGTGATGATGACAATATCAGGATAAGCGTACAGCCAGCGCAAAACCTTCTCTTTGTCTGTCATCCCCTATTTCTCCTCAATCCATGCTGCCAGCAACGTTTGCACGAGCAAATAATCGGGGTGATATTCAAAACGCGTCGGTTCCTCCTTGATATGGAACACACGCGCGCCTTTTTTATCACGGGCTGCACGCTCACACACTCGCATAGCGCGTTCAATAAGTACGGGAAGGACCTTCTCGTATCCATGTCGCTCGACCGTACTCCACCGCAGCCTCTTCGGGTAACCGAAGACGTGCATCACCCAGCGATGCCGAATGAGTTCTGGGTCGTTGCATTCGTCCGGCTCACCGAATCCAAATCCATCCGCAGGCTGCACAATCTCCGTCGTAAAATGAACGTGAGTGAGTGGCGCGGGCCTCTGATACTTATCCACGCAGAGCTTGCGGACGGCGCAGGCTTTATTCTCCATTTGGTTTCCCTGTCGCGTCGGGCTTGTCCGTCTGGTCGTCGGTGGTGTGCCGCATACTCACACACGCACCGATCAGCATGGCAAAACCGCCAAACCACGGATGACCGTTGACGATAAGATACGCTCCCACCGCGAGTCCACCAACGACCGTAAATGCTCCTGCAAAAAACATCATGAATGACTCCTAATAATTTACCGACATGTGCTGATTGACTTTGCGCTTGATGCCTGAGCGGGCCTTTTTTCGTCGCGCGAGATCTGAATGAAGCCGCTTCGTGTTGTGTCGTTGAATTTGTGGAAACGTCCACTTCGGCCCCTCGGGATTCAACGCACGCACCTGCCGGACAATCGCGCGACGCAGGGCCTCGCGCCGGCGGCGTTCTTCCGGGTTGATGTTATAGGTGATCACTCCCGGCCATTTCTCTGTATTGTAGAGGTCGCCAATCAGATCGCTCTGGGCGCGCGTAAAGCGATGGTTCACCATCCCGCACAAATGCAGGCGAGTCTTGCCCACACGCACGCCACCGATGCCGTGATAGCGCACCACAGCTTCGATTCTCCGCATATCCCAGCCGGTCGCCGCCACCAGATTTTCCGACGTGAGCGTTTGCCAGTGGGCTTTCAAGAACGCGATCATCAACGGTGTGGCGCAGCGGATACGGTCCCCCAGCGGCCCCCAGCGATTCCAGTAAATGCGCAGGGCCTTGGGTTGTGCTTGGCGAGGGTCGGCCATCGGGCAGTTGACCCAGCAAATGGGACGAATCGGGTTCTTTCCCTCCCACTCCAAGCGCTCGCAGAAAATCAACGGCGCACTATTGCCGGGCCGAAATTCCGTCTCAAGGGACACCTGCGCGTGGCGGCAGCGCAGACAGCCGATACTCTCCCCCGCCGCCGCAGGCGGGAAAAGTCCCGGTGCTTCGGCTTCGAGACGGCGCACCGCTTCACCGGGCGGAAGTTTCTTCAATCGCTTGGCATAACATTCCCGGTTCTTTTTCAAGTGACACGGGCGGCAATACGAATGAAGTTTGCCGTTGCGCTTGACTTCAAAGGCCCCGACGGGCTGCGGGCCACAGACGAAGCAGCGCTTCATTTCACTTTGCTCCAGCATGAAACTCCTAGGAAATATCTTCGAGGATCTGTGCGACTTCCTCATCGGTTTCATCACCGGGCCACTGGCCGATGATCGACGCAAAACCGTTCTTCGATTTCGGCTCGGGGAGAAGCGACTCAATGCGTGTCAGGCCGCACGTTCCGCAGGTGGCATCGCTCTTGTCTTCGGCCCACTCGACCGTACCTTTGCACCCGCGCGGACAGGTCCAGAAGTGGAAAGAGAAGTCGCCCATCAAATCCAGCAAATCTGGCTGTTCAGATTCGAGTTGCCTGCACTCGGCACGGGCACGGTCGAACGGTCTGCCGCAGAGGTCGATGTGTTGATTCGGTTCCCCCTCGCGCTCGACCTTGATCACACGCACACCCAGCCGCCGCGCCGTTTCAATCAGGCGTTCCTTGTTCTGGTCGAGGAGGTGACCAATTTCAGGGTATCGGCGAAACAGCTTGTGGCCGTTCTCGCTCAGGGTGTGGACGTGCAGCGCCTGACCGCCCGCGAGCGAGTGTTCACGGGCGGCGCGGATTTCACGCATGGGGAATTCTTTCATAAGTGTTGAGCACGGTTGTTTTATCGGGGCCGCGTGCTATTCCCGACAGGGCATGGAAGCCAGTTGTTGGTCGGCGATTTCTTGAATTGCTTTTTGATTCAACGGTTTTGGCATTGGGCATCACCTCCTTGGCGTGCACGAGGCGGTTCCGCCATTAAAGGTCGATGTAATTCTGTAGCGCACCACATCTTGGGCAATAGCCATGCGTGATAATGGGTGGCCCTTCTTGCATGGGAATCTTGGCGTACTGCCAGTCGTGCCGCCAAAAAAAGCAGCGCAGTCGGAGAAAGAAATGTCTCATTGCTTCTAATAATTGGACGGCTTCAGCCAGCGGAACGACCATTGGCCGATCTGTAGACGGCACGTTGAACCGCTGCGCTCCGAATACAGAAGAGTGTGTTTCCGCACATCCTTTCCGTGGATGCCGTAGCCGAAGACACGAAACCAGAACAGCCCCGGCACTTTCTCGCCTTCAAGCGTTCGATGATTCTTGAAACGTGGGCCAATGCTGAACCACCACTCGCCTTTTGCTTTTCCGCGTGCATCTAAAGCTCCACGAAGTTCGTTATCAATTTCCTGTCTCGACTTGATTCGAAATGCCATTGTTTGTCTCCCAGTACGGTCGAATCCGACCGTACTTTTGTCATTTAGTGCGTCTCCATCCATCCGGCGTGCGCTCAAAACGCCGACGTTCATACATTTCTGCTTCACGCTGCTCTGGGGACTGAATCACACCAGAGGGGGAGGCAAGCCAAGGCTCGACCCTTAAATACGCGATTTCAAGGGCGTTCAAATGCGAGACAATTACCACATCGACTGGCACAAGTTGGTTGATACGAACAAAAGAGAGGGCCAGTGTATCTATCGGGTTCAAACGGCGTAATTCGCGGAGTGCTTTTTGTTCCCTCTGCCATGCGTCACATGCACGTTGCGTGGCTTTTCCGCGACGCCGCTTCCATTTCTTACTCTTCATCGTCGTTTCTCCTCTCGTTTTCTATTTCTGCTCAATTGACGAGTAGCCCATTTCGCAGAAATCCATGCCAGTTCGGCGTCAGGATACTGCCGGCTCCAGCCCTGCACGTTTCGCCGTTCTTATCGACCGTGATATTCGGCACCGTGCCGTGGCGGACCCAGCACTTATGAGAGAGATCGCCCTTGCGGGTGCAGTTGCTAGATTCGGCGTCCACATGCCAGTCATGACCATCGGGCAAACGCACCATCAGTGCATGACCATCGGGGCCGCACAGTGCGGGAGTGTCTTCCATCCACGAGGCGTACCACATCGCGCCCGGAGGAGCGTCGCGCAACGAGAGGACTTCGCCAGTGTCCGTGCGACGATACAATCGGTCAGAGAAAAACTGCCACGCATCATCGTCTGTGAACTGATAGCCGCAGGCGCAGTGCGTCGGCCAGCGGGGGTCATCGTGCGGCACCTTTTCTTGCTCGACGGTCCAACTGCCGAATATGGGGTCGATAATAATCGGCTTGACAGCGTAAGGCGTCATGGCGTTGTGGTATCCCGTTCCGTTGTGTGGCCTCGTTACACCGGGATCGCATTTCACTTCGGACGAGTGATAGCGACGCAGCGCGCATTGCGCATCGTTGGTTTCTTCCAGAAAAAAGCATTTGACTGACATAATAAATTCCCCTCTCGCGACCCTGCCTATTGCATCAGCAGGTGCATCGCTTTGACATCTTCACTTTCTTCAACACTTCCCATCGAGAGCGCCTCGGCCATCGCCGAGTCCAGCCCGGCCATCATCTCGCGGTCCTCGGGCGACATCCCCGCCATTGCCGAATCGAGCGCTTCATCCAGCGCGGTTTCATCGACCGCTGCCGCTCCCTTGCCCCACAGGCCGGTGAACCATTTCACGATATTCACGAACACATCGACAAAGTCGTCGTGCGCACCGGGAAAGCCCAGCAACTGCGATAACGCTTCGCGCGAGTACGGTGAATCTAGCAACCGCACGCCACGCGCCTGACAGGTGGACAGAATCAGCGACGCGTTCACAACTTTCTCGTCGATGGGTTTGAACTCCACCAGGTTGATCGGCGGCGCCTTACACCATAAATCCCATTCGTGGTCCTTCCACCCCACCGGCGGACGAACCTTTTCTCCGTTGAGCTTGGCGCGCCGGTCAAGGTCGCGCTGCCCCAGCTTGGCGCGCAGCGTTTGCGTGACCGCCGTACCTGCGCCATCTTCAATCGCGTTCGCGACGAGCACATCACTCAGTGAAAGCCGCCACTTCGCCCACTCCAGACCAATTCGCTTTTCGACGCGCGGCACTTCCATGCGGTCGATACACAGCGGCAGAACATAGATATAGCCATCGGTCGCGCGAAACCCGAGGCCACCCGCCGTGAAGTCGTTGGTGCGCTTCGCCTTGTTGGCGGTGTCCCACACGATAATCGCTTCGGTCACCGACTCCTGTGGCCACTTCCACATCGTGCGCGTCTTCGGTTCCATCAAGACCATTTCGGCCTTGAACATATTGCCCTCTTCCGCAGCCGGTCGCTGCTGATACAGAGCGTTCCAGAAGTACGCACGAATGCGGCGCTCGATCTTGCGCAGCTTCTCCAGCGGATATCGTTCAGGGCACAGCGGTTCGTCGAGAGCGCGCCAGTCGGGTTCGACCGTACACGTTTTGGGGAACTCCATCGGGCGCTCTTCACGAATCGCCGAGAAGTTGACGATGTGCCAATTTTCCGGCTCGTCCTTTTCCTTGGAAAGCACGTAGCCGGCGATATCCTCCTCGTGCCAGCGCGTCTGGGTGATAACAATCGCGCCGCCGGGTTCTTCACGAGTCGAAAACGTCGAGTCGTACCAGTCGTGTTGCTTGAGCCGGATGGTCGGGCTGTTCGCCTGTTCGCTGTTTTTCAGCGGGTCGTCGATCATGCCCAGATGGAAGCCCTTGCCGGTGATGGGGCCTCCCACGCCCGCCGCCCACAAACCGCCGCCCTCGACCGTTTCCCAATGCTTGACCTGAGCCGAGTCTTTTTTGAGTTCGCCGCCCGCCGTCAGAAAGTGCTGTCTCGCGAGTCGGCTGAAGGTGTAAGCCAGGTCCGCCGAATACGAGTTGATACCGACGAACCGGTCGGGATGCCGATACAGATAGTACGCCGGGAACAAGCGCGAAACAGTTTCCGACTTACCATGCCGGGGAGGCATGAAGACCAGAACACGCTTGAGCTCATCATCGGCCACCCGCTGGAGCACGTCCGCCAGAACGATACAGTGCTGATACCACTGATACCGGTGATTGACGAGTGACACGAACTCGCGAAAGGTGAGCACCCGTCCATCGTTCTCGCTATCGGCTGCCCCGAACGCGACGAGCGCCAGCGCGGCAGCTTCTTCCTGCAATTCCGGAGGAAGTTCGGCAATCCGCAGCGCGATCTCCTCTCGTGACAAGATCTCCCGCGCCCGTGTGACGATGGGACGTTCAGCCACTACATATTCAGCGGTTCGGCTCAAGTGGTGGCCTCATTCGTCGTGCGGCGTGCGCGCGGCGGCTTTTTCTCCTCCTTTGGTACGGGTTTGTTTTGTTTGGTGCGGACGGCTGGTTTCGGCTTGGACGTGGGCGCTGCCGGTGAACTCCCTCGCGAAGTCTTTCGTTTCACCGGTTTTGCGTCAGGTTTCGCGCGTCTTGCGGCGCCAGTGGGTTTCTTCGGTGCGGTGGCGAGCTCGTCCCTGTCGCCTCCTCCCTCGTCCCCCTCCCTCTCATCATGTCCCTTGGCAACGGGCAGGGCAGCGAGCGGCACACCGAGGAAATCCGCCAGAATGCGCCGCGCGTCTTTGGGTTCGGGTGTGTCGTTCTGGACGTGCACCTTATTGGTAAAGGAGCCGCCAACTTCACGCGCGGCCTGCTGCATCACATCCATAATCATCTTGTCGTTCTTGCGACTCTTGGCCCGGTCGAGAACGCCCTGCAACTCGCGCAGTCGGTACGCAACATGAGTGATGCCCAGTGAATCGATGTTCTTCTTGGCGAGTGCTCGTTCGCGATAAAAAAGCGTGCGCAGTTCGGGCCGCAGCTTCGCGCCCTGCACCGTCGTCGGGTCATAGCCCTCGATGGCCTGCAACGACATCTCCACATCCCATTCTTTCTTGATAGCCCCTTGTACCTGTGTCGGCGTCGTGAACCGTGCAAGCTCGGTTACCACGTAAATTTGTTGTTCGTCGTTAAGAATTCGCTTCGGCATAGGTCTGTACCACTCAAGAAAATCAAGAACACTTTGCGGTGTCAGGTTTTATAGGGATTTACTGGAGGGGTAAGGGGTCAAGGGTACAGGGCTGCTCATGCCGGTCAGGGGGACACGCTCGCTCTCCCCCTCTCAATCATCGCTTTAATTTCGTTTCATTCCGGCTATCTCCAACAGTTTGTCGTAGATCTCGAAGAGAAAGAGGGCAATACACACGATGCCGATAACCACTGTAAAGGCGCAGACGATCAATGCAAGGCCAAGCGGCACCTTGTGCTCCTCGTTTCCGGTATTCCAGCGATTCTCCCTCACAGCATCATAGACGGTAAATAGTGCCCAACTGAGAAGACAGACCATCAACACAGATGCTGTGATTTGAATCACTCTCACGGCCACGTGGGCAAGTATCTTCTTTGCGTTTTGTCTTGTAATTGTCTTCATCCGGCTTCTTCCTCTGTGAGCGTCGTGATGGAACGGTCGAGCCACTCTTTGACGCACCAGTACGTGAGCATCGCGTAGCAAATGACAGAGATCAAAGCCGTGATTGTCACAGTTACGATCACGCAGCCAAGTGTCACCACGGCGGCACCAACGATTACGGGGAGCAATCGATATCCGAGTTCGTTGAACGCGCTCTCCCATCCGAACTGCCGGACGAGAAATGCCACGTAGTAAAGAAATCCTATGCTGACGAGCACAGGGACTAGATTGTCGATCACCCAGCGAAACGATTTCAGACATTGAAGTTTCATCACTATTTATCTCCGTTTTCGCTCCATGACCGTGTAGAGGGTTGTGTATCGCCCACGCAGAGCAGGGCTTGGAGTACTGCTTCTCAATACATAGCCTTCTTCAATGCGGTTATTGATAAATCGCTCGGTCATGGAAAAATTCTCCTGCTGCGTTTCTGTAAACGTCACGACTGGCGCTGTGCGCGGCTCATCGACATAAGCGATTTCCTGAGCAACACGAGCCTTCATTTCTTTCTCGACATCAGCGTCAATCTTGGCGACGTAGAACGATGCGCCAAGAGCCAACGCCGCCGCGATAACAGCGCCCCAAAAAAGGTCTTTCATCACCATTCCCCTCGCGACATTTCATGCAGTTCCCGGTTTGAGTTGGCGTGCACCGCCTCCCACTCTTCCCAGTTCACCGTCTTGACCTCGCTGCGCTTCCGTCGTATCTGGACCGCTCCACACCATTGGCACACGCGTTTATCACCCTCGATCTCATAGCGCTGCACGTTGCAGTCAAACGGCATCCATCGCATTTGGTGATTCGTATCGATGGCGCAACGGCCAATCTTCACGTAGCGCTCCCAGAAATCGGGGACTTCCGTGAACGTGCCACTCAGATAACAGAGTTCCTGTAACGCGATGCCCTGGCAGAGCACACGAATCAGGTGCATGCCGATGAAATCACCGTCGTAAAAGTCGCCGATGTAAAGCATGTCCGGCAAGCCCTCGCGTTTTCCCGAGCGCATGTAAACGCGAAGATCGCGATGCTGGTGCTTGTATGCCCAGCGAAACAGATTTGGGCTGAACTTTGTGCCGTTGGTCGGACGAATCGCGTCAAGGAGTTCCTGAGTCATGGTCCCTCACCCTCATTATGTTTTTCAATAGCGCGAAAGAGAAAAAACTCAGTGAGGGGGACTTTCTCCAGCACCTCGGGCTTGTGCGGATAATTGGTGCCATTCTGATATTGAACGCGGATATATTCGGGCACGGAGATTTCAATGACACGCCCAATATCTCCGTATGGTGAATTGGCTGTCACACTCGCTTTCACTCTCACTCGATCACCGATATCGAAAGGGCACGGTGTAAAATTCGCGATGGATTCATCTGGCGCGAGGCCGTGGCGTTCGCGATAGATCGCATAAGCGGCTCTCAACTGCGCGTCGTCGAGCACTTCATCATTCAGGACGGTATCGCAGTACTCGCACGCGCGCAGTTGACCTGTGACCGTGACATTCTCACCCTTGACAGGCAGCGTTTCCTCGCGAGTGACGATTTTCGTTTCATCTTCTTCGAGTAATCCGCATTTCTCGCAAATGTAGGTTTTCGACCGTACTCTCTCGACAGCCTTGCTCCATGTTGCGTTTTCTACGGAGCCATAGAGCATCACCAGACCAAGTAATCCCACAAAGATGGCGATGCACGTCAGCATATAACGAACATCCAGAAACTTTATGGCGCCAAGAATCACCAGTGAGGCGACGAATCCAAAGAAGAGGATGCGCAACGCCCAAAGCGTAAGGAACGCCAGCAGGGATTTGAAGTGAATGCGATAGTTCATGATGGTTTATGCCTGCGCGCTCTTCTCCCTCTCGCGAACCTCCACCTCAAGGCCCAGCCGGTTGAGATGCGTCAGGAGTGTTTCAATCGAAGAATTAACGAATTTGCGGCGAAGCTGCACCAGTTGCGAGCGCGAACGGTTGATTTGCAACAGTTGTGCTGCTTCAACTTCGGTGAGGCCGCGCTCTTTTATGGCTGTGGAGATTGCCAGAATAAAATGTGCCTTCAAGCGGCACGTCTCTGGATTCTTGAGGCCCATATCGGCGAAGACGTTCCCACTCCCGCTCTCGAACGTAATGGGAGACGATTCGACACACGCCTCGAAGGTGTCTATGTTTTTGGGTAACGAAACTTGTGTGTCCATGATGTTTTATGCCCGCTCGGGCCAGTGCCATGTTCCCGGTAATTTCGCGGCGCAATACGGAACATTCCGCAGACGGGCCATCAACTGATTTTCGGCAGTGTCGCCCTCATCGAAGAAGATAGTGAGAGTTACGCAGCCTTTTTCATCTCCAGTCTCCTGATTGACCGCGGCAACCAGTGCACTGCGGTGCACACCGTCCAATCTTATGTGGGACATAAAATGAGGTCTTTCAATGTCAAACGCGCCAAGAACATAGTGTACCACCCGTCCTATCGAGACACCCTGAGGCGACGGTGGAAGGCAGTTGACTGCGGGCGACTCGACTGGCGGCAGAGACATCGGTGCGGCCATCGACTGCTGCACGGCGCCGAAGACAACCTCATCTCTCACCACCCCATCGACAATATTGTCCTCAAGGCAGTGATCGCCCTCGTTCAGCGTGTCGCATCCACGAAACAAGCCAAAGGCCACCAGAGCCATTCGATAGGCTGTTCGCGGTTGAGGGGCGAACGCGTTTTGAAACTCAAAGCCTTCAGGTGTTGGATACCCTAACTCGCAAGAAAAAATTCCTGCAAGTTTGTTGAGATCACTTTGTTGCTTGTCCGTCAGTGTGTCCTGTATTTCTTGTAATTCGTCCTGCATAAAATCTTCACTTCCTCTGTTTTCGCGTTACAATGAACGCACTTTAAAAGGGGTGCTCATTGAAAAAGCTGTTTCGTCAACTCGTACTCGTTGCTCTTCTCATCACGGGGTGTGCCTCTTCCACCTCTCCCGCGCAATCCATTATCGGCACCTGGAGATCATCCGAGATGCCTGAAATGACGATCTCCTTTAAAAAGGGCGGCACGGTTACCACGACCATGACGGGAGTCGAGGGAAGCGCCGAGTTTTCAATGAAAGGAACCTATCGACTGCTCTCCGACAAACGTATGCAAGTAAAATACGCCGCACCTCCTGAGATGGGCGCCTCGGCCCTTCCCTCCGAAGCCACTGATTTCGAAATCAACGACAAGGTAATGGTGATGATCGGCGCGGACGGCACCAGACACCAGTGGGAGCGCATTGAGTAGGGAAGTCATTCAATATCCACGCCCTCCAGCAGACGACAGAAGCGAAAATCGTCTAGCATTTGCAGACACATATCCCATGTCTCAGGCGACATCGCCTTGGCAACACTCTCTCCCAGTGGTGGCCTTCCCCAGAGATTGTAGTCCTGTATTTGTTCTTCCATCTGATAGCTTTCCGGTGAACGCACCACAAGAGTGATAACCGGGTATTCGCCTGTCGTATCGACTTCCCCAAGGGTTATTACGTCAACGGGTAAACCAAAAGGCAAATTCACTCCATCGCTGAGAAGATACGCATTAGCCACGTGTTTACCAGCCGCACCTTCGAGATCGCGCAAAGCGTTCTCTATCTGTTCGGGCGTCCAAGTGCTGGGACAGACAATGGGGTATCGAAATTCTTGCATATTTCTCCTTCAAGCGGCCAGTCGCAGACACGTCCCACAAACAGCATCGACCTGTGCACGCCCGATGGAGGGTTTGCGCCGCGCCGCTTCCACGAACTCGATGGTTTGCCCCGCGCACGCATCGATACCGTAGCGGTCGGGGATCGTCACGAACTCTTCGACATCATGGCGGCGAATGCCGAACTTCGGGTTTCCGTCCTTATCAAAGCGTGGCTCGCCATCGGGCGATATCTCCTGAGCGCAGTGACACAGTTCGTGCTCGCACACCGCACAAAAATTGATATTGTTGCACTCAGCCACATAGGGACCGTAGAACGTCAGCAGAAAGTTGGGCACTGCGCCGAACCATTCTTCGAGCCAGTAATCGTTGCGCCCACGCTTCCACGCGTTGCCCTGCACCTGCGGGATTTCCGCGGTTGCAACCGTGGGCAGCATGCCCTGACGCAGCGGTACGTTGGTCCAGATACAGCCGATAGTCGCTTCCTGCAAATGCTCGTGCTTGGGATTGACGAGTGAAGCATCGCTATTGATGAACGCGGTGCGAAGCCACTCCTCCAGATCGGGCGCGGGAAGAAACAGGTCGCGTGTCTCCAGATTATCGAGGACAGCACGGGGCGGCATGGGCCGCTTGGGAATAACGATTTTACTCATGGGCAGCAGGCGCACGAAACGCGTGCGGGGACCGGGAATTCCTGAATCTGGAGATTCTCGGGCCACTCGGTTGGGTCTTCGCCCTTGGGATGTTGCAGCCCCATCTCTTTAGCCAGCACAGTTCCCATCTGCTTGACGAACACGGGAACGCCGGCACGACGGCACTGGTCAATGCCGCTGCGCAGCCACTCGATGTCCATCTTGCGCACGGTGTTGACGCCGCCGGACTCACCTCCAAAAATCACCCAGTGGAAGCTGCGGCGGTCAGGCGCAAGGGGAGGGCCGGGCGTGCGGTTCGCCCACACACGCGTGACATAGCACTCACACTCGTTGCAGCCCATGTCCTTGTCGTTGTTGACGAGATGAGCACCTCGGAAACCCATGCAGTTGCAGCAATACCAGAGCGGCGGGTCCATCGGCCCAATCATCGGTTCGCAGCTCAGGAATCGAATCGCTGCGGGAACCTTCGCGAGCTCGTAGGCGCGAGCCATGGACTCATTGCGCCCCACGCTCGTACCGAGCCACACATTTGCGTAGCCATCACCCCAATCATCAGGCAGCATCACGAGGACGTTCTGAGGCCGTTTCGTGAGAAGCAGCCAGTCGAGATGTGGCGTGGCGCGAATCAATTCCCAGAGTTTTGGGCGTTCGGCATTGTTGGTCATGTGATCTTCGAAGACATCGGCCATCGAGGAACAAAAGACACGGTGCCGCTCTCCCACCTTGCGCGCCGCCTCATTCCAAGCGAGAGGGTCACGCCAGTAGTTCTCGCTCATCACCCGGCGTGGTGCCTGAATGCCCCAGACATTATGTCCGTAGCGTTTTGACAGCGACTCCGCGTAGCAAAAGCGGCACTCTTCATCGACTTTGGTGCAGCCCCAGAGAAAATTCCACGTGTGGTGGGTCCATCCGATTTTTGAGTTTTTGCCCATCTTTCCATCCTTATTTATAAATGCCCTGGTAATTCACTCGCAAAGAGTTGCGCCATCGGGCAAGAGGTGAGTCACATGACCGCGTTCACAGGTGATACGCAGTCCACGCCCGCTAAACCAGACACGCCGCGGTTGTCCTTCGACCGTACCCCGGTTGACGTGATAAAAGCCCACGCTGCCGTACCGTGTGAACAGGTAGATAGGACGGTCGAACCTCTCGCGGCACAACGCACAGCACTCTTTGACCGGCTGGACATCGGCTACGCCCCATTCGAGTAAGCGGTCGCGCGGCGGAAGAGGCAGAGCGACGGGCTGCGCTTTGACCACCGACAAGACGATGTCGTTGGGGTGCTCCGCGTAATACAAAAGGGCAGCGTAGATCTGCGGCACGCTCAGGTGCTCGTAATGTTCGCGAATCTTTTCGGGGCGCAGTCCGGCACGGTAGCGCTCGACGATGGCGCTGACGGGTGTACGTGTGCCCTGAATAATAGGCGCGCCGCCTTTGACGAGCTCGTTGCGCACGATATGGGGCAGTCCGGTCGGTTTTTCGAATGAAAGTTCGCGGGCATCGAGCGCTCGCTCGACATAAGGACGCTTGGGCGTTGTTTGCATTGTTGTCGGTAAATATAAGAAATCCTTATGGTGGGGTTTGAGGGAAGAGAGCCACAATTAGCGCGGCTGGAGAAGAAAAGCGGCGAGCAGGGCCAGAGCCTGAAAGAAGGAACGTTCAAATGCCACCTTCCACTCCAGGTGTCCTGTGAACTGATAGAAATAGTTGGCCGCAGTGAGTGCCAGTGTGAGGTAAAGATAGCTCATGGGAATTCAAGCCCGCTGCAGTTTAGTGGCATGTAGCCAAAACCTTCGGTAAAGGCACCTATTCTCTGGAGAAGGTCCCGTCCCTCGGGAGTGTCGGCACTGATGGCGGCTCTGTAGCGCAACACTCCCGCTTCGACCCACATCTTGTTAATCATTCCGACAACCACGCCATTAACCTTGACTGGTTTATCAATATAAGGAGCAATGATTTCTTCCTGACACCGACCGCTGATTTGCACTGGTGTTGGAAAGACGCCTTCGACTTGAATTCCCGTTCTCTCCGGTGCTGGTAAGTGTGACTGCATCACGAGATGGGAAACGAGCAGGGATTCCAGCCCGCTCCGGATGCGCGAAACAGCGCCATCGGGGTCAGGGTCGATTGGTTCTTCGTGAGGCTGGCGCACGTGGGTGTTCCAGTGCTCGGTGTCCGCCAGAAGCTCCTTAATCTCTTCGAGTTGCCGCCGTGCGTTTGCGACGATTTGTTTGCGTGTCAGCGGCGTGGTTTCCTTGTCCTCGCCAATAGGATATTTCATCTTTTCATAGGCTTCGACGACTTCCGCGAGGCTGCTCAGACGTTGCGCGAGATCGGAGCCCGGTATGGGGTTGAGGCCCATCAAGATCTCGATTTCCGCAAGTGCCTCCGTGTGTTCCTCTGCCGTGGTGATTGGTGTCACCGGAATCACCCGTCGAATCTCCACGTGTTGTGCTTGAATCTGCGTGAGGATGCCGCTTGGTATCCATTCCCCCTCTATCTGGGGGCCAGAGTCGAAATCTTTTACTGCTTGCATGGAGATGCCCCTGAAATGCTTTAACGCTTCTTGACTGGCCTCCTCACTCAATGGCCCAGAGTCCGTCACGCGGCGCTTGATGGATTTCGTGGCCTCATCGATGTCGAAGTCCTTGGCGAAGCCCTCTTCGGTGTACGCTTTGGGATTCACACGGCTGTGAAAGAGCCAGACGGTTTTGCGGCAGCATTCCGCCGTGAGTTTTTCCCAACGTGGCAAGGGTAAATCCGCGACTGGATTCGACATGGACGCGTTGCAGTACGGGCAATCGCCGATAATCATAAGACGGCCTCCCGCTCAAGGTCCTCTTTCTCCACACGCAATAGATAATCCGCGTGGGGAATAGCGACCATCGCTTCACCGTCAAGATCGGGGGTTATCTCCAGATGAAGAAATAGATTGCACTGGGAACAACTGCCGCAGCCTCCATTGATACCCATCTGCATCATAAACGACTGGGCTGCAACGGCTTCGTGCCCGCAGCCAGGGCAGGTGAACTCGTAAACGCGTCGGCCATCAGGAGCGTAAAGAAGGCCATCTTCTTTCTTCTCGGCTTTAAAGCTCATATCAATCCTTTGGAGAAAAGCACCCACTCTCTGCAGCGCTTCTCCAGCTTGTTCGAGAAGGCGATGAACCCGTTCCATGCCCTCATTAAAATCCGTTCGCATCGCGTGAATGTTCGATGTCATGACAAGACGCTCCTTGCGAAAAGATTCAAGTGCCACTGCCAAGAGCAAGGCGCTGAGCCTCTATGTATTGCTGGGTAAATTCGCGAGCCCCGCTGGAAAGTACGGTCGAATCATCAGTCAATTTCGCTTTAAAAACGGAAAGCAGCTTCTCACCCTTGAGGTTCTCTCCGCGCATCGCGGCGTTGGTTTCAATCAAACGTTTGAGATCGGCATACTGGGCCGCCAGAATAACTCCGACGATTACCTGTGTCATTTGAACCGCCGTCAACGTATCTCCCACGCGCATCCAGCGCTCCTCGTTCGGGTCTGCCATCTCCAGATGGGCCTTGTTGGTTCGGGAGCGCGACGAGCGAGGTAGATCCACAATACGCCACTCCACGCCCGTGCGGCGGCGAAGTTCAGCGCACGGATCGTTATCCGCGCCAAAAATATCCTGATGCTGTTTGTGTGACATGGGAAGGTTACTGATCCGCGAACGGGTCGGAATCGTCGAAGTCGTCCTCGGGATAGGCGGGCTCGACTGCCGGACGACGGGCTGCGCTTCCCGTGGCGGGACTGGCACCAGGATTCGCGCTCTTGGCTGCACCTTGTGGGGCTGAGCCAGAAGCGGCACCGGCGTTGTCAAGGTCCCGCGCAGAATCAAGCGTTTGCACGCTGTCCGCAATCACATTGGTGTAGCGGCGCTTCTGCCCGTCCTGTCCGGTTGCTTCGTTGAACTCGATGCTGCCTTCGACTAAAACCATGCGACCCTTAGTCACATAGTTCGAGACGAATTCAGCGGTCTGACGAAACGCGGAGCAGTCGAAGAAATCGGTGACGCGCTCGCCCTGTTGATTCTTGAACCGGCGATCAACTGCAACGGCGAATTTGACAACAGCGAGCCCACCGGCGGTGTAGCGCAGTTCGGGGTCTTTAGTCAGGCGCCCGACGATAATGATCTTGTTATACGATGCCATGGTCCCTCACTTCGTCCTTTGCTTCATTGAGCGTTACTGCTTCATAGCGCTCTTGAAAAGCGTAGTCAGAGCATGAAAATATCAGCGCCGTAGGAACGCAGTGCCGAATGACCCAGTGATGTGGACCGTCGGCGGGATTCTCGTACATGCTGTTTAGGAGCGTATCGACGGTGACTTTGTCGTCAGTAATTTTGATCTCACCTTGATCGATTGCTGTTTTGACAAAATCGGGGAGATCCCCCCACTCGCCGGTGCGAGCCGCTTCCAAAATTTCGGGAAACGAGACGGCGAGAAGATAGACCTGTTTTGGTTTTGGTTGATAGAGATGGTTTGACATTTGTCTTCTCCACTGGTGAGGCAGGAATCGAACCTGCGTGCTCGGGTTTGGAGTCCGGTGCTTTACCACTAAGCTACCCACCAAAAAAGTACGGTCATTTCGACCGTACTTTACGAACGGTCATCACTCGCTAAGCGAGCCCGCAGGCTGTCCCGTTTTATTGGCGATGTAACAGACCAATTCACCAACGGTCGAAATGCTTTCCGCGTCTTCGTCGGGAATTTCGATTTCGAATTCCTCCTCGGCGCGCATCACCAGTTCCACGACATCCAGCGAGTCGGCGCCAAGGTCTTCCACCAGACGCGCGGCGGGCACAACAGCACCGCTATCGACTCTCAGTTCTTCTGCCAAGATTTCCTTGACCTTGTCTGCAACAGCCATCAGTTCTCCTTGTCCTGCGAAATGTTTGTCCGACTATAAAGAATCGTGCGGGCCGGAATTACACCGACTCATCAGGAGTTTGCTAGACCATGGTTCCCTTTCTACTGAGTGGGTGGCGGGGACTCCCTTATGCCTTTCCCCCTGCTGCTCTAGGCGTGTCACTGTCCACGCTGCCGCACGAATTGTCTTCTTTCTTGACGCTGACTACACATCAACTCCCATCATGTCTTTCCATCCTGTGCGGAAATCAACCACGATGGCGCGACCGTTAAAGCCGATGTTCCACAACTTACCAGACGAGTATCGGCTTACTGTCAGGCGACGCTTCCAGCCACGAGAAGCGGGAAACTCTTTTTTGTAATTGACATATCGAATTTTCACATCGCTCCTACTATTCGGACGCGTTTATTCTACCCGATTTTCAACCTGACATAATTAGTGTTATGTCAGGTTGACACATCCGAGAGTGCTTTTTCTTCAAAAACGACCCTGTTTTCGAGTTTTTGCAGACATTTCTCCAAATCTGCATACCAGTGCACCCATTCATCTAATAATTGGCGCGCTGCAGGGTGAGGCAATGCGAGGGTGAGATCGGAAGGCCAGACACGCTGCAATCCATCGCGGGCCACAGCACCAAAGGCAATCACGAAGTCCGGCTCGTTGTAGCCGATCACTTCGGCCATGTGCACCAGGTCTGCGGGGAACTTGCTGCTGGCTTTGTCACCAACCAGAGGTGAAGCATTTTCAAAGATAATCTCGTGGATTGGTTCTCCCTGATTCAATTTGTTTTTATGCTCCTTGAATGCCGCTTGAATACGACGCGCGGTGAAAGATCGTCCATACAGAATGTAGTTTGTGATGATGCGTTTGCGGACTTCGAGGTACATCTCGACACCCGCGCGCGCGCGCAGTTGAGCCCACTCCCGATTTTCCTTCTCGGCATTCGTATCCCACTGGTTTTGGAGGAAGCAGAGAATTTTCACAGGACAGCCTCCTCGTACTTTCGGAGGATGCCAACCTTCAGGAAGTACTCAAAATACGCGCGCGACTGGATCTCGTAAATCCAACTTTCGCGTTGCTCGCTCCACTGGCAAAAGACGACGTGATGAACATCAACAATATCGCGAACCATGACCACGCGGTTATTCGGATTCACATCGGAGTAAAAGAAATGGAGCAGAATTCCCGGCGACAGCAAACGGCCACACGCATCGGTGTATTGCGTAATCTCCGGCATTGTTTTAGTTTGCTGGTCCCAGAGAGCAACGAGATCATGTGTTGTCTTCATCAGAATAATGATGCCTGCGTTGAATTCTTGCGGTAGGCTGCGCCCATCGTCGGAGACTTCTTTGCCAGATAAGCACGACCCTCTTCCAGAGGCAACAGACAGCGGCCATAGGTCGAAAGAGAAATCGGTTTCTCCTTATCCAGCGGTCCTTCGATGTGAAAAGGCGGCAGCGCTGTCAGCATGACATCGAGAATCTGTCTGATGATGGAATCTGGGTCATTATCGGCCATTTCCAATGGCTCAATGTGAAGGCGTGAAGCCACGGCTGGAACCAGTCGATTGCCATAGGTTTCGCGCTCCACCGGAACATCGAGCCACGAATGCTTGATGCGTTGATAGCTCCTGCCAACGATCATACCTTCCGCAAACATGTACTTCGAAATAAGCTGATAATCGACCGGTGCCAGACGGTAGGCATCGACGATCATCACATCATCGTGCATGTTAAAAGGGCTCGACAGGTCGCAGAACTGAATCAGTTCCTCGACTTGTACGTCCAAAAGATAGCGGTCTTCAAACATACGGGTTTGCCTCAAGGCTGGTATTGTCGCACCTCAGACGGCACGGGCAGGTGCCTTGGTTCCCGGTTTGGACAGGGATAGCCAAAGATTTATGCGCGTTGTCGTTTTTGGCTTGTCCTCTCCCTTGGTTTTTTACTGGCTGATGCTTTCGTTTGGCGCTTTACAACTTTCGCCGTTGGCTTGGCAGATCTGGTTCGTTGCTTCTTGGTCAGAGAAATTGCTCCGTAGGAGAGCATCGCTTCACTGAGTTGAGTGGGAATGTATCCCCCGTTGTAGATTTCTCGAATGACTGTTGTATCTTCGACCGAAACTCGCAGTCCTTGTTCTTTGACTCTTTTGCAAATCTTGTCCACGCGGTCGTTCCACGAATCATTCATCAACGCATCGAAGTCTGCTGGTGTCGCGTGCTGGTGCATGGCTGCAAGAACCCGCAGCAGGTTTTTGAGGGTTCCCGGCTGGCAGCGGCGCAGGACGCAGCGTGCAACACGCGGGTGCTCGTCAATATGAAAATCAAGCAGGCAGTGAGCGCGGTAGTAGGTGGCATAGGGCACAACGCGGAAGAAGACCCAGCGGCGTCCGTCGGTTGCAATACCGTACTCCTGCTTTGGTTCGCAAAGCAGGTAATCCGCAGCCTGGCTGATGGCGCGGATACGTTGAATCGTGCGCTTGAATTCATCGGGACGTTTAATCTCGACCACGACCGAAGTCTTGGCGTCCAGTTGAAGTACGATGTCGCTTTTACCGGGATAACCGATATTGGTCACCTGACGACGGGCTGCGTCCTTGCTGTACCCCAGTGCGTGATGAAACAGACGCTGAATGTCCTGTTCGATCTGAGATTCGGTTTGATCTTCGCCCCCGGCGAGTAAGTTAAGCGCTCTTTGAAATTCAACGGCCTGAAATCCGTGGTTCATTCCCCCATGATAACACGGAAAAACTCTCTTCTGAGCCTTGTTTTGCTGCCGTATTGCTAATCGCCGAAAACATCATCATTCTCAGCGGTTTCAGCCATCGTCGATTCTGGCTCTTCAAACTGAAGTCCGACACCGATGAAGTTGGCCGGATTGTTCTTGTAATCCTCGATCAGGTGCACGTAGCGCATTGTCATGCTGATTTGCTCGTGGCCCAGACTGCGCTGCACCAGTTCGAGCTTGGCGCCGTTGCGGATGGCTTCGGTCGCGTGGGTGTGGCGAAACACATGGCAGGATGCTCCCTCGCGCTTGAGGCCGGTGAGACGCAAATACTTGTCCGAGATCTCATTCATGGCCTGACGGCTTAAACCTTGTCCTCGCGCGTTGTTGCCGTGGGCTACAAAGAGTGCACCGTGGTGCACGTATCCAGTCTGGAGCTTGGCGTCAATATATTCCTGCAGTGCCCGAACGGTGTCCGCCCGTAGATGAATAGTGCGGCGCTTGTGTCCCTTACCCATGAGAACGACCGTGGGATGTTCGTCGTCCAGCCGCAGGTGCTCATGCTCCATGCGATGAATTTCGACGCGGCGCAGTCCATGAATTGCCATCAGTCCGATGATCGCGCGGTCGCGTTTGCCAGCGAGCGTGTCGCGCGGTATGCTGTCGAGCACGCGCCCGAGGGAGCCTTCGGTCAGCGTCTTGATCTTTTCCTCGGGCGGCGTCAAATCCTTGCCGCCCTTCACCCCTGCTGCTGGATTCACCGCGAGAATGTTGTATTTGACCGCCGCATCATAAAAGCGCCGGATGATCGACAACTTTTGCTTGCGAGTCGCCACAGTAAGCCCACGCGATCGCATTTCAAAACGATACAACTCGACATCCTGACGGCGGGCGTCGGATGGTTCCAGCCCACGCTGGCGGCACCAATACACCCACTGTCCAACGGCTTGATAGTAGGAATTGATGGTGTCCTGTGTCGCGTCTCCCTCGGCCACATCCAATTGCATGAACTCGGCGAAAGCCTCGCGGAGCGCGATATCGGCGTCGCTGTCATGCGCCGGAAGACCTTGAACCGGAAGTGGCACATCGGGAACCACGGGCAACGCGGGATTCGAGGCGAGGCTTGCGGCGTCGATTCTCTGGGAGCGGGATACAGAAGTGTGGGGATTTGTGGGGCGCATGACTGTCCTTGCTAAGTGCGGTTGAATGAATCGTCGATTTCGTTCACGGCTCGATTTAAAAATGATGAGCCAGGCGCGTTAGCGCGTCGGCTCCGGTTGTACTTGTACTTGTACTGTTTTTCGATTTGAACTCAAGTTCTTACAGTTTTCCGTTCAGTTCTTACAGTTTTCCGCCGTGTTCTCGCAGTTTTCCCCCTTGTTCTTACAGTTTTCCGTTCAGGTTTTTGGGGTTTTTCGGGGACGGCCACCTTTGTTCTTCGGTTTTGGTAGCGGGAGTGCTTTCACACGCCCTTCGATATGCGCGCGCATATCTGTGCCCGGAACAAGCAAAACACGTTCATCGAGCCACTGGTTTTGCCAGTTGCGCGGCGGGAGACGTGTTCGCACTTTCTGAGGGTTTTGAAGTGTTTCTCCTGTATCGGCAAGCAGGCCACTTTCGACCAAATGACGGAGCGCACCGTGCCAGTAATTTAGTGCGCGCACAGCCTGAACACTTTCAAGAAGTTCCTCGACAGGCGCGACTTTAGGCGGAAAGTGCGTCAGGAGTTCGCGTCTTGTAGGGCGCAAATCACCAGACAGTGCAGCTTGTGGTTGCCGGCGCCAGAACGACGCAAGTGCAAGACCGATGACGCGCGCCCACGCGCCCGCTGGCTTGCCGCCCGGTATCGCGCCCAAAACCTCGCCCATCGGTAGGTACTGAGCCGTCTGGGGCGAACTTATGAGTTTTGCCAGTTGCGGGGAAACGGCGATCTGCAGTCTCACCGGCACTTCGGCCTCGGGGTACAGCGAGCCTTGCGCGGGCTTCTCAATTTCCATCACGCGCCATGCCGCTGCATGAATTTCCGTGTCAATTTCTTGACCGCTTGATTTGTCCTTGTAACCTCGGGAGCGTTTTCCGATGATTTGCGCCCGCTCACCGAAACGCACGAACTCGTTAATGCGCTTGTGCATCTCGCGACGCTGTGAGGTTGTATGTGCATCCCATCCTATTTTAGAAATCACATCGTCGAAACTAATCCAGCCGGTCGGGGCCATGTTCGGTGCCACACTTCCGACTGGCACCAAAACGGACAGAATGTAAAGTTGCGCGATGAAAGCATCGCTGTCCTGATCGCGCACGAGGCTTTCGAGTTGGTCCAACCCGATACCTGCGGCACGCTCGGCTTCACTTAATTCGAGGCGCACCAGATGAGGCAACGCACCGTTCTCATAAGTGACCGTCCCACCCTGCTCGTTCGACAGGTAGCCATTGAAGGTTTTACCATTGGCTGTCGCCCGCCCCAACGCATCGATTTCCTGCGATGTGTGCAGGTTGTAGTTGTCGGCGTGGACGGGCTCGGTGGAGAGGGAATTGTCTTTCATTATTTGGCACCTGCCCCTTTCTACTCCTCCTCTGAGAGTGCACGCGGTGCGGCGTTGACGACTTCTTCGAGAGCAGCAGCTTGAGCGCGCAGATTCGCAGCGTTGGCAAGAAGCGCTTCACGTGTGCTCTCACCCATTGCCCAGCCCTTGCTGTTGTCCTCGCGCAGATTGTTGACGGTGAGAGCAAGTGTCGAGAGTGCAGTTTGCGTGGCCTGCACATCATCGCGTGGAGTCTCGGTGGTCTTCCCTCCCCCACTCTCATTCGCCGCGCCGTTGCCCAGAATTTTTCCGGTAAGCTGGCGGAACCGATCAGCCGCACTTTTGCCCTTGAGGCCCTTGTTGACCATTTCCTTGGCGAGCTTGCGGCGCTTGATGGGATCGTCGATCTTGGAGAGCAGTCGGGTTTGCTGGCCGGACAGGGCATTGACAATCTCAGGGTCGATGTCTTCCGTGAGGTTGGCAATGCTCATCAAATAGTAAATCTGCCGACGCTGCAAACCACTGAGTACGACCATGTCGTCGATGGTAACTTTGGGCGGCTTGCGCGTCTGGCCGGACCGTTCAATGATATCGACCATCCACGTTGGGACGTTAACGAACTCGCGCTGGACCTGCGCCCATGCGGCAGAAGAAACGATTTTGTTTTTTGGTCCGCCGCCCAGTTGACGCTGCTGCTGTTCGGCAATCTTGAGCCATTTGTCAAGCTGCTCCTGCATCATCTTTTGCAGCTTGTCCAGCCCGACCCCCTTGTCCATCGCCGACACTTCGGGATTGTGGAACGTGGTGATGAGGTTGGCGAACGCCGATTGCAGGTCGTCCATCTTGCGCTCGATCACGGGCAGCAGGACATTGGCCTCGCGCGCGGCCAAAACCGGAATGTCGTCGGTGACAACTTCCCACTCTTCGTCATTCTCGCGCTGCCATTTGATGGGACGCACAATCGAGGGCGTGACAGGGCCGTGCATTTTCATCGTTGCTGCCAGATCTCGAATTGCTTCCCATGTTTCATCGTCGAAGGTTTGCCGGAATCCGACCGTACTCAGACGAACTTTCCACGGGTTGACGTAGCGAACCTCTTCGACGACCGGTCCCATCGCAACCGGCTGTTCCATATCCGCAGGCTGCTCCGGTCCCCGGTAAGGCACGCGCACGAGCTCGGTAGTGCCGGATGCGGTTGTGCCCGACTCATCACCGGTCGCGCGTGAGGCGACAGTGACCGTGGCCGTTATCGACTGAACCGGCTCACTGGTGACCTCATGGGATGTTTCGGTCTGGTTGTTGGGAACAGGGGAAGGGAAAAGCGGGTTCTGCGCACCGGTTTCAGCGGCTTCCTGTTGCAGGCGTGCTTCGAGCGCTTGCTCTAGGCTACGTGACGCGGGGCGGCGGTGCAGCGTTGCACCGTTGGAGTGTTTGGACATGTTGGAGTACCTCTTGTGACAGATTGGCGAAGTCTTGGCGTAACGAGGGGACGCCACCGTCAATGACGGTGCGTCCCCTAAACGCCATTTTTTGGAGGGATTCGCGGGCGGCGATTCGTTGAGCAAATACCTTGCCAGCCCACTCACGCTCTGCTAAGCGAGCCACCGCATGCGCGGACTCGCTTTCTTTCCACATATTAAGGACAACACCTCCCAGCGGACACTTTACGGCATGACGAGCGAGTTGAACCCCGCTTTTGCGGGCACTTTGAAAGGACGGCATTCCGCATAGAATCGGCATGATATAGCAGTCGCTGCGGCGCAGTCCACACCGTGAAATCAGCGCCGGTCCTGCGGGAAGGTCAATCAGGCAAATATCGAACTGGTTGCTGATCGGGTCGAGCACATCGGCGAAGAGCGTGTACTCGCGCTGGCGAAAAGAAAGTTCCTCCTCCAGATTGAACAAGCGTTCATCGGCGAAGATGCAGTGAAGGTTATCGCGCACCGGGACCAGAGCGTCTTCACTGGGAGCCTGCCCGTCGAAGACATCGCGCAGCGTCGGGCGGCGGCTGAGTGAAGTTTGCAAACTTTCAGTGAGCGTGGCCTGCCCGTCGGAATCGACAAGTAGAGTGCGGTATCCCGCAGCGGAAATGGTGGCTCCCAGTTGCGCGGTCAGTGTCGATTTACCGGCGCCACCTTTGATTTGCCACAGAGAAAGTACGGTCATTCAGCATCCTCGTCGTTGGGCTTCCAGACCTTGCGGTACACGCCCTTGACGCGCATTCCGTCGATTCGGTCTTCACTCCACTGCGATAAATCAAAGGTGAGAGTTTCGTACTTGGGATTCGATGGTTTCAAAACGATCTTTCCCTTTTCTTCGTCCAGGTAGAACTTTTTCAGCGTGCACATTTGCTCGCCGTCAGTCTCGTCGGGCCATTCGATATGAACGATGTTCCCGTTATAAAGCTCCATGTCCCGCGAGAACAAGGCGAGATCTCCGTCTTCAATGTTGTGCGTTTTCTTGCCGGGCACCATTTCGGCCAGCATACTGTGCCCGGAAACGATAAGAAAGTAGTCATTGGCGCCGCGCTTGAAACTATCGGGCGGATAGGCAAAGACGCCGTTCAAAGGTTGGATACGCTGGGCACCCCCTGCGGGTATGTAGCCAAGAATCGGGACTCCTCCGGTCGCGGGCATCAGACCACCGGTTTCATACCAGTATTCTAATCCGCGGCGCGCCGGTTCCGAAAGAGTGACATTGCGCCCCGTTTGACTGGCGAGAGCTTTTACCCGCTCTTGGTAATTGCCCAAGGTGGTTTTAGAAACCCGTATTGGGATAGGATGTGTTTTCCGTTCGTCATCACCTTTGAAGTTTGCCATGAGAGCCTTAGCATCTGAAGATGTATGGCGCTTTCCGCACCCACACTTGTTACACAGCAAGTATAGCAGAAGTTGCCACCCTCCTTCTAATTTCTCTCCATATTATTGCCATATACATCCGTTTAAATACCACTTGTCAACAGCACAGCAAGAAAAAAGCAATAACCCCTTGACACCGACCACGCGTTCTGCCTACAATTCTTGAAAACGTATAGCTATTTTAGATGGCAACTTGTGTTATACAGTTCGTGCCCCGCTAGAATGGGAGCATCCAAGGAGTGTTATGGCAGCCGTAGCCCGCAACCAGCCCAAACTTTACGCCAACCTCGGAAAACTCAAAGGCGCTTTTCTTGATGTGATTGAAGCCTGTGAGGGTAAACCGTCGATTAACGATTTCATGTGCGATCTCGCGCGCAACCTTCATCGCGACTGGAAAAGTCGCAACAGCGCCATCATCGCCGTTGAAGACATTACCCTGCTGGCCCCTCACGAGATTGCCCTGCGCCGCAAGCTCCCCGGACTGAGCAACGCGCAGCGCCAGCAACTTGAAGAGGGATTGCTCGATATTCCGATTGCCGATCTGCATCGCGCCGTGCTGGAAATCTCGCAGACCAATGCGGTCAACGCAGTTGCGGTCAACACGCAAAGCAGCCAGGCCGGTTTCGTCGAAGCAGCCTGCGACGCAACCGGCGAAAGCCCTCCCCACTCCCGCTAACCACTGGCGCATGGACACCGGCGGAGTACCGGTGCCTCTTTCCTCAAACCCGTCCTATTTTTTGTTTTGTGAGGCCATTATGATTTCTTCCGCTTCCGTCATTCCGCTGCTTGGTGTAAGTTTTGTTTCTCTCGTAGTCGGTTTGGTATCAGGGCTGCTCTGCCGACGCAGCCACCTCAGCCATATCACCGAAGAAAACGCGCGTCTCGCCGAGGATAATAAAGAGCTTCATGTGCTCAATGGCCGTCTGGCCGTGCGCAACGCCGAACTTGAAGGTCCGGGACGCTCTCTGCCCAAGGTTCGCGCCGGAGTCTCCCTTGACAGTGCCTCCGAGGCTCTGCCCATCGGCCCCTCAATGACGGGACCGGTGCGCCTCGTCACTGGGAACTCTCCCACTGGTCCGTGCACTCCTTGGCCGTCTCCTGCCCACGCCCACGCCCCCGGTGTGAGCACAGGGGAGTGCCGCCGGTCCGAGCGCCGCGATTTTTCCTCGGTCGTGCGTTACCCGGCATCGGTTCGCGATCTGGAGCAACTCTCGCCCCCCTCCAGCCGGTCCTGAAAAGTCTTCGCGGCGTGTCAAAATGCCCGCACGGATACGCCTCGCGTGGCGCAACTGGCGCCCAAAGGATCGATGAACAGTGCCAACACTCCCTGACTCTCTGCAAACTGAAGTACTCAATTCCTGCCTTGCTCCTTCGCCGCGCCGTCGCGCTCGCAAAGGGGCTTCAACCTTCAATCCTCTTAACGACCCGACAGTCGCCTCGTCTATCACCGAGGCGCCCCAGCCTAAGTCAAAGCTCCGCAAAACAGCGCGTCCGAAAATCATGGCCGCCGACCTGTTTTGCGGAGCCGGTGGTTTCAGTTCCGCCCTGCTCCTTGCCTGCAAGTCTCTCGATATCGATGTCGAGCTTCTCGCCGTCAATCACTGGGATATCGCTATCGCGACCCACCAGTTGAATCATCCCGAGATTCGCCACCTTCAGGCAGATCTCGGCGGCATCAACCCGCGCAACACCATTCCCGGCGGGCATCTCGATTTGCTGGTGGCTTCCCCAGAGTGCACTCATCATTCTAGAGCCAGAGGCGGCAAGCCGATGAATGACCAGTCGCGCGCGACCGCTTTCTGTGTCTTGCGCTGGGCCGAAGCAATTGACATCGATAACATCCTGATCGAAAACGTTTCGGAATTCGAACAGTGGGGACCGCTCTACCCCGACGACCATCCCGACCCGAAAAAAGCCGGAAGGCCGATTCCCTCCAAGCGCGGCCAGTTGTTCCAGCACTTCATCAAGGGCCTGCGCATCCTCGGTTACACCGTCCAGTATCAGCGGCTTAATGCCGCGTACTTCGGGGCGGCCACCTCGCGCGAACGGTTGTTTATCCAGGCTGTCAAGAAGCGGCGCAAAATCATCTGGCCGCAGCCGACCCACAGCCCGACGCCCGATCTCTTCGGCAACACCAAAAAGTTTCGTGCGGCACGCGAGTGCATCGATTTCAGCGTACCCAGTCAGAGCATCTTCGGTCGCAAAAAGGATCTGCGGCCCAACACCATGGCGCGAGTCTGGGCCGGAATGAAAAAGCACAACGGGCTCGACTTCGTCCTGGGACAACAGTCGTGCTCCGCCCCGCGCGATCTGGACCAGCCACTGCCGACCATTTCGACTGCCGGTGCCATTTCGCTCGTGCAGCCGTTTCTGGTTGTCCTGCGTCGCAATGCTGACGGGCGTAGTCTCAATGAACCGTTACCAACAATCTGCGCCGGGGGAGGCCATCTCATGCTGGCCGAGCCTTTTCTGCTCCGCTATCAAGGTAATCACGCAAACCGCGACAGTAACGAACGATTAGCGCAGTCGCTGGATAAGCCCATCGGCACACTTGATACATCAAATCGTTATGGACTGGTGCAACCCTTTATCGTTCCCGTGACTCACAGTGGCGGCGAGGGGCGAGTTCACGACCTTGACAAACCGCTGCCAACTGTGACCGGTGCGCATCGCGGCGAGATGGCCCTTGTCGAGCCTTTCATTGTTCCTGTAACTCACTCGAAATCAGGTAACATCACGCACAGCGTTGAGCAACCGCTCAAGACGATCACGACGGCGAAGGGCGGTGAGTTCGCTCTCGTCGAACCATTTTTGGTCAAGTTCAAAAACAACTCGGATTCCTGTTCCCTCGACAAGCCCTTTGACACCTTGACGACCAAGGATGTCTTTGGTCTGGCACAACCGTTCCTGCTCAAGTACTACGGCAACGAAACGGGCGCGACTTCGGTCGATGAGCCGCTGCCGACGTGTACAACCAAAGCTCGCTTCGCTCTTGTCGAACCTCACGTTCTGGACCAGTTCAACCTCGGTCCCGACGAGGAGTTGTACCTATTGGATATCCATCTTCGCATGCTCAAGCCACACGAGCTCGCGAAGGCGATGGGTTTCCCGGACGATTACAAGTTCATCGGGACGCAGGAGCAGAAGGTCAAGCAGATCGGCAACGCCGTCGAGGTCAATGTCGCGCAGGCGCTGATTGCAACCATGCTTCAACCTTATGCACTGCGGTGCACGAAACAGGAGACGCCGCTCAAGGCTGCCGCGTGACGCTGCGTGGGCACTCGCAGTCGGACACGTAGTCGCATGACCCGCCAACCTCACCCTCCCACCGTACTGTCGTTCGCCGTCTGGCGGAAGGAGTCACCATGTTCGTATTTATTTTCCCACCCGAAGCCGCTGAGGCTTCGGGTTTGTTCGCACCCACACCACCCGGTTTCGCGACACCCAGTCGCGCTGCCGCGCGGCCCCCATTCTTTTCAGGCGGTGAACTATGAGTAGCCGGAAAAAACGGCGGTTTGAGCAACACCGTCTTTTCGTAATCAACGATCCGTGTGCGCCGCGCCTCTCACCCGATCTCGCCCTTGAAATGGAGAAGATGGGTATCGGCGGTTTGCATTCGTCGATTCTCTTTTTACAGACCGAATTCTGGATGGCGACCGAAGGCCGCCATCAGGACGGTCAGATGTGGATTAACCGTAGCGTCCGCGATATTCAAGCGGTGCTCAAATTCATGAGCGTGGGCTCAATCCACAAGTGCATTAAGAAGATGGCTGCGGCCAATCTTTTCACGCTGCGCAAGCTCGATGAAGGCGATGACACCGAATGGCTCACCATCAACCTTCAGGAAGCCTCCAAGCTGAAAAGTATTGTGGTTCAGGTCTATGTCCCGCCCGCCGGTTCATCACCGGACCCGGACACGGGGAATACGGATAGTGGAGGCACGAACGCCGGAAGCACGAACGCCGGAGACGCAGAGAACACCGATGGGGCTGCTGTTGGTGTTGCCGCTGAGGGTTCCGCGCCGACGTGTTCACCGAGTGAACAGGACGTTTCAGGCGATATACGTTCACCCAGTGAACAGCCTCTCTGTTCACCTAATGAACACGGTTTTTCACCCAGTGAACAGCCCTGTTCATTAGGTGAACAATATCGTTCACCCAGTGAACAGCCCCATTGTATAGGTACGGGCGCGCGCGTTTTTAAGAGTAGAGAAGGTACGAAGAGTACAGAGAGAGAGTACGCTCCCTCTCCCTCAACACCTCCGGTTTCAACGCCTTCTTCTGCTCCTGTGGTTCCTGTTGAAACAACGGCCTCCGCTCCCACAGCTTCGGTGCCCCATGAGGAAATGTGGGACATGAACGGGGGCGAAGATGATCGTTTTTACACCGAGCACTTTTTTGCTTACTGTGATTTGTGCGGCCTCGACCCCGAGCTTCTCAAACTCGACCGCCGGGAGCGCATCAACATCGCAGGCTATGCGAACGCGCTGAAGGCGAAAGGTTTTACGGCGGACGATTTCCGCACGGCGAAGGACGACTGGGCTCTGCCTGCTCCTCCCTCACCATTGCAGGCCATGAAAGCCGTGCAGACCTCAAAAAACAAAAAGGATGTTACGCATGCACCCCGCGCCTACCGTCGCACCCCGGAGCCAACCCGATTCCCCGAAGGCGTTCACGTCGCCGACCCGCACTTCGTCGGTGCGAATTCCGCCGCCCAGTCCACAAGCAGCACAGGCATTGCGGCGCCAGTTCCCAGTCCTCAAGGAGGAGCCCATCATGGAGCCAGACCCAATAACTTCCGACCAACCGGAGCCACTGCAACCGGAACCGTCAGCGGTTCGCCTGCCTAAACATGACGTAATGGCCCGCCCTCCGGCGATTCCCCTACATACCTGGGGCGAACGTCCCGAAAAGCGCGGCAACGACTGGTACTGCTGCGGTCTGCCGATGAGAAAGAGGAGTTACAAGCCGACGATGCTGGAGTTCAAATGCGCGCGATGTGCCAACGAGTTCTATGCGCGCACCATCACGGACCCACCGGTGGACCCGTTTTCCCATGTGGACCCGAAAGAAACGCTCAGTTCATTTCAATTGACCCGTCTCGAACGGCTCTGGGAGCGGGACGATTTCGGGACGCTTTACACACGCGGCCTGTGGACCTACTGCGATATCTATGAGCAAGTCGCTGCATGGCATCGGGCCGAGAACAAAGGCTTTCTCTTTTCCGGCGACTATGGCGTTGGTAAGACCATGACCTGTGCCCTGATGATGACCTGTCTGGCCGCGCGCAACGAATTCTCGTTCGCATTCTGGCGCATGTCGTCACTGATACCTTTTCTCGACCGCTACGACGGGCGCAACGAGCTCGACCGCACGCGCTACGCGACGCTGCTGTCCGCGCGTTTTCTGTTCCTCGACGACGCCGGCGCCGAGGATGCAGCGGAGTGGAAAGTCGCGAAGTTCTACGACCTGATTGAAACACGGCGCTGCCACGAGCGGCTGCACGTTGTGACTTCCAACCTCAATGCCGAGCAACTTAGCGAGAGGCCCGGCTGGCGGCGCATCGTGGACCGGCTCCAGCACAACGCCATGCCGTGGATCTGTCAGGGTGGCAGCACCAAACGCAACGGCGATGGTGCAGTGCGTGAAACCGCGCGCAGCATTCAGGAGATTCTGCGCGCGCGCGTTGGAGCGGTTCCTCCAGCGGAGCCCGAAGCTGAACGCGCGTTGCCGGTTCCGGTATGGCTCAGTGAGCCAAGCGACCATCGCGTGTCCTCGCGGGGCTTCACAGCGATTACACCGGAGCGCACGGTCCAGAGCGCACCGGCGCGGCCTGTGTCGGGCCGTGAACATCTTGAAAAGCTGCGCCGCGACATTGAGCAGGGAACACGTGTAGGGTCGGTTCCCCTCGATGTCGAAAACGCGATTCTGCACACGCTGGAAACGTCACCTCCCGTCGTCGCGGCGCCCCCTCTCGGGGCATCACCTGTCGCGGCGGCTCACATCGCGGAGTCGAATCTCGATGCACGCTTTGCGGAGGAAGTGGCGGACTTGTCCACAGAGGACATGCCAGCAGAGGACCTGTCTGAGGAGGATTACGATGGCACGGATTGAACGCTGGAGCGCGTTGCCCGCCCGCCACTTGTGGCGGCAGTGGCGCGCTCTGTTTGTTTCGGATGGGGCCGCGATTGCGCATGCTGTCTGGTGCGCGAATCGCCTTGTCAAGGGCTGCTCTCCCGCTGCGAAACATCGTTTTTACGAGATCAAGGAAGAGTGGCTCCAGCGGCATCAGGGCAACCTGGTGCGCGGTCGTATCGCGCGCATCGAGAGCCAGCCCTGTGGACTCTGCGACGGGTATGGCTGTCTGGTTTGCACAGACGGCGTGGGCTCGCAGCGCATTTTGTATCTGCACGAAATCGAGGTGGCCGGGCAACTCTACTCGTTCCATTCCTACAGCGCGCCGTGCCGGGTTGATTCCGAAAGGGCCGAAGACTGCGCGCAGTACGGTCGGGATTTCACGACTGCCGAGGAAGCGGTACTGCCGCTGCCCATCGCCGGTATTCTCAAAGTGCTGGACCACGTTCGAGAGCATGTGTGGACGCCCCAGACGGGACCGCCGGAACGTTCATCACAGCGCCCGGTGGCGTCCTCGTTTGTCTGCCCACCCGTCCCCGAACTGTTTGCCGCTTGAACTTCAACATGCCAGGGAGCACCAATGATAATTCACAAAATCTGGAGATCCGTCTCCAAAGACAAAATGCAAATCCGGCATTACGAGGGATGGTTCCTCTGCGGATTTCTGCCGCTCTACATCCAAACGAAATCTTTCGAACATCGATAGTCGAACATCGCTATTTCCGTTCGCGATCTCGACCGTACTTTTCCTGACCGAACTTTCTTATTTATTTTCAAAAACTCTTATGGGCCTCAAAATCACCTGCGAGCGCGGCTACCTCGCTTCCTGCATCGGCATCACCTCGCGCGGCATATCGAGCCGCAACACCCTGCCGATTCTGTCCAATGTGCTGCTGGAAACCAGCGACGACCGGCTGACCATGACGGCCACCGACCTCGACGCCTCGATTCGCGCGGTTGTTCCCGTCACGGTCCATAAAAACGGCGCGATTGCGATTCCTGCCAAGACGCTTAACGACGTGATTTCGAAGCTGCCCGACGCCCCGGTGACGATTACCGATACCGACGGCAGAGTCACGCTGCGTTCGGGCAAAAGCGACTATTCGATCCTCGCGCTTCAGGCAATCGACTTTCCGGTCACACCCTTCGACATCGAGGGCACGGATATCGTGGTGCCGCAGGGACAGCTCAAGACGATGCTGCGCCAGACGGCCTTTGCCGCGAGCAAGGAGGAAAGCCGCAGCATTCTGATGGGCGCATTGTTCGATTTTCGCGATGGCTGTCTCACCGTCGTTGCAACCGACACGCACCGGCTGGCGTTGTCGCGGCGCAAGTTCGACTCTAAGACACCGCCGGTCAAGATGCCGCCGGTATCGGCCATTATCCCGGCGCGAACGCTCATTGAAATCGAGCGCACACTCAGAGACGACGACGAAGTCGATGTACGCTTCCGTGTCGGCAGTTCGCAAGTGCGGTGCGACTTCGGTGATGTAACCTTCGTGTCGCGACTGCTCGATGGGCAGTTCCCGAATTACGAAAAGGTCATTCCCAAAAACGCGGAGCGAAAAATCACGATGGAGCGCGAAGCATTGCTTCACTCGCTCAGCCGCGTGGATATCGTCGCGCGAGCGAACTCCCAGAAGACGATTTTCGGTTTCAAGGACGATCTCGTCACCCTGCGTGCCGAAAGCCAGGACGTGGGCAAAGCCTACGAGGAAGTGCGGGCGAACATCGACGGCGAGCCGCTCGATATCGCTTTCAACACAACCTACTTTCTTCATGTCCTGACCATGCTCGACTGCAAGGAAATCACACTTAATCTCAACGGCGCGCTCAACCCCGGCGTGATCACCATCGCCGGTGATGACAATCGCGATTTTCTGTATGTCGTGATGCCGATGCAGGTCTAAAGCAGGTTTTTCCGGGGCCGCACGTTGCGGCGCCAGATATTTCCCGCTTCAACACAAGGATTCTCATGCCTCGCCCCTCTTTGCCCCGTGTCACCGAAATCGATGGCGCCCCCGTGATCGGCTCGTTCTACAGCGTGCCGTGCGTTCGCTACAGAGTGTCAGAAACCGGCGCCTTGTGGATTCCGGTGATTGGCAGCGCGCACGACGATATGGACCATTTTCTCGCGCCGCGCCATTACCATTTCGACACGCGCTTTGTGCCCCTGCGTTTCATCCGCCTCTTTCATCCTGAGCTCGAAACCCTACACGCGAACGGCGCGAGCGAGCAGCAACTGGTGGACCGCTTTATCGGGTTTATCCTGTTGCAGCGCTTGACCGATGGTGATGTTCGCTGGATGCGCCGTCGCTGTCTCAGAGCACAGGCGACCTTTCCTCACCGCACGTCCACGGGCGAACGGATGTCTCCCTTTGAGGCTCTTGAAGAGGCGTATCAAAGTAAAAAAATGGAGTGCTTGCGATGCCCGCATCGGGGGATACCGCTGAACGGCCAGCCGGTGAAGGACGGCGTCGTGGTCTGCCCCGGCCATGGTCTGGCGTGGAACGTCGCGAGCGGAGATCTGGTTCCCCGCTACGCAGCGACTGAGGCGGAAAAGCAGGCTGACCGCGAGCGTTTCGGTGACCTCGCTGAGAAGTATCCCGAGCTCGTGCGATTCTTTTGAGGCTGCGGGACCCTGTCTGTCAAAATGCCCGCGCCGCTACGTGTCACCGTTCCAAATTCAAGGAGGACACGATGTCAACACCAACACAGCCAGAGACAGCGACCGCAGAAATTGGAGGGCTGGACAGCAACTACATTTCGAAATTGAAGAAGCGCATTGAGGCCAAGCGCAAGAGAATTGAAGCGGTGACCACGGCTCTGGCCGCGCCGTCACTGCCGGGAAGTTTCGTGACGGGGCGTTCGGGCCAGAGCCGCGCGTATGTCCGTAAGCTCGACCGCCAACTCGACCGTACTATCCGGCTTTCTTCTGAGTCGATTCGTCTGGAGCGCGAGCTCGCTCATCTGGAAAATCGCCTCGCGGGATACGAGGCCGGACGGATTAGCAAAAGCGGCAGGCTCATTCGCACCGAAGCGCAGAAACGGGCGCGGCGGCGCAAGCCTGTGGTGCCGATGGCCGAGCGCTTGTTCTGCGGCAAATATCCCTGCGGTCTGGTTTACGCTGACCGGGGCCGGGAAGAGCACGGCGATTATCTCCGCCTCGCTTTCCTGTCCTACGAGACGCTTGAACTGCGTTGGAGCGAAGTGTCGATGCCGGAGGAACTGCGTCAGCGCATCACCGAGTCCGCCGCCGAAGTACAGGCGCGGCGCGGCGAGCATTATCAGATTACAACCAGCGGCCAGACCGTTTTGCTTGGTGGCTGAGAACCAGTATTCAGAGAGAAAAGAGGATGGTCGCAAGGCCGTGCTCGGGAGAGTGTCATGGATTCGAAATCGACGTACCAATTGTTGAACAGCGAGCCGGCGTCATGGCGGGAAGCGAGCGAACTGATTGCTCTGGCAGAACAGGCAGCGAAGACGGAGATCTTTCCGCCGCGCATTGCCGAGGCCAGGGCGGCGGGGTGCAAAGCTCCCGTCCTGCAATGGCTTAACTCAAATCTGGCGGAAAAGCGCGCCTTTCGTGGCGAAGTAGCGCAGGGATATGAAGCGGCACGACGAGGCGAAGTGTCGCGAAAGTGGGGCTCGACGGAATGGTATCGCATCGTGTCTACAATCAACTCCACGACTGGGCACGATGGCGATTATGCCTTTGACCTGTGGAATCTGAGCGGCGATATCGTTTCGCAGCAAAACCTCATCGCCCAACTGGAACAAGGCGCGCTCGCGCTTTAAGCACGGTCGAAATTCCGTCCGTCACTCCCTTCCGTTGTCAAAATGCCCGCCGATCTACGTACAGGTGAAGCAGGAAACGCCCTGCAAATTTCTCTTGGAGTCACGCTCATGAAATCCGTCAGCCTCAAAACCCGGTTGTCCAACGTTCCCACACTGCACCTGTCCACCCTCAAGGCCACGGCCACAGCCGCCTTGAAGTCGTTCGCCTCAACAGTGTTCCAACAGCATTGGAGCGCCTATTCGTTCAACGATGAAATCAAGCGCAGCATCTCTCTTTTTGGTGGCTGGGTTGACCTCTGCTGCCATTTCAGAGGCTACGACTCTTACGGCATCGAATGCAGCCGCAACGCGCTCGTGCTCCGGCTGGGCAAGCCCATCATCACTGTCATGCTCTCGCGGGCATGGAAAGCCAAGCATGAAGCTGCCGCCCGCCGATATAACATCGCCCCTCCGGTGAAGCTACCCCGTGTCTGCGCTCTCGCGACAACGCAGGGCGCCGTGTGGGAAGCGTTCATCAAGGCGATGCGCAGCGGCGAGAAGGTCGAAATCGACGAAGAGATGTATTTCCACTGGCTCGAAGTCTTGCCGCCGGTCTGGATGAATCGCACGGTCACCATCGATGGACTGCGCCGCCGCTGCAAGTTCGGTTTCGCCGAAGGCGCGGAACACATCATCGCGTTCTACACCGAAGCCGACAAGCGCAAGGGCCAGCGTTACTTCTGCCAGCGCACGAACGAAATCAACCGGGGATAAAAGCCCCGGTGACGTTGCCGGAATTTTCTTAACCCAATTGAAAAAGGACTCTCATGATTTACCTCAAAATTGCCGCCGTTCTCGTCGTGTATCTCGCTGCTGTTGCACTCCTCATCAAGCTCCACATCAAGTGGAGTCGGGAGCGTGGTGTCTCCCCCTTTTTCGGACATGGCGGAAACGCCGACGACCAGACTGTCCGCCACTCCCCTGCCCCAGGCACGCCGTCGCGCCGTCGGCACCCGGTCGAACTCAATCAGCAGCAACGCGAGATCGTGCGCGCTGCGGCGCAGTCAGGCTACACGGCCAGCGCCACCACGCACCGCACTCGCGGGCATCGCGCGGCCTGAATGCATCACCACGAACGACCCGAACGGCAGCGAATCACTCGCTGCCGTTTTTATTGAAATTGGAGAAATGATGAGAGAGGAAATTATTCAACGTGAGATTGACCGTCTGGCGGCGCTCCCTGCTTACAACAAAGAGCGTGCGGAGAAATTCGTTCGCGGCCTTGTTGACGCAATTGACAACAAAGAGTACGAGCCTTTACGGCGCACGCTTCAATTTGACTTCAACCTTTACCAGAGAGCCATGTTCACCGAACTCACCGGTGTAAATTTGGGCAAGTTGCAGAAGGAGGCGCGCGCAGCACTTCAAGAATTCACAGGGTTCACACCTGTCGTGATTCCGAAACCTCCCAAGGAAATTAACGGAATTCGCGGTGCGGTAACCGGAGCCGATGCTTACGAGACTGCGCGTAAGAAGGCGAGATACGGGCACAAAGACTGGATTGTCTGGACTGAGAAAACCGGGACACGCTTCGCCGCTCCCAAAAGCCGTGAGAGTATTAAAGCAGCTTTGCTTGCCGTTGGAACACAGGGCCGATTTTCTCTTATCGGTGCCAGTAATGCCGTGAGCTTTGTTGTTTGTTGGAGCTTAGGCACACAGATGATGCGCAACGTGAAATACGACCACTGAATAAGCCCGAAAAATTCTCATGAAAATCAAACACGTGCCGAATTGGAGTGTTGTGAAGTTGCCCGATGGCCGTTTTTGCACGGTCACCAATAAGACGGAGAAGCGGGGGAAGCCCATCGCCCAGTTTGCTGATTCCAGCCAGGACACCTATCTCGACTCAGACGAAATCGAAGTCGAGGTTTTGCTATATCCCGCGCAGTTGGCGAAGGCGCATCTGCTGTCGCTGGAACCATCGCAGGACGACTAGGGGGCAAAATGCAGACAGAAACACGAAAGGTCAGTCACACCACCCTCGTTTCAATCACTTCCGCGCTTATTGCAGAGCACGGCTCGCGTGCCATCATCGTTGCGACTCAAGCCACAACAGGGACAACAGAGGTTTTTTGTGACGATAGCCATAACTTTGGCATTGACGGTATCAGGGGGATCTTACCGGTGCCATTCGACCGGGACGTTATCAATCACTGGCTTCATCTGGCAGGCGAAGGCCGGACGCTCTATCCGTTTGAATTCACGTTGGTTTGGCCGCTAAGCGACGAGCAGCGCGCTGCTGGAGAGCGACACGCGGAGTATTGGAAACGGCTTTGTGGGGGCCAGATGTCCGCGAAGTCATAACCCGTTGTCAAAATGCCCGTTCATCTACGTACCAGTGAAGAAAACAAGGAGCCTGATTATTATGCAAGCAACAACAGAAACGACGGAACAGAAGCTGGTGCCCGCACGGTTCATCATTGAGGGGCTGGGCATCTTTGACGGCTTCGACACCGGCAAAGAGTGGAACGGGTTTGCCGTTCCCGCCTTTACGCACGCGCAGGGCATGGACATCGTGGCCGCGCAAAATAGATTGGTTGGATGCGTCGCTTCCTACTGCACCGAATCGGACGAATTTCGGTTCGTGGTTCCCGGCGCTTTTGAATACGACGAGTACACCGATTCCTTTCCGGCGGTCGAAATCGACGGCGCGAAGTACTACGAGATCGGGGCGAACGACTGGATATGGTCGAAGGTGCAGGCGAGCGATATTATCGACGAAGACGACGCGCCCGAATGGATGCACGGGGACGTGCACCGCTGTGGCACGGAGCCGACAAACGGAGATCGCGCCAACTGGGCACGCGCGGCCCTGCTGGCATTTGGCGAGGCCGCCCCCGGTGACTCGCTCGACGAAGAACCGGAAACCGTTGTCGCGGACTTGCTGGGCGACATGATGCACTTTTGCCGTCGTGCCGGTGTGGACTTCGATGAATGTTTGCGACGCGGGACGGGATATCACCGCGACGAAAGCGCCGAAGCACGCAGCGCATTTTAAAGGTCGTCTTACTCCAAGGAAACGCGAGTATGAAATATCAAATCCCGGTTTTTGTGAAGTCGGTAGGTTTTGTTGAGATTGAAGCAGAGTCTCTTGAAGAAGCGATTGAAGGGGTTCTCGCGGGAGACAATGTTCCTGACAGAACGGAGGATTTAGAAGGGTTGGAGTTGGACGAAAAAACGTTGGATGAAGCCTATGACCGCGCGACAGGAAAGAGCCGCGTCGATCTTGAATTTGAGGAGTTTCAAGAAGACCAGAAGCACGCCGGATGGGACTGGGACGATAACGAAGACGACAGCGAGTAGCATCGAGCAGCCTAAGCCAACAGGGGGACATTTATGATAAGCCGCGTTTATTTGGTGACGCGTTCGACGGGCGAAAAAGACTGCATTTTTGAAGCTGACAGTGAAGATCTGGCGAATTCCTTTCGCGCGTCGGTCGATCAAGTGTTGTGCCTCACGAATCAGGAAGAGTCATTCAGGACGGCGGGCGATGACGAGGACGAAGATGGAATGGCTCCGCGTTTTGCCGTATCATCAGTGCCCCAGATACTGGTGACGAAAGACGCCAGCGAGGTGGTTTCGGTGTATGCGACGGCCCCGGTCGCCGTGCAATTCTACGACTACACATTGCGTGACAGAGGGGAAGTTCAGCCCAGTGAGCCTTGGGAGGGCAAAGAGGTTGTGCTGGTGACGCCAGAGCAAATCGAGCGACTTGCCAACAACCCAACCACGCCCGTTTTTTAGACAAGTCGATTTTAGCGCAAATTTTTTAACGAGCCAGGGGGATCTATGTCTCAGACATCTGATGCTGTAAATGCTGACCGCGTAACTATCGGCACGCGCTATGTTGTAGTCGATGAGCACACGCTGGGCTATATCCAAGAAGGACAGACGAACATCGGCATTCTCGCTGCAAGCATTTTAAGAGGTGCCTCTCACACTTGGAAAGACGGTCCTTTGCCAATGCCGATAGAAGCTGAATTAGCAGCGGGACTGGTAACCATCAGGCCCGCCACGCTCGAAGACTTCAACGCTTTTAGAGTTTGTCCAAAGGGGCACATCTAAAAAATTCACTGGATAAATTAGAGACTAGGACAGACAGTTGTCCTAGTCTCCCTGTTACAATCGACCGTACTTCTAATTGAACCGCTCTGGTATTGCCCGCTCTTGGGCAGGGAGAAATGCTTATGTTAGCCACAACGCAAAATGCAGGATCGATTCAAACGGAGTTTCGCGTCCTGTGCCAGCCGCCCCACAATGCAAAACCGCAGTTCATCGAAGCCACAAGCCGCGATGATGCAAGCGCTAAGGCCGTCGAGTTTTACAATCAGACAACCGACTGGACGTATGCACAGGAACTCCGAGACGGTCAATGGAAAACCTTTGAGAAGAACGAAGGTTAAGTGATCGCACCCAAACGACAGCCCGCGCTTATTCACAGCGCGGGCTGTTTACATTTGATGTAAAACGCAGGAAGTCGAGCAAAGTTCTGTCATAATCAGAACCCAATTACAGGGCCTGATTGTATAAGACACAATTTAAAAGGATTCAGCAATGGGACTCAAAGATCGCGCATTGGAAGCCGCCAAGGCCAAAGAAGAGGCCGACGAAGCAAAAGCACAACGCAACTGGGATGAAGGATGCGAGCGGGCCAAGGTCGCTCTCACCAGTGCCCTCACGGTGCTGAACGAGGGAGAATTAGACCAACCGCTGGAAGTCGAGTACTCTGAGCGAACCGACAAGGATTTCCCAACCGCTTCCTGCACCTATGACGGGATTCGCTTTATCGTCTTGGCCGACAAGGCCGTGCTTTCGCGCAGTCCGCAATACGCTGATCAATTCAAACTTCATGTTTTGCGACAGTGTGAATGCGGTAACGAAGTTCCAAGCGAAGAACCGGTAAAAACTGTGGAAGAAGTGGGCCTCCTTCTGAAGAAGAAGCCACTCGACGTGTGCCCCAAATGTAACCCTTACGGCGGACACAATTGATGAGTGGTTTTACCGAACAACTAATAATAAGGAGTTTCTAATGGGAATAAGAGAACGAGCGCTCAAAGCCGTTGCGGAGGAACGCGAACGGCAAGAGACAGAGAATAAAAAAGTGTGGGAAGAAAATAGTAGCCGCGCCAAGGTTGCCCTTGGGCAACTGCTGTCCGATCTCAATGACCACCAACCCGTCGAAGTGAATGATATGGAATTGTTCACGAACGGAACATCTCCCTATCCCGGCGCTTGCTGCACATGGGAAGATATGCGCATGGCAGCGCTTTTTGACGAGACATTGCCACCGTCTTCGACCGAGTACACAAGCGCTTATAAACTCTATGTGCTCCGCACCTGCGAAGGCTGCAATGGTGAAGCCCCTATCGGGCCAGTATCGTCGTTTGTTTCTCTGGGGCATGCGCTGGAGGAACCGGCGCCCACGGGATGTAAGAACTGCATGGGAAACCTGTGGGATTCCGCTCCCCTAAGTTCCGACCCCTGAGACAAAACAACGAGGCCGCGCCAGAAATGGCGCGGCCTTTTTGCATAACTCCCGCAGTTTTTTATCGCCCCGTCGATTCTACAGCCAGATCGAAACCTCGCGGTGTGCATCGCTGTTCTGGACGCCACGAGGTTTGACTCCAGCCGCTGCTGCGAGAACACGAACCGGCAGCCAGCTTTCACCATTGATGGACGTGGCCTGACCGCCCACAGGCTGACCGTTATAAATCACGCTGTGAATCTCTTTGTCCCACCCGACCTTGACTCCCAGCGCTTCGCCCAGCGCCCGCGCCGGTGCCAGCCGGACGTTGCCCTGCATCGGCATCAGCACCGGCTTGCCGTGCGCAATGACCGGGCGGCCATTGACCAGAAGCCCGTATTCAACGACTGCCACCTCCTTTTCTGCCGGAAGTAAATTCGCCCAGCGCACCCACGTATAGCGGCCATCAACAGGACGGGGCTTGCCGAGTGGGTTACGCAGAACGTGAGTTCCCTCTCGTCCGCCATCGTTGTTGGTGTTGCCCTCAATGGTGCCGACACCCGCGCGCACCACGCTTTCCACGCCACCCGTGTGCGTCGCGTCGTATTTGTGAGCCATCACGAGCATGATATCGCCCGGCTCGGGCAGCGAGATCTGCGCGTCGTATTGGTCGGCGCGCTCGGAGTTCGAGGCGAAGAGAATGCCGTTGCGCCGCGCCCATATCAGCATCACGTCGCAGCCGGCGGTGCGGATAATCGGAACATCGACGCCAAGCTCCTTCGCCGTTTCCTGTGCACCATACGCCATCAGGCTCATGCACCACGGCTCGCCGACGCGAGGCGGCTGGGGATTCTTCAAATGCGCGGCGCGATGATACATGTCCACCTTGGGACCGTGATTGCCCTTCTCTTCCTGAACGCCGACCTGGCTGCCCAGAATTTTTAAAAATGTTTTAACTTCTGTTCTCATGCGAGTGTTCCCTCCATGCGTCCGGCCACCGAGGGGCGGACGCAGTCCGATAAATTAAAAACTGCGCTCTGCTCGCTTAATCGCAGCGCGCGCATAATGCGTTGTTTCAGGTCGATGATGCCGTCGGGCTTCTGCCACACACCGAGGATTCCCGCGCGCCGCGCACGCTCCTGATCGGCATTCTCCAGATAGCAGGTGAAAAGCGCGACCGGCGTCTTCTCGTCCCCACCCGCCCGCACCGTTTCGAGGATTTCGATGCCGGTGTGCTCGGGCATCTGGTTATCGAGCACCAACAGGTCGTAGGCCCACTGTTCCGTGCGGGCCGCTTGATATCGTGCCAGCGCATCCGCGCCATCGACCGCAAAGTCGAAGGCGAACGGGCAGTCCCGAAGGATGCTCGCCGCGATCATATCGCGCAGATCGCTGTTGTCTTCCGCAATCAAAACTCGGGGTAAACCCTCACCCCGAAACGACTTAGGGGATGAAGGATTATTGAGCATGAGAGAATGCCTCCATGATCTGAGTCAGCAAAGGTTTGAGCCATGGTCCAACCGTGGCCCAGAAACCAATGAGCAGGGCGACAAAGCCCACGACCTTGCTGCCCTGCTCGCTGAAGCCGGGCAGGTGCCGCAGCTTCGTACGAACCCGTTTCCAGAACTGGCGCGATTGCAGGCGTCTGACTTCGTCGTTCACTGCGGTGATCTTGTTCTCCAGCGCGGCGATGATTTCTTTGCTATCGCTCCGGTCTGCGCTACGTCCCTCGATGATGCTGTTGACCGAATCAAAAACATCATCGATTCGTGTGCGCAACTCTTCCATATCCCGCGCCTGCTCCTCGTCCTCCGTCGTAATGCGAGCGAGCGACTCGCGGAGATTTGCGACAGAGTCGCGCACGGGTGTGAGCTTTTCGTGCACCCACTCGAAGGGTGCGTAGAGCTCGAATCGCCCTTCGATCTTGGCGATGCGTTCGCGCAAGTCGCCGAGAGCAAATAGGATTTCGGCGATGGTCGGTTCAATTAACTTCTGGGCCACAGGGCTACCTCAATAAATAAACGATGTGGTTGAGAGGGCCTTACTGTGGAGGCGAGGGAGGGGACGACGGGAGGCTGGGTTCGTTGGAATCAGTCGAACTCGCGGGCTTTTTGCCACTCGTCTTTTTCGCCTTGGTCCGCTTGGGAGCCAGACGAGTGTTGCCGGGACCGAGCTTGCCACGTCCGCGTGTGACCTCGTTCACCCCCAGTGCAACCAGCGATGAAAGAAAAAATTGGTCGAACACGGCGCCGTAAGGACCGGTTGAGATCCCCAGACTTGCCATCTGATCGAAGACATACGCTCCGAACCCGAGAAACGCAGCGAGTAGATGAACCCAGCGTCCATCAATGCGCGTGGCAAATACGCGAATTAGATCGACCAGAAGTTTCAGCACGAGCCCGATCACCAGAACGCGGACTTCGGTGGACGCCTCGCTCCACCACGTTCCAAAACTCACCCACAGTTGCACTACGAATTGCAGCATCACAACACCTCGAAAAACACACAGCCGCCCCATCGGGGCGGCTGTGCCTGAATTTATGCGGTTAAAAGTCGGAGGTGCGGGAGGAAAGGCCGGACGAAAAGGGTGTGAGAGGAAACGACTGTATTTTTATTGTATCACGGCCTCTGTCCAGACACCAAAAGTCGGGTGCTGATTTCGACCATACTCAGGACTCTTACGGAGATTCGAGCGCGGGGTCGGTTTCTGGCAGTTCGTCCAAGACACCGCCACTTTCGGACACCCACACGGTGCGATTTGCGCCCGTGGCTTCGACCCGCAATAACCCTTCATATCCCGCAGCCTTAAGTTTCTCGCTGGAGAAAATTTCGATCCGGGCGATGCCATTGGGTCCGGTGATATTGCTGTACTGCTTCTTCACTTCATAAGCGCCATCGAGTGCAACATCGCCTTCCTCAGTCATGTACACCGTGACCGCTTCGCCAGCCACGGGTTTTTTGCCATTGCGCAGCGCCACATCGAGAAACACCATGCCGGGAGTAGGGCTCTCGGGGACGGTATTTCGCGTCAGGCTGTATTCGGGCGGGACGCTGATAGGCAGCGTCACTGTGTGCTGAGCGGATGATTGGTACCCACCGGCATAAATGAGTACCTGGTAGGTTCCACCGGGAAGCGCGAAGCCGTAGCTTTCGCCAAAACGCACGCGGCCAGTCGCATCGGTTAATCCGCGCGCCATGGTTGTCGTGCCGAGTTTGACAGTAACCGAAGCGTTGACAACTGGGTCGCCGTTGTCATTGACGATGCGCGGGTTAAATGCTTCGTTGCCCGTCCCCGAAGACGATGGCATCCGCACGTCGCTCACTTTCGCCACATCATACGCCGTAAGGGCAGCAACCACATCGAGCACGGATTCCGTCCACACGATCGGCGAAGCCGCCAGACTCGCGCCACGCAGCCGCAACTCGAAGCGTGTCATTCCGGCGGGCGCGGTGGCGGTGAACGCTCCGCTCGCGCCGGTTTCGACTGCTGGAATGCGGTACGTCGCATAGGCAGCGTTTGCCCATGCGACGTAAGCCTCGCCGTTCCAGACTTGGTTGGCGGCGTTGTAGGCGAAAAAGTCGAGCGCCTGCCCGCTGGGGCCTGGGGCGATCAGCATTTACACGTCCTCCGCTTCGGCGAAGAAGCTCACCATAATCGGTTTGCCGTCCTCGTCCTTCTCGCCGGTGTCCACGTCCTTGCGCATCTTGACCTCGCGGTATCCGAATCGTGCGAGTACGTCGTACAACTTGAAGTGAGGCAGCAAGTCTGCGATCTGCTTGATGGTGATCGAACCCGCCGCGCCGAGGTCTTGGTCTGGGAAAATATCGGCGAGCGTGAGGGTTTCCCATTCAGGATAAAACTCGGCGATGTCGGTTAGTTGTGCGGCGTAGAACTGCTCACGGGAGAACGGGTACGGTCGCATCGCTCCGGCGACAGGGGCTTTGCCCGCCGCACGCGCGGCGCCGTCTGCGTGGCCGACCATCGTGATCTGGCCCGTTTCGTCGAGGACGCCGATGTTGATCTGGCCTTGTGTCCAGTAGCAGTTATCGATCTGCCGCCCGTCTAGTGCTTCGAATGCTTGTTTGATTGCCATAAGTAAGTGTTCTCCGTGTTAATTTGCGACGACGAGGGCACGTTTGCCCGCTCCCCCGCTGTCTGCTGCGCCCATTTCCACGAGCTTGTAGCTGCTGTTTGCAACGTCGTAGAGGTAGAAGTTCGCTTTATTCACCTTCACATTGCCGATGTCGGTCACGCCGTTGCCGCCCGTAAAAATCAGGCGGTCAGTCATGTTGTTTCCGCCCAGACCGAACGTGGCGATGCCGAGGGCGTCCTGACTGTCATCGACATTACGAATCCCCTGAACCTGAAACCGCGAGGCCATGCCGACTGTCCCCAAGCTCAGGCCGGTTCTCGCCGTTACAGAACGCATTGCCTGGTTTCCGTCGGTGTCAACTTTCCACATCTCGACTTCTTCGCCGGTGGTCGTGCTGTAAGCGGCTAAATCGCCGTTCGTCGTTGGTCGTAGGCGCACGCCCCATGCTCCCGCCACGAACCAGTCCAAGCCAGTTTTTACGACTGAGGCGAGGGTTTGTGTCGTCCAGTCGATGCGACCGTCTTTGCTGATGCTCCATTTCTCAACGTCGCTCGAATCGACGCCTTTGATGTAAGGTGCGCTTTGACCGACTGCGGCTTGTAGGATTTGAGCAGGGCGTGCAGCATTGCTATTTGCAACATGAACTTGTGCTTGCGGCAAATAAAGGGAAGTGCCAAACACCGAGCCTTCTGCGCTTACCGAAAGGGCATGATTCCCACCGGCAAAACTACCAGTCCCGCCAGTTCGAACGATGAACCCACCAAACGAATAGAGCCACGTTGGAAAGTTCACACCGCCGAGAGATGGAGAGGCTCCGCCTCCGCCGTTTTTAATCGTCGTGTACCCATCCGAAGAAACGAACTCGGATGCGGAAAACTTTCCAAGAACTTTTACCGCGCCGCCGTCTGCGTAGATCGCCGCATCGCCGAATTTTAGCGCCGTTGGTGCAGCCGAGCAGTTCTCCAACTCCAGCACGCCGTCAGAGCGCAGGAACATCCACTCTTTGATGGTCGTGCGGTATGAAGGGGCGTCGCCGGTAAAATTATCGGTTTGGGTTCCGAATGCCAGTGCTCCGAGGCGGTTAAGGTAGGTCTGATTTTCTTTCAAACCTCGAATGGACGCAAACGGGTGGGTGTTTTGAGTTCCCTGAAACCTGTCGTCGCCACCAAGAATTATTGAGCCACCAACTCCTTCGGCATTGTAGTGTCGCGTGTCGCTAACCGTAAGGTTTCCGTAGTAGGCATTTCCCGCGCCGCCAAGCGCTGTGTTTCCCGCTCCAATAATCGACTGACGGTTCTTAAACACGAGGTCGCCTCCGAAGTGAATATCTCCGGTTCCTGTTTCGAGGGCGATGTTATGGGACGCTCCAGTAGCCGAAAAATAAGCGCCGACGTTGTATTGATTTGGCGAGCTTCGGTAGTGGTTTACCCGTAAGCCGTAATGCCGCCCATCTTCAGACAGGCCGACGCTGAGTTTCTCCACGTCGCTCGAATCGACGATTTTGAAGGTGGGTGTGGTTTGACCGACGGCGGCTTTCAGAGTCTGGACGGGCTGGTCGGCGTTGTCGTTTACGACTTGAAGTTTGGCTGCGGCTTGGCGGCAATTAATCCCGAAGTTTCCGGTGTATCTATTGAGCGAAGCAACCCGCTGATTCGCTCGTATTTCCATCCCATGCTGATAGTCTTGAATTCCGTTGTGCCAAAAATTCTCGCCAGGAATTTGGACAAAGAATCCATTTTCGGCATTGGTGATGAATCCCTGAGCGAAAGCCGAACCTGATGCAGTCACATTCCCGTCACTGCCAACAGCAACACTGCCGCCGCCATTCGTAATGCCGCGCGCCGCAATCATCGCGCCCTGCGTTTCTGCGGCATTGGTGATGGAAAGCTCGCCGTCTGCCGTGAATTGAATAGAGCCGCGCAGGTAGTGATAGAGGCCCGTTCGGGAAAGTGTCAGATTTTCACTGCCGGTTTCGGCGTCTCCGGTGGTAAACGTTTGGGCTTTGACCGTCGAGTCGTTGATCCACCATCGTCGTGTGCCGCTGGAATTCAGGCCGACGAGTGTTGGTGCGTCCTGCCCGACCGCTGTCTGCAGAGTCTGGACGGGCTGCGCGGCGTTCTCGTTGACGACGTGCCATTGCGCTTGCGGGAAGCCGATATTGAGGCCGCTTCCGCTCCGCTTCCATGTGTGTGTGACACCATAGCCAGCCTGTGAAATGTAGAATCCTTTGTTCGCAGGCAGGTAGAGGGTAGAGTCATCTGTTGCAGAAAAGATGAGGCCGCCGCCGCCATTCGTCAGCGATCCTGCGTGCAATGACACGGCGTGAATCTCCTGGAGTCGGCTGTCGCCACGCCCCAGACTCACCTGATTGTCAAAAACTCCGGTCGATCTCTTACCGAAGCTAACTCGATTTGGCGAGCCAAACGCGATGCAGGTGTCGGTGTTGGTGTTGCCGATGTAGCCGCCGAAGTCCTGATTCGCACCGACGACTAAGTCCCATCCCTGATGCGTGACTTTACCTTCGCCCGCCTTGAATGACCACTTTTCAACGCCGCTCGAATCTATGGCTTTGAGATAAGGCGCGGTTTGCCCGACTGCGGCTTGGAGGTATTGGACAGGTTGCGTTGGGTCGTTTCCAAGAATGTTAGAAGCGGGTTCACCTTCAAGCCCGCCAGCTATATGCAGGTTTTTCCCTTCAAGGGCGTAACCCGAACGGATATAAGTTCCCGCATATATTACTTCGTCGGCCAGCAGATTTTTAACGCCGACATAGTTGCTGTCACCAAAATGAGGCGATTGCAGCATTAGTGTTCCATCTGCGCGACGTACTTCGGTTCTGCCGTTATTGCCCACGGCGACACTGCCGCCGCCATTGCTGATCGCTTTTCCAGACGGCAGGGGGCGCATCGCCCACGCCGTTCCCGTCTCGTTCGTGCCGAGGACGGTATTCGGTGCGGCGTCGCTCGCCAGTAACGGGTACAGCGAGCCTAAAGCGAGCAGAATTGGTGGCAGCGGTGCGCCCATAGGTTATTCTCCGGCGCTTTCGAGCGCCTTGATTGCGGCTTGTTTTTCGCCGATTGACTGGGCCATCTCCTGCCCGTCCTTCTTTGCGTTCTCGGTGTACGCGTCCACGTCTTCCTGCAGTTTCTGCAGCTTCTGCGAATCGTTGTAGACCGCGATTTTCAGTGCGTCGATTTGTTCTTTGATTTCAGCTTTCATGATTTGGTGTCCTCTTTCTTGTTGGTTTTTTGTGCGACAAATACGGCGGCTTTCCACCAGAATCCCGGCTTCCACCAGTGCAGAAACACGGTCGTCCAGAACAGCACGAAGAATCCGAACGAACCGACGATCCAGTAGGGGAGCGTTGGGTATTGGGCGGTAAGCAATGCCACGATGTGGCTGATGGTGTTGTTGGGAATTGTGTCAACGAGCGTCTTGATCTCGTAAGCCAAGCCAACGCCGCAGAGCAAGACGAAGGCAAAAAATCCGGCGAGGGTGACTTTGCGGGTTGTAGTCATGTTCTTTAATGCCTCCGAAATTTTCGACTCAATGACAGTACTCACGCATAGTCGGGAGATTAGCCCAGGCATGCAACGTTTGTTGATGTGTGTACTTGTCCCGATGCTATTGGAGATAGAGGTTGCTGGGGGAGAGGCTGGTGAGCGGGGAACGACTGGGAGCGAACGTGATGATTATTGTAACACGTATTTAAGCAGCAACTGCAGGAATCGTCGCATACGGACATTCCAAAGACAAACTCGATACTGCCGATGCTTTGAGAGCGCCGGTTCCATCGGTCCGAGAAAGAGACAGCAGCACGCCGTCCGGCGCAGTTCCAATAAGAAGAGTGATCTCGGTCACAGCAGGTACGAACCCTTCTTCGCCCTCGACGCCGCTCGCTGGCGTTATCACACGTTCATAGCGATGCAGGGCGGTGATTTGCGTCACGGTTTCCGGCATGGCCGCAGGCGGCTCGATGATTCGTGCGTCGCTCCATCCCCCACCCGGCAATTCCTCCGCAAGTGCCGGAGAATCGCCGCCAGCAACAGCGCGCACCATTTCGGTCGGGGTGCCCGTAGGCGTCCACTCTCCCGCGTCAACTGCGTTGCAGAACCCCGCCCCCAGTACGGTCGAAACCTGGACCCACGCGCCGCCATCGACCTTACGCCAAACCTGACGATTGGAAAGCCCGACAAGGAGAAAATCTTCTCCACGCATTGCTGCCGTCACATTCGCCGTAAAGGTATGACTGAGAACAGGAAGTGTCACGGGCGAAACGGAGCCATAATAAGCGCCATTTGCCGCGACGAACAGCGTCCCGTTATGAAGTCGCGCAAACGTCGCCACCACGGGCAGTTCCCATAACAGCAGAGGCGCACCGAATGTCAGGTCGTAGGCTCGCGTTTTACCGCTGCCGGCGACAATCGCGAGTGGCTTTCCTGCGTAATTCCAGACGCCAATCGCAGGGCGGGTTTCGCCGCGTGGTGTGAGTGGTAGGTCGATTTGTCCGGCGTCGCGGTCGATTGCAAAGATTTCGCTCGCACGGGCTACGATGATCTTATTGCCGACGAGGGCGGCTGCAACTGCGTCAATGGCGCCATGTGTGCTGAGGTCGTATTCTTCGGTGAATGCGGTGCCGTCAAACAATCGAAAATGCGCCGATCCCACTCCCGTCGAGAACACGCCAACGATGCCGCTGACATCGCCATCGACCGCTGCCTCAATCGACCGTACTTTGTCGTCACCTGTGAGGTAGGCCGCGATGTTTGTAACCGGGGTGTTTTGCATCACCCAGTAAACCGCCTGGCCGGGCGGTGCGAGTGGCACCAGTTCCGGCGTTGCATATTGTTCCTGTTCGGGCGTGACACCCGCATGCTTGAGTTCCACCGAAAACGGCGTCATCGCGGCAAACGCGGCGGCTTTGTCGGCAGGTGTTATAGCAAGACTCTTGAAGTCCACCGTTGGGGCCGTTGTCGAAATCGCGAACCGCACCCACTTGTGGCGCAGCGGGTTCGCATGGAGCGGTTCCTTTTGGAAAGCACACTCGGCAAGAATATATTGCTTACCTTCCGGCAGCGCGGCAGTAATCGCGATCACTTCGTAAGTTACGGCGAATTCGAGCGAGTTGTTGAGGGTCAGGCTGCGGTCGAGCTTCGCGCGACAGCAGTCGGCACCGACGACGGTAATACGCAGATCACGCAGACCGTCTGCGAAATCGCGTGTGTCCCACGGCACGGCGTAAACGCCGTTGCGCGGCGTTCCCGATTCAAGAACCGGCACCACGCCCATCGGCACGCCACCGAGGGTCAGCACGAAGTCGAGGTCGCTTTCCGCGCATGGCCCGCTGCCCGTGACATTGCCGCAGCTATCACTCGTTTCGTTCGGGTCGGTGACTTGGACGCGCAACGTTTGTTTGCCTGACAGCGTGGTTTCGGCAGGTGTGAGCCACGCGAGCGTCGCCGCGCTTTGCAACGTGATTGTGGTAACAGCACTCGCCGCGCTTGCACCAGCAGTGTTAATGCCGGTCGCGCGGTATCTATATTCGACAAACGGTAGGGCTGTTGCATCGCTATGTGTCCCGCCCGCAGCATTGAAGGTGTGCAACGCCGACCACGTCACTCCGTTGTCGGCACTCCGTTCAATGAATATCGAGGCGGTTGGATGGTCGGCGTCCACGTCCCACGCCGGATTCGCAATAACGAGCGTGCTACCCGCGCAGTTCTTTGTCACAACCGGCGCAGCCGGTGTGCTCGGTGCCGTGATGTCATCATCGCCACCACCGCCGCCCGCAAGGGTCGTGACCCACAACGGCGGCCCGTTGAGTGAGTCGCCATTTTCATTTACAGCAACCGCTACAAAGTCGTAATCTTCTGGAACCGTCAAACCCGTGATCGTTGCATCGGCGCCGCCCAGAACACCGCTAACGTTCGTATCGACGTAAGCGCCACCACCATGCAGCTTACCTTTGATTTTGAGTGAGGTTGCACCCGTCGGGAGTTCGGGCATCCGAACCGTGACAGCAGTGCCCGCCGCATTGCGAGGGCCAACGCGCATTTCTGAGGGTGCCGAAGGAACAGGGCCGGATGTAGAGGGCATGAAGTAAGCGTATTGCGATGTCCCCGCGCTATCTTCACTTTCCGCAACAAAGCGCCCTCTGTACTCGGTGGTATCTAGGTTTGCGATAACAAGAGGTTGTCCGTCCACCATGTCCAGAGTGACGATGTTTTGCGTGTCAGTTGTTGTCGCATACCGAAATTTAAGACCCGTCCATGATTCATCGAAATCAACGGCGGCAACAGTCGCCGTCGTGGAGTTGATTTGAGTTTGAATTTCGGGGGTTGGAACGGATAACAAGGCAGGAAGAACAATGTTTGTAGGAGGGCCGTAAACAGAGCCATATTCAGAATTTCCCCAATTCCAGCGATGCAATCCACCAATTGCAAGGTAGCGAGTTTCTCCGGCTACCAAAGGAGGTTGAGGGAATTCATTAAACCAACCGCCACAAAATTGATAGCCTGTGCCGTCGATGTCCAGAGTAGGGTTATAACCGGAGGTAATCGGCGTATCGCCGTCAATTTGTGTCGGAACAACAACCGTAGATTGCGATGCTATGTAATCAAACTCATAGCTAAAGAAACGTATCGGATTGCTGTACTCAATAGGCAGTGTGTTAATTACGGTCGCATCTTGAAGTAAACCCTCTCCGGCTTCCGTAGGGCCATTCAATCCAAAAGTAACAACGTCTCCGGCATACTCACCATCGGTTGTGATCGCCACCCAACGCGCCTGATACATCTCCTTTCGAGTTCGTTCTCCGACCAATTCGGCAACGCCGTTTGCACTCACCGGCTCACTACCGTCTATCCACTCTGCGTCGCTTTCCTCCTTGATTTCAAGGCGAAGCGTTATGCCGACCGGCACATCGCTTGGTGCCGTTGCTTTTACAGAAGTACTCTCGACGCCTGTGCCGCCCCAAACATTCTTTACGCGAGGCAATGGAATATCGTAAGCAAGATTTGGCTCACAGCTTTGAAGGTCTGCATCCCAATGGCTACCCGCCGGACAAGATACAGTCAGAGTGTTAGGACCATCGGCTGTTTGTGTCTCTCCCGCACCGTCAATATCGGCGATTGCTCTAATGCGTAGGTTAGGGCCAGCGTGGGTTGAAGAAGTTGGAGTCGTAACAGTGATTTGAGTATCGCTATCGACAACATAATCACAATCGACAAAAGTGACGACATTGTTGCCGACCATAACTAAACCCTGTTCATGGCCGTTTCCAGCGACAAGGTTATTAAAGCCACTTCCGGTAACAACAAGTTCGGCGAGTTGATCCACCGGATTCGGATTGTAGCTTGAAATCACGACTCTCGTTTTTGTGCTGCCATTCGTAACAGTGAAGTTGCTAAATGCCTCCGCCCCATTAGGCGAAGATGCCGTATCAGCGAAATTGCCCGGTGCATAATTCAGCTTAATCGCCGTTTCATCACTGAACAAAGTGCGCGAAAGGGTTGCGGTCGTTGTGTTGCCTACCGTTGAAACATCTGACAATGTGACAGCGCCATGCAACGCACCCGATAAGGTAAGCCCGGTATTTCCGGTTACATTTTCCGACCACACTACCGAAAGCTGTAAACCACTGGCTCCCACAGATGCCGACGAAGGAGTAGGCTTTACTGTATCGCTATCTGTATCCATTCCCACCGTAGGAGAGGGTGGTACGCCATTCCAAAGCTGAACTTCGTAAGCTCTAAAAGGGACAGTGTTAGGGGGGGTATTGTTGTCATAGGCACCGACACTACCGATAAGATAATTATTGGCGACATTTTCACCCCCTATTTCGTCATACACCCCAACAGTCATTGGAGTGTCAAACGGCATTGTCAGACAGTAGAGATTTGGCGCAACCTGAACCCACAGGTTTTTAATCTCGATGTAAGCATTGTAAGCAGGAGTAAAATTGCCTTGCGTATCGGACTTGTAAAAATTCCAGTATCCATAAGGATTCTCGCGTGCATAAAGCCTCGCGTGAGTTACGGTAATGGGAGCAGTTGGATTAAACCTAGTGTTAAAGCCACCATCGGTATCAGCATAAGTCGCCGGATTGTTGTCACTAAGGGGGGCGGCGATGCCCGGCGGGTTACTGATAAAGTTGAACGTCGATAGTTTTGTAGGCATTATTTTCCTCGGCAAGTACGGTCGAATCCGACCGTCCTATTTCTTCGCGTCGCATTTGAAGCACACGCCTGTTCGGGCTACCATGTCGTGCATCGTGTAGCGGCACTTGCAGTTGTTTTGTTCGCCACAGATGCGGCACGTCCAAGGTGTTTTCTTCGGCGGCGCATCGTTTCGAGTGCTGACCGGCAACACGTTCATAAGCGTTTCTGTATCTCCGTGCAGTCGCAGGGGCGGGCCGAAGGCGCGATAAGCACAACCACATCGACACGCTCGCGTGCTTCGACTGACAGCGTTTGAATTCGGTCGAATTCGATGCGCTGCGTGTAGGTCGTCAGGTCATTCAGCGGTGCGCTCGAATCGCAACGCGCCCACAATATCGGGTAAAAGCGCGCGAGGTTTCGCAGTTTGCGAAGGCGCGATGCTGGAACGATGTCGCTTGCGTCGTTGACCTGAATTGCGTTCACCGGCGTTTCGCCCGGCGAGACAATGTAGCTTCGCACGTCGTAGCCCCAGCCGGGCGGCAGGGGGACACAGGCGGCGTTCTCGCAGCAGGGCACCGGCAACAGCGCCGCACTTCCCGCGCTGCCATCGTCATGCACGGTCACACAAAATCCGCACCACACATCGGTGGGCTGCGGCGGCGTGCCGGTCAGCACATAGGAAATCGCATCGACCGAACTTTGCCGCGTAAGATAAGCGCGACCGTCCGTTGGCGCAGACGGCATTTGCAGCCACACCCCGCCGCCTGCATAGTCGGCATCTACTTCCCACCACAGATACGGCTTGAGGTTCGCGACGATGATACCGGCAGCTTCAGCGGTGGCGCGCGGCGTGACATAGGCCGAACTCCCGCTGTCCCAGTTGAAACAAACGTCACGCGTCAGACTGCCCGGCCCGCCGAAACAGTTGTCACCGACGCAGTAGCCGCTGCCAATGGCGATTGTGCTCCAGTAGGCATCGACCACGCCGTTACGCACGAAGCGTCCGACGATGTAAAGGCACTCCCCGCCATCAGGGAAGGTTGCGCGGTGAATGCGCCGCGCGCGAAAGGACAGAGCATATTCTATGAACTCCGTGCCATCGGCCACCCCCCAGATCGCGTTTTCTCCCACCGTCTCTTTGCCGGTCACGATGAGCTTGGTGCCGCCCAGTTGAAATGCCCTGACGCGCTGCCATGTGTGCGAGGCAGCACTGAATGGTTCGATGTCGCTCGCGACCCATCGCTTGTTCGACTGATAGGCAATCCAGCGCCGCGCGGTGCTGTCACCGAACGGCTTGTCCTGAGCGATGCCGTACAACTGACCCCATGCGACATCGGCGCAGTTGTGCCCGTGAAACGCACAGCCGTTGCGACTGCCCAAACCGCTTTGCCCCAACGTCCTGAGCGTATTGTAGAACTGGCCGAACGTGATACCATCGGCTGTCTCTCCGGCGCTATGCGATGCCCCGAAGTTCTCCGTGAACCAACTGAGTTCGTTGCCGACCACGCGCAAGCAGCGCCCGCCTGGGTGACCATCGGTGGCGAGCGGAAATGCTGGCAGCGCCGAGGTAACAGCGCTCGCCGCCGCGTCGTAGCGATGCAGGTGCGAGTAGGTCAGGACCAGTTCGAGGTTAGGCGTCCCGTCGCCGGGGTTGACTTCAAGAATGTCGGAAACGAAGGGATACAGCGACGCTTCACAAACCGGTCGATAGTTCCGCTCGTTCACGCCTATGAGTTCGGTGCTCTCGTCGTCATTGAATCGCCAGCAAGCGGTCAGCACGCCCGACCGCGAGGCAATCGTTCCGGCGATGCGCCCGCCTTCGCCACCCGCCGCCTCTGCGCTCATGCGATCATAAGCCGTAATCGAAAGAGCGCACGGGTCAACGGCAACCGGCGTGCGCGTGGTTGGAGTGTCCACCCGCTCCAGCACCTCGCCAGGAAATGGCTGAAAAGTCGGTGCGACTGAGAACGCGCCCGCGCCGACCACGATTCGCACGACCGAATAGGGGCCACTTTCGGTTTGCCCGCCCTGAACGATGAATTGCGTCCACGCGCCGCGATGAATCAGCGTGCCGTCGAGCTTGGCAGCGAGGTGGAGCGCGTAATACGGGTGCGCGGCGCTTGCGGGACGCCTTCCCACGTCGGCCAACCAGTCCCAGACATACTCGACGTTGTTTTCGGTGTAGCGGTAATCGTCAGGGATATCTGCGAGCGAAGTGAAGCCGCGCACTTCGAGGTAATCGTCAGGTAAGCGCCATTGCCGTTCGACGTTTTCCTGCCGTCCCCACCCGAGGTAAGGGCCATCCGGTACCACGCCGAACACGGCCGTTGCGTTTTGCGCGCGCACGCTGCCATCGGCGTTTTGCAGGGTGAACTTCAAAACACCGGTTCCCGGCACGAACCCGACTTGTTCTAAAACCCACGTCAGCGAAAGAGGCGCACCGGATGCGATGCGCGCGATGCTGTCGTGGCCCAGCGGTTCAAGCGTGGCGCCGGTAGCGCTCAGTTCGTGCGGACCGCCGTGATACGCCCCCGGCCCGAACCACGAACCCAAACCGCGCCGAGTATCAGAAGCCTGACCGTATATCGGGTCGCCGTGATCCCAAGAGCGCTCGCTTTGCTCATAGCCCGAAGGTTGGATGCCTTGATACTCAGCGCCCGCGTGCCAGAAAGGATGCGCGACCAGTCCATGCGTGAGCGGCGAGGTGTGAACGAGGTTGTAGTTGAGAAGAGGTTTAGGCATGGAAGTTCCGGGGCCTTACAATTCGAGCACGCCGTCACTGTTGAGCGTGAGGCTGGTGTCGATGAAATCGGGGTGTCCATCGGTTCCGTCGCCGAACACGCCTTCAACCGAAGGCACGACGTTGGCGGACTGCGTTTTCTCACCCAGTCCCGGCACCAGTCCAATCAAGGTGCGTCGCGTCAAACTGTGCTCGAAGTACAGTTGATCGAGTGGAGTTTGTTGGGGGCGGCGTCCACCCGTTTGAATGGCGACCATAAGCCGCGCTTCGAGTTGTTCCAGAAGTTCAAGGAGCACAACAATCGCGTTGCGCGCGTCATCTTCGCTCCACTTGAGTTGTGCCAGTAGCGAGATGATCGTGCCCGGTTCGGTGTCACTGCCGGACAATGCGTTCAACCGGTCTGCGACTGTGCCTTTGGCGCGCTCGGTAGCATCGTAGCCCACGTCACTTTCCAGTTGCAGAATTCGCAGTGCCAGCTTTTCAAGAACGATCGGTTCGCGGCGGTCCACGACCGTGCCGATTGTGCCGTCTCCGGCAACCGGAAATTGGGCCAGTAATAGCCCGCCTTCGAGTTCGTCTTGATCGGACAGGACGAAACGGACGGACATGGTTTCGCGCGAATCTTCATCGCCGGGGCTGTCACCACTGACCAGATCATCGACGAGAATCAGTTGCGCAAAAACATAATTGGTGGCACTGAGAGTAGTGTCACCCTCGGGAATTTCGTCTGTGTCTGACTCGACCGCGATAATCCCGTACTCCGAATGCAGGATGTTGGCGACGCCCGGAGCAACGGTCAGGCCGTTGCCGACTTTGGAAACCTGAAACGATGTTTCGTCAGGGGCGAAGACCACCCCCGGCCCGAGTTCCGAAAGCGCTGCCTGAAGCTGCGCGTTAATGACGTTGAAAAACCGGGTAAAGATAGCGCCGCCGATTTTCTGGCCGGTGATGACAGAGAGGGGCAGGCCGTAAGTGTTGCGTGTAATCATGGCATTGTTGCCCCGATTCAGGGGCCGACTGGAACCTCGCCGACCGGGTCACCGGCAGCATAAAAACCTTCCCAGCTTCCCTCGTTGTCGTATTGCCCTGCCGAGGTGCGTTGCGTCGGTGCGTTAACGCGGGACGCCTGCCCTCCCCTATCGAGGACGGCGAGTGCCTGCGTTACAGCCTCAGCAACAGCTTGCTGAACAACCTGCTGCTGTACATCTTTCTGACGAATCAAGCTCATGGTGGCGCAAAACAAAAACCGCCCGTTCAAAACGAAGGGGCGGCAGCGAGCCGGGAAAATATGCAGTTGCTAGGGGGGGATTTGAATTTATTCTAACAAAGGACAACGTAGTTGGGGTGCAGTTTGCCTATCTGCCTCATCTGCAGTTGACCGACAAATTTCCGCGACGAGCTCGCGGTATCGACTTCGATTTCGGCAACGATACAATTTTCTTTCACTTCGACTCGCACGATATCTCCGATTGTATCTGTGCCCTGCTCTGGTACTAGGAAGCGGTGATGCTGCAGAAAGCTCGTGAGGCGTTGCAGGCGTGGATTGCGCGCGTGGCCTGAAAGAAGCACTCTCGCTCAGACTTCGGTCTGAGCGACGGCGAAGGCTGTTTTGATACTCACGATATTCAGAAAGACGATACAGGAGGCGGCAACACCCATTGCAACGGGCAACTCCGTAATTTTCGGAAAAATTTCTGGACGGAACCCGCAGAAGAAGAGGAATAATGACTTGATAATGCCCCCTCCGGCGAGGGCGGCCTGCATCAGCGGCCCTAAGAGGGCGGATGTCATCGGGGTTTTTTGTCGTATTTTTGCCGTCAGGCAGATCAAAAAGGCAGCAGCACCGCAAAACGAAGCGATTCGGTTTTGAGCAACGATCAGTCTGATGATTTCAGGATCGGTGTATTGTCCCGACTTGAAGAATAGTTCAATAAGTGTCATTGCCTGTGGCGCTGCCTTTGTTCGCTGATGGAGGTTATGATACCAGCGAATAGGCCAAGTGCGCCACCGAGCAATGCACCAACGACACCACCACAGGCTGTTCCGAGCAATGCTCCGCCCGCAGTGCTTCCCACTGTGCTGGCTGCATCCGAAAAGGAGGCATGGTGCTCTGGGGCAGGCTGATGAGGGGGAGTCGGAGGTTCTGAAGTCTTTCGTTTGACAGGAGCGTGTTTCAGGGGCGGTTGCTTCCCCAGGGATGGTGGAACTCGATTCGTCGTTCGTCCCTCCCTTGACCGTTCTGCAAGCATATAAAACATTCCTTTTAATTCTCTTGATGCTTAATCGTTAAGCATTCTTGTTATGAGAATATATGTCACATTCTGCCCCATTCGAATGAATGGCGCAATCCTTCGCAAAGTACGTGCCCCCGAAAAGCACGAAAGTTAACACGCTCGTACTCCTACGAAGGCACCTTTTCTGACCAAGTCACTATGTCGGTCGATTCAAACCATCGGGCGTCGTCTTCCGCTTTGACGAGGAGCGTGAGTGTCCCGCCATCTCGTTCCAGCCCCAGAATATCCTCGGTCGGGAGTTCAATGCCTTTCAACTTTCGCTTGATATAGCAGATTGATCCGTCGGCATTGCGTGTCATGGTCACGACAAGTTGGTCGCCCTGATTGATCTGTTCCTCTTCAGGCTTGCTGCTGTCCACCTCGAACGCAGTGGCTTTTCCCAACACAATAAACCCGCCGTCCTCTGCATCGACGGCGGCAAACGCTTCTACATATTGCACGACACCCACCTCCTCCCAGTTCAAGCCGACATCCGGGGAATAAATCAGACGCAGGCCATTGGCACTGGCGACACAGGAAAGGCCGGGACCGGAAATCGTCGCCTGCACAAAATCCACGCTCTGGTTTAAAACAAGGCCATCATCATCGGCGAGTTTGAATCGTTCGGTGCGCCGGGTCCGGCTGCATATCAACGATTCCGCTTCGGCGATAAAGGTCCACGTTTCACCGGTTCGTGGGTCCTGAAGCGTCGTGATCGCATCGCCGGATTTAAAGGTCCGCGTCTGGATATTGGCGTACTTGGTGACATACTGTCCCCCTGCATTGTGAAACGGGATTTTTACGCGGTCGCCTTTGCGTAAACGGAACTTACGAATCGGCGCCCAGAAATCGACAAGTACGGTCGAATAATTGGATGTCGAATCACTGCCACCTCCCGGTATGGAAATGCCGGTCGGTGAGGCCATGATGTCGGGTGGCGGCGATGGTATCGTGACTTCCGCGGTTGTCTTGTTGTCGTTGATAGCCCAGGTAAAAAGTGTCAGGCCCGTGCCCCCAATCCCACCCACCTCCAGCGCCACGAAGTTGTACTCCAGATGGATTTTTTCCTCGAAGACAACCGTCTCGTTTTCGCCGCGGGTGACCTGAAATATCCATTCTTGAATTTTCGTCTGCGAACTCAAACCGATCATCGGCAGGACGACTCCACCTGTAAATGCCAGTAATGCGCCCGCCTGAACCAGTGCCTCACTGTTGAAGGCGACGTACAAAAACAGTGAGTACTTGTAGCTGAGCACGCTGCCAGGAAGGTCGGCGATCTCGCGCTGGCTATTGACTGATTTCCAAGGCGTGAACTGGGGCATAGTTCGCAGTGCTCTAAACGGGTCCTCTTATGAGGTCCGCTGGATTGATGAAAATGCGGGAAAGACTTCGGTGTGCGTCCCCTCGGCAAAAGTGCGCATCGTTTGACCGGCGGTCGTCTCCACATCGATGTAGGCAGAAACCCAGATGAGGCCGTTCTCAATCCAAGCGGATTCGATTTCGCCAACAGTTACGCCGTTCGCCAGCAGTGGTTTGCCCACGCACTGGCTAACGAGCTCGCGATTCTCGGCCTCATTCAGGCCCGGTTTCAAAGGGTATTTGGAGATGATTTGCATAAGTTATCTGCTGGCATCGAGGAAGGCGTCCTCGGAGATGAAGGCGGCAATTCGATAGAGCGCATCCTTGGCTTCCTCGATGGCAATCTTCAAATCGATTTTCTGCGGCTTCTCGGAGTTGCGGGCAATCGTGCTGATGTCCTCGCGCATCGCACGGAAATCATCGAACTGTTTCTGACGGTCATCTTCGCTGCCAATCCCCGCTCGTGCCTGCTTTTCAAAGTTGGCCGCAAACGAGTCAACACCACGGCCCCAATTCTTGACGGTGCTCTCACCGCGCGCAAACGCGCCGCGCACCTTGAGGAAATTCTGGTCGCTCAGTACTTTCTCGGGGATCGCCGCCAGAACCCTGTTGCGCGCAATCCGTCCGGCGTTCAATGCGAGGGCGTCGCCGACGATAGGGATTTTTCCGGCGGGCGTCATCTTAAACGCCAGGACCGCGAGCGCACCTGCAGCATTGGCGGCAAACGAGCGGAACGCCTGCAGCAGGGTGTCGAGAAAATCGAGGATAGGCTTGATGCTGTTCTTGATGCCGCCGAGCATCGTGCCGATACCCTTGACCATCCAGCCGACCGTGTTAATCACGGCAACGGCTCCTTTGAGCATCAACTCCGGCAGCACGACATAAAACCACCGGCCAATCTCCATCACAAAGGCCACGACCTCCTGCTGGTGTGTCTTGAGATAATTGGTCGAAGTCGTGAGCGCGCGCGTGAAGACCGGCAAAAACGCCTGCCCCAGCGTGCGCTTGAGAAATTCAACGAATCCACCCCAGCGGTCCTGCAGCAGGGTCAGGTCTTCGGCAGCAGCTTTCACGGCGCCGCTGCCCATGTCCATGTTGCGGAAGAACGCAAGTTGTGAGTTGATCTTGCCCTGCGGCATTCCCACCAGCCTGAGCCAGAAGTCCTCGCCTTCAGGCATCGACTGAAGCATGGTGCGGCGCATCAACAACGGAAGACTGCGCGCCCGGTCAAGAATCGACCGGAACTCTTTCTCGCTCCCAATCTCGCCACCAATTCCCCACGCCGCTTTCAAGGCGCTCTGGAACATCGGCAGGCGGTCGAACGCCGAATAGGCACGACTCGTTTCCCCGGAGTTCATGCCGAACGCCTGACGTGTCTGGACCAGCTTTTCGGATTGCGCGATGCCCATGCCGGAGTGAGTGGAGATGCCGTTCACTGCCGTCGCGTAGCTGAGCAATGACTTGCGCGCATCATCGAGTACGTCCATCACGGTCCGAATCGCACCGGCGACGAGGCCCCCGAGCTCGCCAAATGCTTTGCCCAGAGTGCCCACAATGGAACCGGCCAGATCAGCGACGACTTTGATGACTTTCATCGCCGCGACGCCGACGGCACTGCCGATCAGCGCGCCCGCAAGGAGTCCGAGTGGAGCAAGCCCCATCGGCGCGAGAGCGGGAGCCATCGTCGAGGCGGCAGCGATGCCAACCGCTGCTCCTGCTGCGCCCACGACCAGACCACCCGCGCGGCCCGCGCCACGCGCACCGGCAGCGGCCAGATCAAAAACACCGCTGAGCAGGCTTCCCACCGTGCGGGTCATTTGCCCCGTGAACTGAGCCACCGAGGCCCCCGACGGGCCGAAGCTGCGCAGGGCACCCTGCACGATCGTATCCGCGATGCTCGCGCCAGCGGCCCACAAGGCCGTGCCCGCCGTCTTGATACCGGAAGTTACTGAGGTGACGGCATCCGCACCCAGATCGCCCGATTGCCGAATGTTTCCGACAGTTTTGCGAGCAGCTTTAATGGCGGCACCGACGGTGATATCGATGATGGTGCCAACGACTGCACCAACGACCGAGCCAACGGGACCCAAGAGAGCGCCTGCTGCGCCACCGACGGCACCGCCAATGCCCGAGCCGCCACCCATCTGCCCGAGCGCATAGCCGCCCGCACCACCAGCAGCCATCGCCCCCCACGGAACGGAGAAGCCAGACGGCATAAATTTCGTCGGGCCGCCGGGCGTCGGTAAAATCTGCGTTCCGTAGGACTGTGGCTGAAAAGGCTGTGTCGTGTAATTGGGAGCGGCCGTAGGGCTGGGCGTCCCCCAGAACGGAGGAACAGGAGGCTGGGGCAGACGCCGCGTGGCCGCCGGGTTCAACGACTGTGTCGCATAGTCCGGGGGCGCTGACGGGAGTGATGTCCAGACAGGCGATGCCGTTGGTGCCGTTGGCGCTGTTGATGGGGCCGAGGGCGCCGGAGCCGACGAAGAAAACAGGCTGGCGAAGAATCCCTGCACCATCGATAGCGGGCCGCCACGCGCCGGAGAAGTTGGTGCAGGAGAAGCTGCGGGCCGAGGAGGCGTTGGCGAAGGGGGAGCAAAGACCGGAGGCGCAGACGCACCGGCAGACACGGCGGGTGCCGAAGAAGTTTGCGTAGCCCGCGCCATCTGGGCGGACTGGAGTGTCTGCGCGGCTCGCGCCATGTGCGCCGCTTGCCGCAAGACCGGCTGGTGACGCTGGGGAACGAACTGGGCGAAATTCTGAATCAGCCCGACGACATCGAAATCGTCGGCTTTGTCATCGATGTCCGGTCCCTGCACCGTGATCGTCAGGGGACGAGCCGAAACCGCCGCGCCGCTGGCCGTCGTGACGCGCACGGGGGCCGTCTTGGCACCGTCGGGCACTTGGGTGACCAGTTCTCGCGCAGTGTTGTAGAGGACCGGGGCAACGACATCACCGATGCGTACTTCTTGAACATCGGTGAGATAGCGGCCCCGAATCGCGACAAAATCGCCGGGCTGTGCACGGACCGGGTTCAACCCAAGGATGATAGGTTCAGACGCCATCGATGGTTACTCCAGAGCCGCTACGCCCCACTGGCTGACCGCAAGAATCGGGAGCCGCGATTGTTACCTCATCACCCGCCGGGATTTCCGAAGCCGGAACCTCCAAAAGGGCAACTGTGCTGTTTCTTCTGTGCCGCCACGCGCAGTTCTTCGAGATGGATGATCGGCGAAATGACCAGCATCGCCCGCTTCCAGCGCGGGCTTTGCTTTTCCCATGGGAAGGCATCGGGAAAGTCACGCTTGCGCCAGTACTCCCAAAGGTAGTGCGCCATATCGGGGCGAGGCGAAAGCAGATCCCACGCTTTCGCCTCGCCCGCAAAGAGCGCCGGCACTACTTCGGAAAAAAATTGCCGTCAGCCTCACCGCCCAGCACGAAGTTGACAACGTGCTCGCCGAAGCGCTGTTTGACCAGAGACGGAAGTTTGTCGATGTTCTCCTTCGAGACTTCGCGTTCGAACGACCACCCCTTGATCGTCTGGTGACGAATGCGCTGATACAACTCGCGCATGTGGCGCGCGACCGGCAGCGCTTTGTCAAAGTCGATATTGGCGTTGAGCCACTCCTGATCGCGGGCCTGTTCTTGAGTGATGCCGAGTTTTTCTGCGAGCCACTGGGGCAGAGCCTCGATATCATTGGTCAGCGTTTCCGATGGTTCAACGAAATGGATGTGCTCGGGACGATGGATGCCGTCGTCAATGACATACGTTCCCGTAATGAAATCATCTTCGTCCACAAACCACGCGCCCGCTGGTTTCTGTGTCTTGTCCAGAACCGCTGCTTCCCCAGGCGTGATCTCCTGACCGTCGGGCAGGACAACCGTTTCAACGACAGGAGCCGGAACCCGGTTATCGACTGCAGGTGCTTCGGTCGCGGTTGCGGACACATCTTCCGTCGCCACAGCTTCGGTTGCCACAGTTTCGGTTTCTACGGTATCCGTGGCGACGACTTCTGTCGTGGCGACTTCTGCTTCCGCAGCAGTATCGGCAACCACGTCGGTGTCGGTGACGGCAGTCGTGCTTTCCTGTTCGTTTGCTTTTGCCTTCTTATTCATGATGTTCTCCGTAAGGGCGAGAGGTTTTGCCCGTTGGTGTTAAGGTGTGCGTGTTGGAGGGGATTGACGGCGCGTTACCTGCGATGCTTCTGACGACGCAAATTCTGCTGCCGCAGATAACGCAACTGGTTCCCAACGGTGTGCCGCAAAACGCTGCGTTGAGGAAAGAGTGAGCCCGGACACGATTTATACGGCTTCCCGTCCCGTCCAATGGCCCAGTCCCGATGGTAGAAAATTCGGCTGGTATCGATGCGGTATCTCTGGCACAGCGTGACGCATGTGGTAACGAGGGAAGTCCACTGATTGCGCGAGGGAGGACCGAGGTCGAAGTTTCCAACAAGGCAGACGCCGATGGACCGGGTGTTCATGTGTCCCTCTCGCGTATGTGCCCCAACAGAAGTCTCGGGCATGCGTGCATTAAAAACCCGGCCATCCCATCCCGGTCGCTTGGTGCCCAGCAGGGAATCGAGATAGCGCGGCTGAGCGTTGGTAATGACTTTTTGATAGCCCACTGTCCGCCAGCCGCGCGCCTGATGCCACTCGGTGATGTCAGGCACCGTTCCCCACAAGCTCCACGTATGGTGAACGACAATCGCGTCTTTCCCAGAGGCGGCGACAGGACGCGCGACCCCGAGGAAAAACAGGAGGAATAAAAACCGAAGAAAGTACGGTCGAATCATAGGTAGCCCCATACAATGCGCCAGAGGAACAAAACTAAGCGGCGCAGCACCATTAGAAACAATGGAATCCCAATAACGATGACCATCGGGTCCATAGATACTCCACGCCCTCACGGCGCATTACGTCAGCGAATCGGAGATCGAGATCACGCGCGATGTGGTGTTCGCGGTGAAGCTGAATTTCTGGCCGGGCTGGACGCCGTTCATCGTCTGATTTCCCAGCAGGTTATTGGTGATATCGACCGCCATCTCGTTGGTGCCACCAATCGCCGCATCCGTCGCCGAAAGACGAATCGGTCCCCAGTTGCGCGCGTTGAGCGAGGACTTAATCAGCGAGTCGGGTAACTGCTGTTTCAAGGTGTAGGAAACGTTGACCGTTTCCACGCCTGGCAGGATTTGATACGTTGTGCGACTGAGATCGTTGTTATGGCCGAGCTCGTTGCGCTCGCCTTCGCGAATCAATCCATTCGACCATTGCAGCGACACCGAAGAAATCACGTCGCGGTAGCTCACGCCGCCAATCGTGAAATAAGTGTGTCCCCACGTCAGCGCCTTGGGTAGCGCCTCCAGTTCCGATTGAGTCACCGACTGGTTCGCCGCATTCAGGGTCAGGACCGTGCCCCAGATCTCCACCGTGGCTGTCACCAGTTGACCTTCCTGGAATTGGAGGGAGACGCTATTTATCATTCCGTGGCGCAAGAGCCACGCAAGCACCCGTCCCGCGCCGAAGTCGGTGATATGGCCGCCGCCAAACGCGAGCTCCGGCAAACCGTAAAGTGTTCCCAGACCGCTGCTCTGCAGGCCGTGCATCAGAAAGGCGGCACTGCCCATGCGCAGGTTCAGATTGGCCGATGGCTCGCGGCCACCAAGCACGGTATCAACACCCTGACGGGAGCCGACGGTATGCACGACCTGGGCGTTGTTCGGGTCGCTGATGGTCGGCAGGTCGCAGATACCGCAAAGGCCGAGCGCTGGTGCAACGTCAATGGCAGTTGCCACCGACGAGAGTAGCGCGGCTTCAATTCCAAACTTCGCGTAGCCGCCAACGGATGATCGAAAGACGGCAGGGGTTGCTCCGGGCATAAATTTCCTCCTCCTGAGTTCGAGGCCCGAAAACAAAAACCGCCCGTCTCATCATGAGTCGGGCGGCAGCGGGCCTGTGGATATGCAATTGATAGCGATTTCGATGGGGCAATGGAGGGGGAGGGACGGCTTCGGTTATTTTACTAATCTGTGCACTGCAGTGCACAGATTAAAAACCGGAGGCCGATAGCGGGCGGCACGTCAATTCGGTTCGCCACGGAAGACCGCCCTTTCGCACGAAGTCAATGGTGTGATCGGCCCGTTTGACCCGCAGGGTTTTGTCGTGGAGATTCAGCGAGTCGTCGGAGTGAATCGGCTGGTTCATCTTGGGCTTGACTTTCATTCCCCAACGCAGCCCCTCGTCGTAGGGAACCGTGAATTGCGAGTCTTCCAGAACGATGCCTTCAAACTCGCGCATGGAAAGGGTGGAGATGGCCTGCACCAGACTCGGGAACTGGGAAAAGAGATCCTTCTGAATGAGCAGCACGCGCTCCCACGATTCTTCCTGTGCGCCGGGGTCGCCTGTTGGTAAGCGGTCGTATCCGCGATAGACGGCAGGAACAAGCTGCCCCGCCACGCCGCCCAAACGACCGGACCAGGTACGCACAACGTTGAACGCCTTCTCGGACATGAATCGTAACTGCGCACTCAGGATGCCTTTTCCGGCATCATCGATTCCACCGTATTCTCCATCGACCAGTTCCACGGGCGTGTCGCCGTAGGCCGAGACGATGTCGATGATTCGACCGTAGATCGGGCAGCTTCGCTCCGTCTCGAAACCCGGAGGGAAACCGAAATAAAAGACGGCGTGGTCGTACTCGCACATTTTTAGAAACTCGCTGAAGATGTTTCCGCCGAACGTAATGGGCAACTGAAAACGCGCTTGCGAAGGGGGCTGGAGGAAGGGGAGGATTCCGACACGTCCAGTGCGAAAGTCTAGCAGCGGATAACGCGAAGACTGGTACGCGAATTCGCGGCCCGCGCCGCCATTCAGCCTCGTCGCCATGTCCGGCGAAATCGTCGTCTTGAGGAAGTACTTGATGCCGTCCACGCCGAAGATCTGGCTTTTGCCACCAAGAGCGTACTGGGAGTCCAGAGGAGCGTAGCGTTCATCGACGAAACCGGCGGGGGGCTGCAAGCGGACGATATCGTCCCGGCAAATCAAAGTGAACTTGCGCTGATTGTAGCCCGGCGTCGCCTTGTCGTAGGTGAAGATATACGTGTCCGGCCAGTACTTCCAATCGGAGTAGGAAAACCCGCCGCCGTCCTCCATGTACACCCGCCGCGTTTTGATGGTGACAGGGCGAAAGGGCTGGATGTAATCCTGCCAGTCGATGCCCTGTTCGCGCGCGAGCTTGTCCAGCAGGTTGCGGCTGCAGTCGATGCGTATTTCATTGGTTGCCAGTAGTCCCGGTTCGGCGCTCGACCATTTGATCGAATTACAGGCGGCGCGAATGTCGAGTGGCTCAACCGGGTTCTCTTCGGTCGTCGGTTCAAATTCGGCGAAGATGGTCGAAACAGCCGGGGTGTCGATGGCATTGCCGGTGAGGGTGCACTCCCAGAGAATTTTGCCGTGCCCGTCGGATTCGGCGGTGACTTTGGTATTGGCAGTGCCCGCAGCCCAGCCGCCGGTCTTGCCCTTTGTGGTGGCAGCGGGGATTTTAAAATTGTGCGCCTGTTCTCCGCTCGCCTTCCCCGTCAGTCCCTTCTTTGTGCTCGTCTGATAGTCGATGGTGCCCAGCCCCACCGTCGCGCTCACGCCGTAGCTCGACACAAGGACGCGGCCCGCAGGGATCACGAATTCCGTCGGCGAATGAGGGGCATCGGCATCGAGGACGGAATCCAAGCCCTGAACGTCAAATGACTTCTCGTTAAAGGACACGACCAGTTGTCCGGCGATGCGGCGCAGCTTGACGACCACGCTGCCCTCGTAGGTGGAGGGAGGGACGGAGTCGAAGCGCGCGTAGGCGGACCATTTTCCGTTGACCCATTTCTCCAGACAGGGCGGCTGGTTCTGCCGCCAGACAATTGACCAGCTACCACCGCCGAACGCGATGCGATAGCTTGCCGGGTTGTTGGCGCGCTGGTCGCGCGCAATTCCCAGCCAGTCGATGATGAATAAAAGCTGCTGGTTCTTGACGAAGGAATTCTCCGTCTGAATCTTGACGGCTCGATTGGGGTTTTCGGCGCGATGCCTAATACGAGTGATGGCAGGTTTGCGCCGCGAAAGGACACGCTCCCACGAATCACCCTGAATCGGCTTCCAGCGGATAATATCGAAGCGGGCATCGCCATTCGGCGCACCGGTCGCATCGCCGATTACGACCGAGTTCTTGTAGCGCACCTGCGGCTTGAGCACCAAAAAGCCCAGTGCCTCTCGGGCGCCCGACTGGGTGCCTTCTTTCGCCCCCTCGCTCACTCTACCTCCCAGTCGGATGAATTCGAGTGTCTCGTCAATTGAAGTAAAAGCCGACTGCCCTGCCCACTGTGCGGGTGCAGATTGGTCGCCCTCCTCAAGATTGCCTGCGGAGTCGCCAGAGTTCGCCATCATATCGGCGACAACCAGTGCGAGGCTGTAAGGGTGGCTAAGGTGCCGGAGTGCCTGGCTGGGCGAAATCAGAATTTGTGCTTCTACATCAACAAGGCTGCGTGCCATCGGTACCTCAGAATGACATTATTTTGAGAGGGTGTTTATTCGATCTGCAGCGCTGTCCCACAGCCTTTTGGAGTTTGCAAAATGCTGCTTCGCTTTTTCTGCGGTTTCCATGTCACCGAACTCGTATGCGATATCCAAGAGTTTGACTCCTAGATGCATTTCTGAGAGTGCGTCCTCCATTAGGGAGGACACCGCTGGAATGCCTATTTGCACCTGCCTTTCAGACATTGGGGCGGATGCTAGCTCCAGTCTTGCTTGAGTTAACGTTGCTCGCGCATTTGCGCGGGATACCGAATCTTTTAGATCTGATTTAAGCGCGAACCTCATCGCGTCATTCGCCCGGCCAAAAGACTTCATCCATTGCTCCTCTTCGGGCGTCATCTGATCGTCCGTCGTGGATGCTATTGGCGATTCTGGTGGTTCGGGCGGGGTGGGTGCGACGTTCTGCGGTGTAGGTGAGGGCCGTGTTGCCGATGGAGTTTTCGGCTCGGGCGTCTCCTTGGAACAACCTGAAAATAAAATTCCTACCAGCAGCCAACAGGCTGCCAGCCAATTTTTCATACTCTTATTTTATCACGGATTTTCGAGAGAGGGACAAAGGAGTACGGCCGTTCTGACCGTACTCCTGCACCCTACTCTCCCCTGCTGTCCTGTGGCGTCTCTGGGCTGTATGATTCTCCGCCCGATGGTTCCACGTTTCCGCTTGTCATATCAGCCAGTGCATCGAGGGCCGCGATGTCTTGGAGAAAAACTTCGCGGTCGGCGGCACTTCCGAAGTGCTCACTGCGACTCACAGTGTTGTCCCCTCCAAAGGACAGGCTTTTTCCAAAACTCGTGCTCTCATCTAACTCGCGATACTGACTTTCGTCACCAAGGTTTTTGTCGATGTTATCCATGGTCGTTATTGTGGCCGTTTTTTTCAAACACCACAATAGACGAGATCTCCATCGCACTGCCATGATCGAAAAACGGATTGAGCCGGTCATGGAATTTCTCCAGCTTCGGATACTTAACAACGAGAGGATGCTTGATACCGGTCGTCCAAACCACAAACCTCAAGCGCGCCGTTTTGATCGTATTCTTGGGAATCGAGATCACCAGTTCCTGGCTGCCTGTTTCTCCCACCTCGATCACATTCGGTTTGACAAAAACACGAAACGCATTGATGGGACGCCAGCAGACTTCTCGGACGGAGTTCGCATCGGTGGCCTCGGGAACCGCCAGTTCGACACGAAAGCCCTTCGGCGGGATTATCGAGGCGAATGTTCCGGTATTGGAAATCTGCAGTGACACACACAGAGTGTCGGCCTTCTCGCCGGGAATGATCTTCCATGTGAGATGAGGCGCGATGCGGATTTTATACATACGTCCCTTCACATATTTCAGATACGCGAAATATGCGCCCGCGAGCAGTGCCAGACACTGCGCGACTTTGGTGTAGAAGTCCAGCCAATCAAAGTTCATGTGTTCTGGTGTGCCCGCTTTAGGGCGAGGTGTCAAATTCATATTTATCCTTTTGGTTTACGGCGCAGGTAAACGCCACTGCTCTTCGCCCGGTCCCTGCAGTACGGAGAAATGGGCGATAAAGCCGCCGAAGTCCTTGAAATTCTCATTGCCGTTAAAGCTCATACCAGTCGGATGCAACTCCGTCCACACCCGCAGGCCCGACTCATTGATAACCCCCTGATGGAAATGCTCCATGATGGCGCGCACGATCATGACATAATCGGCAGGCCCATCGATCTGGCGGCGCTGTTCGGCACGCGGCCACAGGCAGTAAATGTCCATACTGACTTCGTCGCCATAATAGCGGAACGTGAGCATGTGCGTTTTGGCGGTCGCGCCGACGACGAGCATCGGGAACTTCGGAGGGAGTACTTCACCGAGAACGTGATATCCCTCCGGCGTGGGGAAACGCAAACCGAATTCGGCTTCCACCGATTCCAGCGCAGCCGGGAGGCACGCTTCCAACCGGATCAGCGTTTCATTCCACAGCAGCGAGAGGCGACCGCCCGACAGGCGCAGAGAATCGAGAACCTCGTCGGGTGTCGGCGCCGCGATGGGTTCTCCACTTCCCGGCTTCCATAGTTCCTCGCTCGGAGTCTGCTCGATCTGGAAATGCAGGGCGAGGCCACTCTTATTTTTGTCGTCCTGCGGTCCGAGACTGATACCGGTGAACTGGAGGCTGTTCCACAGTACCCTCCCCTGCCCGTCCGTATGGGTCCCCTGATAATGCCAGAGTACACCGCGCATCAGGCAGAGGACATCGGCAGCGATATCGACATCGCGCCGGGTCTGCCAGAGCGCAGTTTGAAGGTGCAGTACGCACTTGCCGGTGTCGGAGATGCCATCCGCGCTTTCTTCGCTTTGCACATCTGCCGCGATGGTGATGCAGGGAAATGTCGCCGGTTGAATCTCACCGTCCACATAAAAGCCACTGAACTTGTGCGGCAGCCCGCTGCTGCCTGGCTCCTGGAGAGGGTTGCCCCGCGAGTCGCAACAGGTCGCATTCGCACGCGCGATCGTCGTCGGCAAAAGTTCTTCCAGAATCGAAAGGATCTCGTTCCATGCTGCGGTGATGCGGCCACCATATTTAGGAAGGTTTGCCAGTACTTGAGACGGTGTCGGATTCGGTGTCATAAAAGCTCCTGCGCTTGCATTAACAGTTGGCGCGATTGGTGGCGTGCGAAAGCACGCTGGGTGACGCGCGTCCATTCGGCGTTGAACTGCCCGACGAAAACAGCAGCCACATAAGTAAAAGGACCATGCGGTTGCATCCGCGTCGTGCCGTGGCTGAGCAGCCAGCCGATAGAAATCGGGTTGCCACTACGCGGGTCGGTTTTTGCCGTGTTCCAGAAATTGAGGTGCGCCCCATCGGCACTGAGCGTGTAGTTCCAGCGCCACGACCGCAGGAACTCGCCGCTTTGTTCGTTGACGACAGTACGGTCGGGAACGGAGCCGCGCACGCCGCGCACATGGCCGATGCTGCCAACACCGCGTACCGAGCGCGCAATGCGCCGCCCCACGACTTCGCCACCGGGCTTCTGGTCAAACCCGTAGGGATGCCCCATCGCGCGCAGCGTCGGCGTCTTGTAGGGACCCTGCGACATGTGTTTGAGCATTTCATACATCGCGTCGCCAAGGGCGCGAATGCCAGCCAGATCTCCCGGCTGCACATCGCTCATGTACTGCGTCTTGCGCTGCAGGGACATCACGAAATTGCCCGATGTCGCGTGCTGGTAAAGATGAAACGAAGGCATGCCCGTGACATCCATCAAAAGCGGCTGCTGGATCTCCATCTCGCCTGTGTCGCTGCTCGTCAGGACTTGGTACGGGCGTGGAACGGTTTTGCCTACAGTCGGGGTACGTGTCGCGTAGGGACTTGCTGCCACCGGCGGCAACGCCAGCGGCCACGCGTTGGCACCGGCGGCACGAGCTCGTGCCGGGGCCAGTGGAAGAGACGCCGCTTGGGGAAGCGAGAGAAGCGACTGCACGCTGGCTGTTACCGAGGAGCCGGTTGTAGGCGCGAAGATATGAGCCGTCTCGCGTGCGAAACGAAAGAGTCCCGCGTTGGGCATAAAGGTTTACCCGTTAAACGTCGATGGATGGCGCACCGTAATGACGCCGCGATCAGCGAGCAGTCCGCCGGATGGAGCCGGACGAGCGCTCTTGTCGAGCACACCCAGAAACCAGAAGCGCGGGCGATAGTAGTAAGCCAGAGAGTACTTTCCGTTTTCGGCCACGGCGTTTGAAAGCCAGACAACGGAATTGGTCGCCGTGTCGAGCCGGTAATCCTTGCCTTCGGTGAGCCGGGTCCCCGTGGTCCCGACGAGCGCCAGAATCTGAAAGGCGTAGGGATGGGTGAGCTTATCGGCAACGCCGCGCTGGAGCGTCTCACGATACTGTTCCCGGACGGTCAGCCGGACATACATGTCGGGACGCGCGAGCGGGATTTCGTCCGCCATCGTCATGATGGTGCCGTCGCCAAATCCCTGAAACATTCCCGAACTCGTGTTGACGAGCTCGGTCTTTTTCATCTGGATGACCGCGCGCGGACCATCCGTCGGCAGGCCCGATGCATCCACCGTCGAGAGAGTCTGGCCGTTGGCGGCCACCGTCTGCTGCGAATAGAGATAGCCGTGCTGGCAGTTGAGTGGGCAGGAGAACGTGTAGTCGTTATTGCCAGCGCGATAGCAGGTGCAGGGAATCGCGGGGAACCAGAGAATGGGTTCGCCCTGCTCCGCGAATAACGCGCGAAAGGCTTCGGGGTCCGGGGTCATCGCAGGGCCTCCATTAAAGCGTCGTGAATTTCAGGCCGGGTCGTTTGGTTTGATTAACCGCTGCCTGAAACTTCTCTTCGTAGGTTTTGATGTAGCTGTCGAAGAAGCCGGGCTGTATCGATTGCGACACGCCATCAATCGAGATGGTGCCGCCAGTCAGAGAAACCGCACGCTGCATCCGGGTGAGGACGCGAGCGGTAGCGTTGAAGCGAACCGCTGCCAGAATCGGGCGCATGTCTTCAAAACGGCAGGCTGTCGTGGGATCGTCGGTTTCGACGTTGAAATCACGAGGCAGGAATCCCGCGGTATAGTCGATGGTGACGATGTTGGGAATGTTGTTGTGGCCCGCCAGATTCGCACCGGCGACAGCGAGGAGCGTCAACGAAGAAGTGGCAAACGGCCCCAGACCGATAATCGGAACGATATGGACGATGCCCAGTTTGCGATTTTTGATCTGCCACTGTTCCGGCAGGTTAAGGGCTTTGACGGCATCAAGGGTCTGGCCGTATCGCAGTACAACACGGTCGATTTCGATCAATGGCCGATGACGCACTTTGATATCCGCAAAACCCTGCTCCCAGTCTTCGCGGATATAGTTGTAGCCTTCCTCTTCCCAGTCGTAATCAATGCCAGGCACCTGCGGCTCGCCGTCCGTTTTCGGTTCGACGGGAATTGTGCGCACACGCCGCTGCGTGAGAAAATTTCCCGTCAGCGTCTCATAGTCGCCTTGAGCTTCCTGAATCGCTTCGGCGATCTGTGTATTGACGGATGCGACCTTTTGTTCCGCCGTCGTCGCTTCCACAGCGGCGAGCTTGAGAAGATAGGACATCACCGGCTTGCCGGAAAGTTCCTGCTTGACGGATTTTACGGTGATAACAAGAGGCCACATAATTTTTCAGGGGATTCGGGACAGGTGCCCGGAAATTAGTTGTGAGCAGCGCGGCGGGTACGGTTGTCGCGAATCTCACGCTGGATTTTCTTGCGCTCGTTGGCGATATCGAGCGGCTGCGGCGGCTGCGCTACATTGAAGCTGTAATAGTCCTGAATGAAGGCGAGCGGCTCCGTGACTTCGGAAGGGCAGATCAAATAGAACAGGTTGCGCTCTGGGTAGTTGTCGCGTGCGGGACGGTGCGGGTCGATGCGGATATCAAAGCGATTCCAGCCGACAGCACCGAGAAAGGCCGTGAGTTCCAGGTCATCGACAAGAACCAGTTCGAGTTGCCCACCCTGCACAATTTCGGTCACGAGGCAGGGCATTGTAGGACGCACGGCAGCATCAGCCGAGAGCGGTGAGGCAAAGACAGTCGGAGCGGGGGTCGGCGAGAGTGAAGATGGTTTCATGATTGGTGTCCTCGGGAGAGGGGAATGGGAATGGGGCACCGGCCTCGATTCAAAGCCGGTGCTGTATCTTTACAAATAACGTGTAGTCGCCTTATTTCTTGGCCGCAGTGGTTTTCTTCGCGGTCGTTTTGGCGGTCGTTGACTTTGGCGCTGCTTTTCTCGGAGCCGTAGGGGTAGTCGGTTTTGCAGGGACTTCGGGAGTGACGACTGCCGGAGGAACGACATCAGGAGTGACGACTTCGTCCTGGCTGGCAGTGCTGTTTTCGGATACTTCGTCGTCTGTGGTTTCGACCACGACGGCCTCACTCGTTCCAGCGTCGGCAGTTTTTTCATCACCAGTTGCAGCGCTATCGGCGTTGGCTTCATCCGACGAATCGTTATCCGATGAATCGACGGATGCACTTGCTTCGGTCGTTTCATTTTCGCCGGTCACCGGTGCTTCGACTTCGCTGCTCTCGGATACAACCTTGACCTCTGAGGAATCCTGCTCGGCGGCGCCTTGGACAATGGACTCGGTTTGTTCGTCGTCAGCGACGACTACCGTCTCAACTTCCGGCGTTGGTTCGAGAGGCGAAGGTTCCGTTGGCGCAGGTTCGTCCTCTACTGATTCAGTCGAGTCCGCACCAGAGGCCGGCTCTGGTTCTTCCGGTGCTTCATCTTCCGGCGATTCGTCTTCCGAGAGGTTGTTTATCCAATCCTCGGTCAGAGATGTTTCGGCAGCGCGCGCGGGCGAGTCTTCACAATCTTCGATCATCAAATCAGGATAGGCGCCCTGGAGTGCATACGCGGTGCGTTCGCCAACGACAGCGGAGCACAGGTTGTTGAACTGGACATCAACATTGTCCGGCGCCGTGGTCAGTTGTCCGCAGAGCGCGCGGTACTTGCGCGACTGAGGGGGCAACTTGATAATGACCCGTCGTCCCGCCTCATAGTGTCCATTCGGGACAGGCGCTAAAACTTCGGCATGCTGAGCCATAATCTCGCGATTGGAAGCGTCGATGCGGATTTGCGGAACATCCTTCGCATCCATCGCAATCGCCAGAGAAACATAAGCAATTCCGTCGCGGTTGAAATAGGCTTCCCCGGACGCAAAGTTCGTGGATTCATCACGCAGACTCTCGTGGCGGATTTCAATAAAAACATGAGAGGCCGGAACGGCGACTGTCGTATCATCAGTGGTCTTTGAATCGTTTTGGGACATTTAGATTTCCTCTTAAAAATGAAAGTCGGGAGACGGCTGGCGTCTCCCGAGAAGACGGTCCTAGTGACTAGAACGTCAGATCGTTGAAAATCACGATGAGCTTGCCACCGGTGCTTACCGTGCCGCCCGTGTTGTTGATCGTATTTACGGCCGTAACCGAAAACTGGCTCGTCAAATCGACGATGTCATCCGCCGAATGATAGAGCACGGAAACGAGCTTGTCGCCGACGGCAATACCGGCGACGGCCACATTGCCAGCCGCCGCGCCGGCCACAATTTTGGTAACCGGTCCTGCTTGCAGTGCGGCAATCAAATCGCCCAGTTGCTGTCCGTCGGGGAGGCCGGGCGCTGCGGTGTTGAGCGCATTATAAACGAGTTGGTCCACTGAAATCACCTTTTAAGGCAAAACATTGGCTCTCCGAAGAAAGCCAATGTTTTGAATTACTTTAACCGTTCACGCCGAGAATTAGTCGATGTGACCGATGTTTTCCACGATGATCTGGAACTGCGGAGCGCGCAACTGGAAGCACACGCCCGCGAGCCAGATCGACGGGAAGTTGAACACGTAACGAGGCAAGTCGTAACGCGAGATCGGCAGCAACTGGCGAGCGAGCCACAGGCCCGTGCCGTCCGGCTGCTGCGTGTTGCACATCAAAACGCCCGTCGAGCAACCGGGAATGAATTCACCGTCGTCGTAGAACGTCTGGTCCGCGCCATTGGCGATGCCGTTGGCCGTGACCGCAGTCAGATACTTGTGCGTCGCGATGTCTGCCGTGGGGCCACGGAAGATTTCGAAGCGCAGGGTCGAAGCGTGCGCGTTGGTGATAACCAGCTTGGCCTTCTGGCTGCCGTTGGGGCTCACCGACCCGGCGGAAACGCGCGCATCACTGCGGCCCTTCACACCGACGGCCTGCACCGAGTAGTAGTACGGGCCATCCGCCTTGAGCTTGTTGCCATCGAGGACGTTACCGGTGTTATCGGCTTCCAACGAAGCGACGACCGCCGACGGCTTGGTCGGAGCGTTGGCGCGCGAAGGCGCCGAGCGCGGACGCTTCAAGTACGGGTCGAGGTGCAAGTCGCGATTGGTTTTCACGCGACCGGTCTGCCCGCCGAGTTTCTTCACGAGGAAGTTCTCCGGCATGTTGAGCAGGTCGGTTTCCTCGCCCATGTTCAAGCGGCCATGTGGCAACAGGGACTTTTCAATGTCCGCAAGAACCTTTGGCCCCCACCAGAAATCGGTCGCAACGGCACCATTTTCATAGTTCATCGCGGCGATGTCAGGAAGGTTCTTCAAGTCCAGCGGCTTGCCGTTGCAGTTGAAGCGCAAAATCTTGTTGTGGCGATCGTGCTTGGCGCGCGTCTGGGCAAGAAAGCCATCCGCTTCCAGCTTGGTGATGCTGTTGTTGCCATGCCAATGCTGGATGTTCAGATCGATAATCGTCTGGTTGAGCGCCGCGTATTCGTTGATGCGGTCAACACCACCGGCAACTGCCTTACCCGACATCGTCTGCGCCGTGACCAGAGTCGCGGGCAGCGAGGTGCTGTAAGGATGTCCGTACCAGCGGATGTTCTGGTGAACGCGTTCCAAGTCGGGATCGTTGTCTTCGCCGTCACCGCTGAGTGAGCCGGGGTTCACGAAGCCAAGACCGGGTTCGCCACCGAGGTCGGTGATGAGCGTGTGTTCCACGCGGTCCGAGGTGGCCGCGCGCTTGTTGACTTTATTCCATGCGGGCGCAAAGTCCTGCGCGGAAATTGTGGCGCTGGTTACGACGGGGAGCAAATCCTCCAATTTGAGGGCGTCGGCTCCAGTAACTCCGCCATCCGCTTTTACGCCCGAAATGTCCATCGCTTTCGCGATTTCGGCGATACCTCCGCCAGCGTGGCGCTGCAGGCGACGTTCGATAACTTCAAGTGCGCGATCGCCGTGGTCGGCGATCTCGGGGTCGAGCAGGTACTCCTCGACAAAGTGTTCTAATCCAATTGCTACGGGATTCGACATTGGTTCATCCTCCGGGGTTACTTTTTTTCTTCGAGAGGTTCATAGGTGGGAGGTGGAGCGTTGGAGGATGAAAAGAGGGCAACACCAGAATGGCTGGTGCTGCCGCGAGTGCGTGATTTAGCGCGAGCGCGTGGCGTTATTCGTTTTCAGCAACGAAACCGATACCCAGACCGATACACGCCGCTTTATACATTTGTTCGCCGCGCTCTTCGGGTGCGAGTGCCACCGCCTTCATCAGCGTGTCGGAACTCAGGCCGAGGTCGTTGTGCGGATTGTCACGGACATAGGCACCCAGTCCCGTGACGAACTGTCCGTCCGTCAGGCCGTGACGGCGCTTGAAGTTGAGGCCGCCCATGCTGCCCGAACCGCCTCCGTTGGACGGTGGTTCGAAGTTCTCGTCCACGCCCTTGCTCAGGAGATGCTCGCCTTTCCCTTTGCCGCGCGGCGTGCCGAACGGGTGCGGGGTCATGCTGAGCGTTTCGATCTTGTCGCCGAATGCTTTGTTCAGAGTGACCTCTTCCTGGAGCAGTTCAAGCTGCTCACCGACCGATTTTTTGATTTCGGTCATTTCGCCGTTGAAGAGATCGAAGGACTTGAGCAACGTGGCGTTTTGCTCCATGATCTGCGCATTGGCCTTGAGCGCTTCGCCCAGCGCCGCTTCGAGGCGGCCCTCGCGTTCTTGTGACTGGACCAGATGAAGCTCGACGCTTTTGACGAGCTCGGTGACGTTGATCGCTTCCTGTGGAAGAAAGTCATCATCGCTGAGATCGAGGTCGTCAGCGAGAAGGCTGTCCACATCGTTTTCATCAAGATCGTGACCCTTCTTGATGTTGCGTGGGGGGGGCGCTTCATCCGACAACTCTTCATCGTCGTCTGGCTCGCCATCGCCATCGCCGTCACCTTCATCACCATCGACTTCCCCGTCACCGTCACCATCGCCCTCGGTGGTATCGGCAGGCAGAGGAGTGGCGTCACCGTCGCCGGTGCCTTCTTCGTCCTCGTCATCCTTTTTGGACTTCTTGGACTTGTCCTCCTCTTCGCTGGCGTTGGCAGACTTGGTTTTATCAGCCTTCGAGACGAAGCCCTTCACCAGATCGACGCCCTTCTGGAACAGGCTGCGCGCTGCCGGGTCGGTGATGGCGTCCGCTTCCTTTTCCCATTGGTCGAGATCGAATGAATTATCCGCTCCGCCATTCTGTAATTCGTTTGGCATAGATTTGCCTCCTTGCGTTTTTATCTTCAAGCGGCCACTGCTCTCTCTCCGCCTTGCGACGAACAGCACTCAGCGCGCTCTGGATACAAATTCAGTCCTGCTCTAACTCCGGCATTCACACCGGGTACGGGCATTGGCAGCGCCTGCGATTGTGCGCAGGAGTTCCGCCGACGATTGATAGCGTTCGCCACACTGGTGGCAATGCTTGTGTTTGTGATCGAGCGGCACACCACAGCGCGCGCAGGAGCGAAGATGTCCGCCATCGCGCACTGCGTTTACGACCCCGCTCCCACTCGATTCGAGCTTGAGGGAATCGCCGCCCGTGACGCCGCCATCGGCCTTGATGCCCGATACGTCCATCGCTTTCGCGACCCAGAGAATCGCGGGAAGATCGCCGTTGCCGTCCATCTCTCCCGGTCCGCTGTCGAGTTCCAGAATCGATTGATCCTCCATCTGACTGAGGTCGATACCCTTCGCCAGACAGACGGTGTTCATGTTTTTGGGAACAGGAGCGATCGAAATCAGGGGCACGAACGTGGGATAGGCGAGGCGATAGCCCGGCTGCGTCGGGTGCGACTGTGTGCGTGCCTTGCCCTGAAGGGAGAACCCGACGGCGGTCCCGACCTCGCGCTGGCACTTGAGCAAGTGGCGAACATCCTTGAGGTCCTCGGACGCTTCCTCGGTGAGAGGATGAACAATACCCTCGACCTCGCCGACGATGCCCTTGAACGTTTTGCCGAAGTGACCGTACTTGCGCTGCGCTGCCGCGTTCGTCAAAAAGCGCACCGCGTGCACATCACCGACGATCTTGTTGCGATGGTTGTAGTTGAAGCGCATCTGACCGTGCCGCGCGCATTGAAACGCATTCGGGTTGGTTGCCGCTTTAACGATGTCGTTCTCCAGATCGGCGCTCTCGTCGGTGAACACGCCATAGACGCGAATGGGGCCGCGCCCATCGTCACCGATGGGCTCGCTTTTCACGATAGGAACGAACCATTCGAAAGCCTGAAGAACGCCGTCTTTTGCGTTCATGATGCACCCGGCGGGCTGTGCCCGCCCCTACTTCAAAAAGAAACCCACCGACGAAAGGACGCTCGCAAAAGCGCCTCTTTCAGCGGTGGGTTTTGCTCTCATGGGAACGGTCAGCATCAACCGTTCCCAGTGCGGTGTTCAAACCAATGGAATATAGGTCCCACCATTTGAACGTCGGCCCGAACCCTTGGAGTGCTGTTCAGCACGAGAAGGTCGTTGGCCCCGCAGCCTGTACCCGTGGCCTCGCCGGTTTGTCGGGCGTTGTGTGCACCGCAGTGCACAACAACTGGAAAACAAAAAACCGCCCCTTCGAAGTGAAAGGGCGGCGGCGGGCCAATTATGCAATTACGAGTTGAAAATTAAAATTTCATGATGCCTTGACCTGAATGGAGTAACGACGAGGTGAAACGAAATCGATTAAAACAGCTATACGCGCTTGCTATACGTCTTCAATTATAGAGGCGGCCTCGCGTGCTGTCAAGCAATTTTTTCGCGCTTTGTCAAAATGCCCGCCTTCCTACGTACCGATGAAGAAAACCAAGGAGACAATTTCAATGATTACATCAATTGCCCAACTGAAAAATGACCTCGCTCCAACAGCGCCTGCAGCGTCGGTAACGGCCCCGGTTCTGGCGTCTGTCCCCGATACCGAAACACCCTCTTCCAACCGTCGCTCCGAGTTGGTCGAAGCGTGGTTCCGCATCGGCATGAGCAAACCATCGATTCGTAAGGCTAGCGACCCACCGTTCACGCGGGACTCGTTTCGCAACGCGGAGTACACAGATATCGGCCTGATGGTGGACCGGATTCTCCAGAGCCCCTACTGGTGCGTGGGACAGCCGTTCTACTGGCGCAACGTCTGCTTCATCGACCAGGTGGAAGGCGGCGACGAATGGCTGGTTATCATCGATGAAGAGCCGGTCGAATCTTTCTCCTGCGGGAGGATGGGAAAAGAGGGTGTGCTCGATGCCGTGTCCCATCTGCTCAAGACCGTATTCCATCTGCGCTCGATTGACGTGGTGCCCAGCATCACGACCGTGACGTGGTATAGCGACTGGTACACCTCGCTCACCAAAGACCATCGCTACCACTGGTTCCTGCGCCAGCCGTCCGATCTGTGCACGCGCGGAGACAACGAGTTGCTGTGGCACTGGGGCAAAGACTTCTGGCACTGGAACGGGCGTATCGTAACGCGCTATGTCCCACCCTCACCGGACCGCCTCGGCCTCTACTATCACCCGCTTCGCGCGCAGGGATGGGAAACCGCGAACGCAGGACAGAAAGAACACGAGGGGATTTGCTTCGCCACGACCGAAGGACTCACGGCGCTGCTTGATCGCCTGAACTTCCCGACGCAGCGGCCTCCGATGCTTTAGCAATACCGCCCGTTGTCAAAATGCCCGCCGATCTACGTACCGATGAATTTACAGGGGGAATCATGCGAGACGATATGCAAAAAGCGACGGAAGTAAAAATCGAGCAGCACGTCCAGAGCATTCTCTGGTCGGTGCGTCAGAACGGTTTGTCCTTCGAAGATGCTGTGAAGCGCCAGCGCGCGACCAGCATCTTCGGCGCGAAAATCTGGGAGCGCATCACCACGCTCGCCCAAGAAAAACTTGAGGAGAAGGCCAATGTCTAGGTTCATATCAATCGACGGGAAGCAGGTGCGGGAAATCAGTCGAGAGGAGTACGACCGATTGAAGAGGTTCGAAAACATCACCGATAATGGCGTGGTGTTCATGGATGAGCCTTCGGGCTCAGAAGGCTACTGGTTCTGCCTGATTCGCGAAAGCCACCACACCGACGAAGATATCGAGTGTGCGAAACGCGAGATCCGCCACAAACGCGATGCGACCTCCATCGAAGTCGGCGTTCTGGCGCCGTCGATTCAGGAACTGTTTCAAACGCTGCAAACCGAGATCTCCGAGCACATCGGCACGGCGCCAGTGAGCGGTGAGGTGATGAACGAGGTGTATGAGATCCTCAAGGGACTCACCATTGAGCAACTCGAACAAATGCGCGATGTGACGTGTTTTACGCACTTCACCGGCGACGAGCTCACGCTGTTTATTCACCAGTGCAATTTCACGATTGAACGAAAACAAGCGGGGGTCTGGTAAAGCCAGAGCGCAGAGCCACAATCCGGTTGAACAATTTTTAAGCGAGGGAATATCATGAAATACAATCTTTGCGTGCTCGGTTGTGACTCCGGTCCGAAGACAGAAGAAACGTTTGATGTGCGCGACATCATCGGACACGGTTTATTGAAGGGGGTGCGGATTCTGGCGGCTCAGGGACGCCGGGTCCACACCGCTCCCAGCGGCGCGCAGTTTCTGGTGCCGATGTCCTATTCCCTGCGGGGCATTTCGGAAAGTGTCATGCAGATCTGCTTTCCCCTTGTGCTGCGTGGCAACGCCGACAAGTGCATTATTTACAATCCGGCCACACAGTTCTGCGAGCTTCGCATCGCGGGCAAAGTGGTGGCGCGCGAGAGCACGCTGCGCGCAATCGAACGACTGCCCGAGTGCCCTGCGTTCGATTGACCTGCGTTCGAATAACAACTCACCCCTATCTCACTCAAGGAATTTTATGAAAACCGTCATTGTCAAAATGAGCAACGGGGCCATCTATCGTGGCCCCGTGAGTTCTCTCCGCGACTTCGGAACAACCAACGAACCCGATCGCTATATTGAGTTCACTCACGACGCGCAGTCCGACGGGCGAACCGGCGACCCCGGTTATCTCAAGGAACAGTACGACCGACAGCATCAGGGCGTTGTCACCGTTGAAGTCGTTTTGTGAGCGAAATATGGCGTGAAAGAGAAACCACGCAGGAACCACCAACTATGAAACTCAAATTTCCCGTAACCGAAGTGCTGGCGGTCGTGAATCATTCAGTGCAGCGCAACCCGGCTCAGCCCTCACTTATCCTCAAGCTGAAGGGTGACCGTCTCGCACTGCACAGCGGAGCGAAAGGGTGCACTGCGGTGCACACTACAAGTACTGGCAGTGGGGCTTCGGAATCGGCTGAGGAAGTCATTCCTCTGCTGCCCGAGCTTGTCAAACAATTTCACATCGCAGCGAAGTCGAAGCCGCCAATGCAAATGTTCATCAGCCTGACTCAGAACCGGCTGCGCCTCGGGTTCGAAGACGAGCCCGTGCGACGGCGCGTCTCCAGACGGCCCCGAGTGGCACGACGCGCCTAGCTTTCGGAAAATACGACCAGACTCCAAGGACCCACTCATGTTGAATTTCACAACCTGCTCCTATGCCTGCCGGAAGGAACCGTGTGTTGTCTGCACGACCGAAACCAGTGAAGGTTTTACCTGCATGGGCAATTTTCTGTGCAGCGAACGATGTGCCCTAATTCGCGCCGCACAGCCAGATTCCCTTTTTGTGCTCTCGTCCGATGATGAACGCGTTCAGGCCACCCGCGCCGCCGAAGGGCTACAGGCCCCCCGCTGGCGGCGCGAAAGTGGCTTCATGCTGATTCGTGCGTGGCCCGTTTATCCCACCAAGGAAGCTCTCCAGCATGCGCGGGATACAGCGTGGCAGGACTTTCGTGAACATGGCTGGGTGCAATGCCCGTGCTGCCAAACGAAATACGCGATCTCTCTCGAAGCAGCGGATGTGCGCGAAACGGGAGTTTGTTCCCAGTGCTACGCCTACACCAAGGGCAATCGCCAGTGGGTCGAAAAGCATGTGTATCCGTCGTTTGAAGAGGTAATGGAGCGCGTCAACGCCGGATACGGATTGACACCCGCTGAAGTCACTGTCTTCAGGGAAAAGTTCGGCGTCTAAGTCGAAAAAATTTAGTTTAAAGGATGGATTTTCGTGAATGGACAAGACCTCACACCGTTACAGCAACAGGTCGAAGAGCGCATTGCGGCCTATCTCGAAGCGGGCGGCTTCAGCCTCGGCTATCGCGACGAGAAGGGACTGGTTGACAATGCGCCGCTTACAGACACCGGTCTGCCCCTCGGCATCCGCGTCTTCGTCGCGCCGTGCTACGTTACCGAACCCGGCGACCATGTCATCGTTGTTACGCCGACGATGGTAGGCCGCTATTTCCGCAATACCCCCAGCGGCGACGATTGCACATGGGAGCAAAAAGAAACCACAACTTACAAGAACAAAGAGGAGTTGCAAAAAACTCTCGCGAAGATGTTGGAACAGCCTCTGGGCTGCTGGGCGTAAAAGTCTGAAAAATCAACGCAAAACTGCGGGAACAGCGAAGTGTGCAGAGTACGGTCGAAATCCATTGATCGTACTCAAAACTGTGGGAATCAACCCGAGGTTGCTTATGAATTTACCTATCGAATCGACGCCCGAAATTGAAACTTTGCTCCATGAGGGAGCACCAGTCTGCATCGGCGTTTCCGGCGGGAAGGACAGTTGTGCTGCGGCGTTTGCGACCAATGACTATCTGGACAGCGTCGGGCATCGCGGCCCGCGCGTTCTTGTTCACAGCGACCTTGGACGAATCGAATGGCGCGACTCGCTGCCAACGTGCGAACGTCTTGCGACAGCGCTCGGGCTGGAACTGATTGTTGTACGGCGCGCTGCTGGCGATATGATGGATCGCTTTCTGGTGCGCTGGGATAATAACGTCGCACGGTATGCGGCGCTGGAATGCGTCAAGCTCATCCTGCCATGGAGCACGCCCTCGATGCGGTTCTGCACCAGTGAACTCAAGACGGCGGTGATTTGTCGTGAACTGATTCGACGGTTCCCCGGCCAGACCATTCTTTCCGTTTCAGGCATTCGGCGCGATGAAAGTACCGGTCGCTCCAAAGCACCAACGGCCAAAGAGCAAAGCAAGCTCACCAGCATAACGCACGGCACGCGCGGCCTTGACTGGCACCCGATTGCAGGCTGGCTCAAAGATGACATTTTCAGCTATCTGGAAGAAAAGTCTTTTCCACTGCACGAGGCATATGTTATTTACGGCACCTCGCGCGTTTCGTGTTCCTTCTGCATCATGTCCTCGAAAGGAGATATGGCGGCGTCCGCCAGTTGTCCCGACAATCACGATGTCTATCGGGAGATGGTCGAACTGGAGGCGCGATCGACATTCAGTTTTCAGGAGAATACCTGGCTTGGTGACGTTTCTCCGATGCTGCTGAGCACTGAACTTAGCATCCGCCTCGATAGAGCCAAGGAAAAAGCCAAAGAGCGCGAGGATGCCGAATCATTGATTCCATCGCACCTGCTCTATACCAAGGGCTGGCCGACCTGTGTTCCTACGGTAGCCGAAGCAAAGCTGCTCTGCACGGTGCGCAAGCGTGTCGCAGCGGCAGTCGGCTTGGAGATTGACTATACGGAGCCGGAGGAATTACGCGAGCGATATCGCGGGCTCATGGCACAGAACGCCCAGAAAGAGGAAGCGAAGGACCAGAAGGAAAAGCGCAAGTTGCTTCGTGCGGCGTGAGGACAGCGAAGGGCGGTCGGATTCGACCGGACTCTGTCACAATAAAGACGAACAAAAGGAGATACGATGCCCCCTGAAGAATTTGACAACATCAGCGACGCATGGAGCTCGGAAGAGCGATTACTCGTGATCCATGGCATTGCGGATAAAGCGATGGTCAGCGTCAAGGCCGCACAAATGACACCGATAGAAGTTTGTCACGCATTTGCAACCATTCAAATCGTAGCCGAGCAGCCGGCCATCATCTTGGAATCCAGCCGAATCAGTCTGAAAGCTCTTCTCTAAATCCAGCGCGAAAAACTACGGTCAGTGCAGACAGTTTGTTGACCGTACTTTTTCGTTCACCTGTGTCGCGCTTGTCAAAATGCCCATCGATCTACGTACCGGTGAAGAAACCAATTTGAAAGGAGCCCGACGTGAATTCGATTTCTTATCCACACGTTGTCTTAATCGATGGACAACCGCATTTACCCATAGAACTGATTGACCCCGACATCGACCAGCACCGCAAGCGCTTTCGTAATCTGCAGCAACTCGCGGCATCGTTCCAAGAGTTTGGAATCTTGCAGCCGCTCAAACTTTCCTACAATCCAGCAACCGGACGCTACCTGCTGATTGCCGGGGAACGCCGCTACCGCGCGGCCCTTATCGCGGGCCTCAAGCTGCTTCCGGTTTCCATCACCAAGGCGACCAAGCGCAAGTGCTTTACGATGGGCGTCATTGAAAATGTGCAACGCGACGACCCGCAGCCGATGGAAGAAGCGGAAGCCTACCGGAAGATGTTGAAGGAGAACTTGGACTGGACCACGGAAACGATTGCCTCCGTTATCGGCAAGACAAAAGATTATGTGGATTACCGGCTGGCACTGCTCGAACTTCACCCGATGCTGCGCGGCATGGTGCAAAACGCGCCAGAGCCTGATAGCGGGCAGATCTCCATCGGGCAGGCATATCAGATCGTGACAGCGTCCCGGCTGATGCCGGTTCCGCGTCACGCGCAGTACACGATTTTTAAGGCCTATCAAAAGGGGACATCACTTCGATCTGCCGTGAGTGCCATTCGTCAACAAGCGGCCATGACGCAGCAACAATCGTTTTTTGCGCTTGCCGCGCTCACACCCTATCAGGCCAAGCGAGCGGCACGAGCACGCCAGACGCTTGAAGAGAAGCTCGCTAAAATCACGAAGCTCTGCTCCGACACCTGGGACGCAAAACGCTGCCAACTCGTGGTGTCGGCGTTCAGCCGCAATGACCTCGACCGCACGATTCTCGAAATCGAATTGCTGGAGAAACACTTGGCCCGTGTTCGTAAGGACCTGACGACGGAGAGGACACGCAAACAGATATTCCGGCGCGCGAAGAAAGGCAACCCGTCGGTAAAGCCACTGCGGAAAGCGGCCTGAAATGAATTTGGAGTACGGTCGTTTCGACCTCACTCTTGGGAGTTTTATGATTTATCTCGTTCCCGGTTATGGTGGCTATCGGCCCACCGAAACACATCACGTTGTCGCGATTCATTACGAGGAAGTGAAGCCCGGTGTCTGGGCACCGTGGGGAGTCACGACGATGGAAGAATATAACCACGAAGGCCGCACCGGCTTGAGTCCAAACCACTGGGATTTCGCTTACAGCAAGGCGCAGGAAGTGAGCTACTTCCATAACAGCGGCGGTGGTGGCGATGCGACAGTACGAATCGACCGGATAACTGGGGACGAACCGACCCCGCTCTGGCTCGACCGGTCGAAGATTACGCCTGTTGGCTACAGGGGCGGCTATTCCAAAGACAAAGAACCAGAACCGCTTTCCGACGAAGAAATCGCGGCACTTAACTATCGTTTGCTTGATGCGCCGCTTCCGCTTCACGGCGAGGAGAATACAAACCCGTTTGGTGACTCGTGGAATATCCAAGAAGGCGAAACGATTTATTGCAGCGTGTGCAATGACAACACGTTGCGCGAAGATTGTGATTTGTGCAGGCACATTCGATGGTGCGACCAATTCGACTGGTATGCCGGATGCGGGCAATGGGCCGAGGACATAGGCAGGGAAGAGCACTACACAAAATCTTTTGCAGCCCTGCTCGAATTCGTTGGCATCGATACGGCGAGGCGTCTAGAAAAGAGTCTGCGCGCCCACGATTACAAAGCCTATGAAGAGTACAGCGCGTTCTGGCTTGAACTTCTGAATGCAACTGGTGAAAAGTCTGTCGTGCTTCACAACCCTGACGACGGTTATGAGGGCACCATTCCCGAAGATAAAATCACTAAGGAGATGGAAGCCGCGATGATCTGGCTCTATACCTTGGAACCTGGCAGCACGGATGAACATGACATCATTGCGGCGGGCTGGGTGCAAACTTGGCTCGCCAATCAAGTGAGCATCGCGTAGTTCAGCCGCACCGGTTGCGGTGCTTTAATTTTTACCTGTGTTGTGCACCGCAGTGCACAAAAACCGGCTCAGGCCCAAGGATTATTTATGTCCCCCCTATTCCCCGATATTCACCAGCGATTTTATGGCCGCATCCTGACTCACGTCACAAAGATGGGCTGTAATTCCGACCATGCCGAAGACGTGACGCAGGAAACGTTCATCCGCTTTTCGCAGAAGATAGACGAGATGGAAAGTCTGAGTGACCGCGCGGTCGCGTCCTACCTTTATACGACAGCATCCAACATCGTCATTGATTACCTGCGCAAGACGCGGGGACGTAACCCAGCGGCACCGATTATTCTGCTGTCTCTCGATAGTTCCGACATCGACGGGACCGTGCTCGAAGTCGAAGACAGCGCGCCGCCTGTGCACCACGATCTGGAGAACGATGAGTACCACCAGTGTCTGCGCCTCCTCGTCCATGATGCTCTCAAATGTCTGCCCGACTGGCAGCGTGAAGTCATCGTGATGCACCATGTGCAGGGTATGGACGTGAAAGAAATCTCCGTCCGTGTCGGCTATCCCGTCGGCACCGTCAAGTCCCGTTTGTGCCGTGGCCGTGCCGAGATGGCGAAGCGAATGGGACCGTCGATGAAAAGTCTGATGAACCAATAACAACCCGAATTGATTAAGGAGACTCCTGTGAATACGACATCTGTGGAAGCAACCCCAGCCGTTCAGCGAATCATTGTCGAAGTGCGCGGCGGCAGCGTAACCGACATTCTGAGCAACAACCCCAACGTCATTGTGATCGTGCGCGATTTCGATAGCGAATCTGTGGGCGAACTCTTGCCGCCCTCGGGCGCCATCGATTTTCCAGTGACACTTGCCGACGACGACGAGCTCGACCGGCGCGCGGGGATTCGCCTCCCTACCCGCACCGAACAACTCACGGACTTGATTACCGAGATGCGAGAGGCGCGCGATGCCGAGCCCGCAGCGGCTCATATCCGCGTACTGGAAGGCGTTCTCCTCTCCGCACAGGGACGGCCCGAAGAAGTCTGTTGCGACGCCCTCAGCGAAGAGCAGGCGGCCACACTGGGAAACTGGTTCGACCGCATGAAACGTCTGGGCGCCGGAGCATCTATTGAAATCGGGCGCGCTGTTATTCCCGCAAAGGTCATCCCTCTCCGGTCCTCCTAAGAACCGCAACGCTCACCGTCAAAATGCCCTTTTACCTACGTTCTGATGAAGCGGGGGAGTAGCCCTGGCTATTGCGTCCCGCCCAACCCTCTACCTAGGAGACACTTATGAAAACTGTAAATCGATTCGATGTTGCGATGGCGAGCGAACCCGTATTACCCACGGTGCTGGAGATTCTGCGGCATCAGGTGGAATGCACGCCGGACTCGGTGAAGCTGCTGTGCGGTGAACTTGACCGGAAAGAATATGAAGCGGTGAACGCGGTCTTGGAGCGCATCGGCGGCAAATGGAAGGGCAGCAAAAAGGCGCATCTCTTTTCATTCGACCCCCGTCCGCTTCTGGCTGCTGTGCAGGAAACGGGCAAGATGCCTCCCAAGAATCCACTGGCCTATTTTCCGACGCAGCGCCCTGTTGTGGACCGCATGGTCGAACTGGCATTTATGAACTATGTTCCCGAAGATGCACGATTCGGTGAATTCTCCGCCGGTCAGGGAGCGATTGTCGATGCCCTTGTGGAAGCCGGAATTCGCCCGGAGCAAATCGACATCTGCGAGATCGATGAACTGAATCGCATGGTGCTGGAGCGCAAAGGCTACGCGCTCGCAGGTGACGACTTTCTGAGCTTTGATGGGCCACCCAATACCTACGACCGGATTTTGATTAACCCGCCTTTTTCGGTGCAGGGTGACCGTCTTGCATACATCACGCACATCGAGCGCGCCTATGAGTTGCTTCGTCCACACGGTGTCATGGTCGCCATTGCACCTCCCGGATTTCTTCGCAACACGGGCCAACGCGAAAAAGACTTCCTCAAGTTCGTGCTCACGTTTGGGGAGTATTCAGAAATCGAAGCCGGCGCGTTCAAGGAAAGCGGAACGGGCATCGCTACCGTGATGATCTATCTCGAAAAAATCAGCGAAAAGGAGGAGCACGAACGGCGGACCGAGCCGTTTCTGGGCTACGCCAATTATTACATCGGACAGTTCTGCCTCTGGGCGGAAACGACCGAAAGCATTTATCGAAAAAAGGTGGCACTTTATCAGAAGATGCAGGCATCACCCGAAATTTATGCCATCGGTAAGGACCGCACTCCCAGTCCAAAACTGGCGGCCTTGATTCGGCAGCATCTGGACGAGCTCGTTGCCGAGTCCCTGAAAGAGGGCAATGGCGTGAACCTGCTCGAATCGGACTTTCAGATTCTGACGAACGAATTCATCGACGGGTTTATCGAGCACACCCAAGGAGAACAATTGTCATGAGCCAGTTACAGCTAATCGATATTCGCCCGCCTCTCACGATGGCCTATGGCATGGGGGTGGACAGCACCGCCATTCTCGTTGAGTTTGTAAAGCGGGGAATCGTCCCAGACCTTATTTTGTTTGCAGATACGAAAGGAGAAAAGCCGGAGACGTATGCCTATCTTCCGATCATTCAGGAATATCTTGCAGCGCACGCACAGCCGCCGATTCAGGTGGTCACGGTTACACGGACCAGCAAGCATGAAAGTCTGGAGGCGGAGTGTCTGACGAATGAGACACTGCCGTCACTGGCGTTTGGCATGAAGTCCTGTTCTTTGAAGTGGAAGGTCGGGCCGCAGAACAAATTCTGTAACAACTGGGCACCCGCACGGGAGGCATGGGCCGCAGGCGTTAAGGTGAAGAAGGTCATTGGCTACGATGCTTCGCCGCGCGATTCGTGTCGCGGAACATTCGGCCAAGACGGGACGGGGAAAGGGAAGTGCATCTGCTGTCGTTCCAACCCCTGCAAGAAATACGAGTATTGGTATCCGCTGATTGAATGGCAGTACGATCGCGACATGTGCATTGACATCATCAAAGCAGCCGGTCTTCCCGTCCCTGTTAAATCGGCATGTTTCTTTTGCCCGGCGTCCCATAAGAGTGAAATTGTGTGGCTCAATCAGGCGCATCCCGAACTGCTCCAGCGCTCATTGAGAATCGAAGAAAACTTCCTTGAAGGGCGCCATCCAAAACGCTCGACCAAGGGGCTGGGGCGTCGCCATACGTGGAAGAGCGTTTTGGAATCGGCAGCCTCAGTGAATTGAAAAAGTACGGTCGAAGGTTTTGTGCACCGCAGTGCACACCAGTTAAAGGAGATATCATGTCTGTAGAACCCACCAAAACAACCATCATCCCGCCAAGGCCACAGCGCCGTGACGCCCACCTGATAGCCGTCGTTGCTGACCGCCTCGCGGAAATGCTCCAGCCGGAGTACATGGGCGTGCCCGTTGAAACGCTGAAACAAGACCTCACCGAAGCCCTCCGATGGGGACATCCTTACGACGGTTACGACCTTGGCAAGGAACTCGACAACGAAGGTTACGAGATGCGGGCTGCGGTCGTTGAAATCTTGGATAGTGCCGAAGGAATTTTGTCGGAGGCTCTTGAGGCAGCAGTCGGCGACTGGGTCAAAGCGTATGATGTCAAACCGCGTCTCAAAAAAGACGATGTCGTGCAGTGGAAGGGCGAGCAGGGCACAATCGTCGCGGCACACTACGACTATATGCCCGGTTATTATGTCCTGGCGCTTCCGGGTCACAACCAGATCGCAAACGGGATTGCCGGTGGCCTCTTGTTGCCATGGGAGGAACTCGAAGCAGAGAATGCCGCGCTTCTGACAGCGCAAAGCGTGGAATTATGAAACGACCAACAGGACCGCCGACAACCGGAAAGGCCACCGGGAAGACAGGAGGTCGGAGGCCGCGCACACTGCGCAACTCCGTCGAAGCGTCGGCGACCGCCGTCCGACTGCCCTTAACGTTCCTGATGCCCGATGAAGCGCCGCACTGGGAGTGGCTCTCGCACGAAGCGGGAGCGCCCACTGCGGCGCTTCGTGGCATGCACTCGCCCTGTGCCGAGCCGGGGGATCTGCTGATTTGCCGACTGGAAGACGGCACCAAGGCGACCTACCGATTTCTCGAAACCAGTCCGGTGGAGGGATTCCCAAACCAGTTCGTCGGCATCGTGGAGTGCGTCGAACTCGACAATTAAAAGGAGGTTTTTAGATGGGGCATGACCCGTACAAGATTCATCGCAAGGTGCGGCGGACCGACGCATTGTCCGACCGAACGATGTTCACCACTAAGTCCTTTACCGAGGAAAAGGAAGACGAGTACACACCGGTGATCGAAATCGAGGGCAATCTTAACGACTGCCGAGTCGAGTGCATCGATTGTCCCGACTTCAATTACCGGTGTGTACGCTATGAGCCCCGCATTACCTCCCATCCCGACTATTTCTGTAAGCACATCATTCGCGCCATCCTGACGGAAATCCGTAACGGGACGATTGTCGTCACGCCGGAGCGGCGGCGAGAACTGGTGCGTGCCTCGCGTCGCAAGACACGAGAGAACCGTCTGCCACATCTCCGTAAATCACAGAAGGCGGCAGGGCCAAAACCGTCTGCATCAAATCCCTCCGCGACCGAGAAGCCGGTCAAGCGGGGCAGGGACCTCGTGACAGATGCGATGGTGCAGGCAATTTTAAATGACCCTGACTGGGCGAGGTTTTAAAGTGAGAAAGCGTCTGAAACGTGCCTTTACCCTGACCGAGTCGCAACGGTTTCCGATTCTGATGTTCACCGTCCTAAATGCGATTGCTGTCGCTGACCGCGAAAATGCACCAGTCTGGCTCTGGCTGCTGGCGGTGGGTATTTATCCCGCACTCGCATTCACAATCAATTTCTTTTACGGAGAGTGAAATGGTTCTGTCCCACTGGCAACGACAGCGAATAAAACAGCGATGGGCCAAGCACATGGCTTATTTAGATGGATTATTAGCGATGGAGCCTGCTCAAATGTGCCAGCAATTGCGCGGCGATATCGGCAAACGGACACCGTGGCGAGGAAAGAAGCAACGTGGGAAAACGTAGGGAAATTTAACGATTAAGGCGCGCGGCATTTGCCGCGCGCCTTTTTTGGTGTCCGATGGAATAGCCCACAACTACCAGCCGGGTAGAGGTCGATACCAATCGCGTATCAGCCGAATTCTCGGCGCCCATTCCGTCGCGCTTCGTCGGACAAGCGAAGCATCGTTCCGTCTTAACTGGCGGTGAGAGCCACCATGCGCCGACAGCCGGGACACTTGGCGAAGACACGACCTGAGCGGTCGTCAACGAGCACGCACCTCGAATTGATCTTGCTGCGCCCGGCGTCGCTCCCGTCTCTATGCAGGCGCACCTTTGCCGCACAGTGCGGACATTTTCCTGCGGATGTGAGACACGCCTCTCCCCATGGTATGACCGGCTTTACCGGAGATTTGACGGTAGGTGTCGGCGCGGCTTTAGGTCCGGTGACTACCAGTTCAAGAGGCTGGTTTCGCCGTCCCCCGTTTCTCGCCCTTGTCGGATTCCCCATGATTCGTTTTGGTTTTCTGCCCCCCGCTCTTGCTTCGGGTTTTTCCGCGTTGGGCCGTTGCCTGAAAACTCCCCCCGCTTTTGATTTCGGAGATCAGTTCATTCGTGTGATGATATTGCTCGCGCCGGTGACGTTGACGCTGCGCCAGTGTGCCATATTTCTGCACGTCAGAGCGTCGCTTGGTCCGTGTCGCACGCTTCATTAGACGCTCAACTTGCGGGCGCGCGTCGTCGTGCAGCTTGGCAACATGGTCGCGCTGTTCCTGCAAACGCGCGATGGAAGCCTCGTCATGGTCGCGTAATTCGGCCATGAGTGCATACACACTGTTTGCTGCGGTACGCGCTGTGCGTTCGGCTTTTGCCAGCGATGCCTTGGGTTTCGTGGACGAATTTTCTTTACTGTTTTTCATAGTTCTTACCCCACTCCATATTCATCGCTGCGCAGATAGTGCTCGCGCCCGCGTGTCAACTGCGCCTTGCGGTTGAAGATGTTGCGCCGCCGGACGCCGGCAACAGGGTGGTCGCTGCTAAGAGTGTGGTCCCAGGTGGGGCGTCCCGCCGCACTTTGCTCGCGGCTGCGCAATCGACCGACTTCCTGCTCATAGGCCGTAGGCGTGTAGGGATGCCCCATGCGCATCACGTACCGCCCGCCTTCCTGAAGGTTGAGTCCATACTGCGCGGCGCGTGTGGCGACAAGGCCACGCAGCAGGCTCTTCATGTTCGCATCCGCCGGAACCGTCACGTACTTTCCTTCGCCGCTGCCATCATCGAGTTGAACCGTGTAGCCGGTGATCTCGCCCTGTTTGCCCGCGCGCCGGTCCTCGGCGGACACAGGCGCACGGTGGACTTGGTCGATAACGCCCTCGGCACCTTTGCCCTGATGGCCAAGGGCGACGCGCACGCCACGAATCAGAGCGCCATGATTGAGCGCGTGTTTGAGTTCCTCGCGCCGTCCGCTCTGCGTATCCACGCGTCCCGAATACTCCATCCATTCGCCGGGCTTATAGGCGTTGCGGAAGGTGTCGAGAATCGGCATGTAGTCAGCGAAGACGATGCCGCGTTCTCCGCTCTGAAATGCCTTGTCGGCAATCGAGCGAGCATGGGTCTGCACCGGGTTATCTTCGCTGATGTCGTAAGAAACCTTCATGTGCTCGACATCACGCCGTGACGCGGCCTTGCTGGCGATTTCCGGGTCGGAGTGGGCGCGGTCCTCGCCGAACTGCCGCTCGATCTCCGCGTGCATTTCGCGCCACTGGTCGTTGTCCATCACCGGCACAACCGATTCGAAGTGCTCGTGCTTGGTACCCTCGCCCATGCGGGAAGACAGGACGGTGTCACGCGTTTCGTTGTTGAGTGCCTCCGAAATTGCGGCGTCGTAAGCGCGCGTGCCCGCTCCCAGATTTTCATATTGCGCTTCAAAGTCCGCGTAGCGCGGAAAACGCGTCGGGCGCAGCAGGTGCAGCATCTTCCAGTACTCTTGAACCGAGTTACGCAACGGTGTCGCCGTCGCGCACAGCATGTCCGGCGCGGCGGAAGAAAGCGCATTGAACACGCCTTCACGAATCGAGGGTTCGCCCGCTGCCGGTGAGATCAGCTTGTCGGCCTCATCCACGATAATCGCGTCCCAGTTTTGCTGGAGAATTTCGTCGGCGTTGTGCACGAGCGCGTCGTGGGCGCAGATGGTGAGTGTCTGGTCGCCCTTGATGGCTGCCGCGTTTTCTTCCCCGGTGCCGCCCGCCACGCGATAATCGCCTTCGAGGCCGGGCGCGAACTTGGCACACTCCTCGCCGTACTGGTCACGCACACCGGCGGTCGTGAGCACAAGCACACGCGGTTTGCGGCCCTCCGCCGCCATCTCTTCCTTGAGATGGAGCGCGCACGCTAGAGCGACGGGTGTCTTGCCAAAACCGGTGGAAGCGTCGGCGAGGGTGCGCCGGTTCTTCTGCCAGAACTGGACGTGCTGGATTTGCTGCGGCTTGAGTTGCAGCTTCGGATCGTCGGTCCATCCGGCAGGGTGCTTGTATTCTTTGACCGTACTCCCCGAACGAATCTCTTCGTTTTCCTCATCGCGCTTCGACTGGCGCAGGATTTTGGGAAAGGAATCCGCCTTGATCGTCACAGCCAGGTGCTCGCCCTTATCGTCTCTTTGCTCGGTGATGGTGTAATCATCCGGCGAAAGGCCCGCAGCTTCCATCTGGGCGACGATGAGCGACGAGTTGATGCCGTTGGTCAGGGTAAGATCTCCGTTGGCGCTGTGCGGCACGGTGCGGAGAGCTTTTGCCATCTCGGCACCCGCTTCGAGCCGTCCGGCCACGTTGCCCAGAATTTTCTGCGCCTGTGCGGACAGCCGTGCGTTGAGGCTGGCGACGGTGCGTTCATTGAGATCGGTATCGCGCAGGCTTTCATTGAACTGCATCTGGTCCCGCAGTTCGTTTACTTCCGACAGCGGACCGTCTTCGTCCCGGAGCGTGTCGGCTTCCATCTCGATGTAATCGGTGAGGTCCTGCACCGAACGCACATCGTCATAGCCGCCGGTGCGCGCGAGCTCGTGCGCGAGAACGTGAGCAATGCCTGAAAGACCCAGACTGCCCACGACACCGGGCGAAACACCGGACCCGAGAGACTTGGAAACGAGCGAGGAAATCGCTTCGGTTCCGCCGCGTGTAAACGCATCGCCCACATGGCGCGCGCCGTCAGCATACGCCGAACCAACCTGCTGCCAGAGCGCGCTGTTATATCGCACACGTTCCGCATCGGCGACGCGCTTCTTGATTTCGGTTTCGACCGTATCGGGTGAAACCGAAGACACGATAGAGGCTTCGGCCTCAGTGCGGCTCATCCGGCCCTGCAAAACCTTTTTCGCGTTCTTCTGGAACTCGCTGGTGCGCGCCATCTGCTGGAGAATTCGCTGTGCTGATTCGGGTGTCATTTCCTGAATCTTGCGCTGGAGAGGTTCGGGCAGGGCATCGACTTTCTTGCTGCGCATTGGCGGGGCGCCCGTGATCTCGCTGGCGAGAATCGAAGCGGCATGATTGGCGACCGCTTCGCGCACCGAACGCGAAGAGAAGCCCGCGTCCTCTGCTTCCTCTCCTGCGGACGGCTCCGTGCCTTCCCCGCTATCGATATCGGGGCGGGCGACTTTACCATCGGAGCCGGTCGGGACCTTCTGGCCGGACTCGCGCAAAACTTCCTGTGCACGGCGCGCGATCGCGCGCGTGCTTTCCGAGAGTTCCGTTTCACCGAACTCGTCTCCGAGCTCTTCCTTGAGCACGTTGTGAACTTCGCCGTGCAGTTTCTGCATCTTGTCGCGGCTCCAGTTGACAAGGTTGCGCTCGCCCTCAACCTCGTCTTTGGACAGCGTCTTTTTCACGACCGCGCGCTGCTTGGCTTTGGCTTTGGCGCGCGTACGAATGTCGTCATTGCTCCCCAACCCTTCCATGCGCAAATGTTCGAGGCCAGTGCCCTCTGGTGCCCAGACCACGCGCCGGTGCTTTTCCTTGCCCTGTGGTGGCGACAGCAGCACATGAGCCGACCCGCCGCCGTGATTGCCGTGCAGCGTCACCCAGTGACAATCGCCGCCAAATTTGCGCGTGCACTCGGCGTGCAGGTCCATCGACCAGCTTTTCTGCAGGACGACAAGCTGCGATGCGCTCCGATTCTTGCGACGCACGCGGCGCGGTGCTACGGGTGCGGCGGACGGGAAAGTCTGGAGAGAGAGCGCCTTCAAGACCGACTGTTCCGTGTGATTGAGCGGTGTAGGGGACGTTGAAGTTGCTGACGCGGAACTCGCGAACAGGGACTGAAGGTAACGTTCCTCTGGGGAAAGAGTGAGAGTACGGTCGGAAAGAGAATTCACGCGGCTTGCCTCATCGAATGCAGATTGCTGGTGCAGATTGCTGGAGGGGAGGGACTTATTGAGTGAGGGCCTGTGACACGGAGGTTATCCGATGGAGGCTATCCGAAAACAGCGTGAAGTGCTCTGCGTGGGCCGCGCTGCAACCGGCTTTCGAGATTGAGTAATGCGCCTTCCGGGTCCGTCTTGAAGCGCAGCAGGTGTTGCTGGAGAGTCGCAGTACTAAGGGGCCACAATGGCTCTGCACTGGACTGAGTGGCTTCGAGAGCGGCCATGAACCGCAAGCGGTAGGTCGTATCGGAATCGGGATAAAAGCGGCAGAGCATACGGCCCACCTGTTCCGGCGTGGCGTGAGAGAAGTGAATGCGATGGTCAATACGGCCCGGACGAATCAGTGCGGGGTCGAGCCGTTCCGCATGGTTGGTCGTCATGAAGAGCAGCGTGCCTTCCTTCGCGGCGATGCCATCAATGGCATTGAGCAGGCCCGAGAACGTGACGCCCGACACTGCCTGCCCCTCTTCCTCGACGAGGGTCATCGTGCGGCCTTGTGTCGCCGCATCGATATCCTCCATCAGCAGGATGCTGCCGGGATTCATGTTCGCAATCATATCGGCCAGACGACTGTCGTTCATGCCAGACGAAACGAGACTAAGGCAATAGAGATCGAGATTCAGTTCACTGGCGATGGCACCAATAAGACTGGTTTTACCCGAGCCGGGAAGCCCTTCGAGAAGCCAGCCGCAGCGCCATGGGACACCGACTTTCTGATACCAGGGCGCGCTTTGCAGAAACTCGCGCACCGAGGCCAGAGCATCCTCCGCGACGCCTTCGGGAAGAATCACCGAGTCCAGCGACCGCTGAAGGCGTATGCCGGTAGAACGCCAGTAGCCGTCTCCGGTCACAAAGACGTTGCGATGCTCCTTCATCGCCGAATGAGCGCAGAGGCGCACGTCCTCTAACAAATCACGCACGAGCGACTGGCGGCGTCCCACGATGCGAATCATGAATGTTTCGCGCGGCATCATCACCAGCGGGTTGTCGGCGGTCGGCTCTTTGCGTTCCCGGCTCAGCCACGCCAGATGCCCGTGATACACGAAGAAATGATTACCGGGAGCGGGAGTGAAGAGGATCTCTGGCAGCGAAGGCTCAGCACAATTGTCCGGCGTCTGCGAAATCGGGCGGTAATGGCGCCGCGCTGTCGCCGTGAGGGCACGTGCCCGGTTGCTGTACGGGTGCTGATCAAGCCAGATCGACAACCAGTCATAAACAGGGTCGGGGCTGAGCACATCAACCGAAACGATGAACTGGCTCTTGAGCCAGCGAAAAATGTGGGCGGGCACCGTGCGGCATAACGCCAGCAGGCTACCGCCCAGCATCAACATCAGACCGCTCGCGAGAAACTGGTTCTGCAGCGATTTTTGGAACGCGAGTTGAAGAGAGGAAAAGGGGTCCATAGGAAAGTTCGGGCGAGTCAGGCGTCCACCTTTAGGCATCCACGGTTTGACGGAACGGCTGCATCAGCTTGGCGTGCGCGAGAACATACACGCGCCGGGCTTCCGCAGCTTCGGTTTTCTGTTGGAGGACCTTGGCAAGCGCAGCGCGAATCGTCTTGAATGCGGCATCGGGAGTACGGTCGGATTCCATCTTCCGTTCGAGATTCGACCGGTACTCGGCTTCTCGCGCTTCGAGCCGGGTGATGTCAGCATCGCACTGGGCGATGCCGCGCTGGATTTTTTGCGCCGAAGCCGACTTGCGCGCCGCGATCTCGACGGCGCGCTTTCGCGCCGAACCGAGACGCTTCTTATGGGCCGTGTTTTCAGGGGCGGCGCCTTTTACGGGGGCGTCTTTCGGGGCAGCGTCCTTGGAGACGCCACCCTTTTTCTGCGCGGTTGGCGCATCGAGACTCACTCCTTTGCTCAAATTCGCAATTTGCCGCTGCAGAGGCGAGATATAAAGTTTCATCGCTATGTTTTCCTCCCTTTAAAGTGGCCCGGATGACGGCGCGGGGTGCGCCGCCTGCGGGAGATTGAGTCACGCGCAGAAACAGGTGCGACGCGTTTTCGGGAACGTGAGAGCGTCACGACTTCCGCGAGTGACAGGCCCGATTGCGATGTGTGCCCAGACATCGCAATCGGAAAAACATGGTGGGAGGGCGCATCGGACAACATAAACGGAATGTGGCTTGTGCAGGAATGAGTTGTGTCTTGTGCCTTCGGCCCGGTGATGATGAGCCAGGACGCCAGACGCGGGCAGGGCAGACAGTCTTCATTCATGTGGCAGCAGCGCGGAGCGTGTTTGACTCCGCTTTTCTTCGTATTCACAATTCTCTCCCTTTCCGTTTTTCAGCGCTTCCGAATCTACCGCAGTCTTCATTCCTGTTGCCCTGTTCCACGGCGACGCAAGTCGCCGCAACGGGCACCTGAGTGCGTTGCACCGCGGTGCACACTATGTTGCGCGTTAGACCGGATGGGTCGGTATTCTGTTCCCCTCGCCAAGCGGCCTCATTGTGCATTAAAACGGGACCTTCTGTCAAATTTGCGTTTCTGCTTTCAGGGTCTTGTTTACTTCTTACGGCGCTTGACGGGAGCGCGTCGTGCGTTCCCGGAGCGGAAGCCTTCGACTGGCCGCTCGGGCACGCCTTGCAGCAAACGTTCCAAGTCCTGACGCCGGAAAGAGACTGTTTCCCGCTCGGACTCGCCTGCTTTGGATGGGTCGTCACTTGTGGCCGCCAGTTTAACGCGGACAATGTCCGCCAGACACTCCAAATTTTCGACCCGCTCCCAGAAGGCATCGACTTGGGCGACACGCGTGGCGCCCTCGTCCGCACTGTGCGCGACAATCAGGTGTCCCTCTTCGGCCAGTTGCTGCTGCTCTGGTGATGAGTAAGTCCACTTGGTGCCTTTCTGTTCGAGGGGCAGATAAAGGGTCGAAGGCAAGAGGGGATGGCGCCAGCGCTCGCTGAACACCAGCAGGTCGCTGATGCCGGGGTCCTGTCCGGTTTCAAACGACGGTGCCTGAAACCACTGACGCCCGCAGTTAGAGCACTGGCAGAATATCCGTTTAAAGCGCACGGTTGTTTGCAGGACACGGTAACCGGCGAGACGGAGCTTATTAAGCGTGGAACGCTGGACCTCCTCCTCTGCGATTTTCGGCTTTGCACTGCTGCGCCCCGGCTGGAGGCCCGATAGCTTGTACTGGCGAGTGGCCCCGTCGTTGGCGGACTTGGGCAGGGGCGCAATCAGTTCGGCCATGGGCGCCGGTTCGCGCGGCGATGGTTGGCGTGATGGACGAGAACCGGGCAGGCCGCTCGTCGCTCGCGCGGCAATTTCCGCCCGGTCGATCAAGCCGCCGTTGGATATTCCTTCACTGGTTTTTCCCCGACCGGAGGTTCGCCCACGCGCCGAGGAAGAGCGCCGCCCCGCCTGTCGATCTTGTTCACACAGATCGCAGACGGAGCGGCAGCGGCGGATATCGTAGCGCAGCGCATTGCCACAGGCGCAAAAAAGACTACTCATAAAATTCTCAAAGGCCGCTTGGCGGTTAGGCCGCTTGGCGGTTAGGCCGCTTTACGCTGTTCGCTGTATTCGCCGGTGTAGGCATCGGCGCGCGCGAGCACGCCGGTGGTTTCCGCCGGAATCGGCAAATCGTTCTTGCCGCGTACGGCGAGGTTGGTCGCTTCGATGAGACGCTGTTCGTTCGCACGGATATGATTCTGGCGATGGACCGTGGGCGCATCCTCGTAATCGATGTGATAGGTGACCGGGTCACCCGCTCGTGGATCTCGCTCGATACGCCCTCGTGCCTGAATGTTTTCCACCGCTTCCTTGGGCAAGCCTACAAAGAGAGCGCTTCCCGCATTCTGCAAGTTGTAACCGGAGTTCGCCTTGTGCGATGCGACTACAAAACGGTGTTTGCCGGACTTGAACTCCTCCGAGTTGCCGGGCATTTCCGATTCCTTCCACATCGTCGTGAACGATTCGTCCGGGTACTCCTCACGCAGCATCTGCTTGAGGCCACGCAGCGTGTCTTCGTGCGGCGCCCATAGAATCGACTGCTCGCCGGGATTGGCTTTGTCCCGCTCGCGCAATGCCTTCGACGCCTCGACCAGCGCGGGATTGTCTTTCCAGTTGCCGCCAGCAGGAACGCCGTAGAGGTGCGCGTACTGGTCGGCGTCGTGCTTTTCGAGCAAACGGTCGCGCCACGCCTCGGCATCACGCCGGTTGGTGATCTCCTTTTCCTTCCAGCCGGTGGACATCTTCACCTGAAAGTTGCCCGCGCGGAACTGCGGTTTCTCCAGCGCGGCGGTGAGCGCCTCAATGTGGGGACCGTACTCCGAGGAGGTCGTGGCCTGTGCCGTTTTCTGCCACTCGTCCATGTTCGACAGACGCTTTCCAACGTAAGGCGTGTGCTGCTTCTGGCCGCGCTCGGACACCATCTGCGTGCGCAGCTTGTTGAGAACGGCATCGCCCTGCGATTCTTCGAAAACGTTCGTGCCCTTGCCCAGCGTGCCGTTTTTGCTTTCGAAGGATTTGCGGGTACCGATGGTGCCGCCCGTTACCCATCGTGCCATATCATACAATTGGCCGACGTTGTGACGCGCCGGTGTAGCGGTGAGAGCAAGGCGAGCGCAGTGCAGGGGACTATCGTTCTCATCCTTGAGGCCAACGCCCATTCGCGTCGCGGCTTTGCCCGCTTCGCCCAGCACGCCTTTCTTGGCCGTCGTCATCGTCTGCGGTTCATCGTGCGCGACGAGCAGGGGATTGGTGTAATTGAGCGCCTGTGCGACGGTCATTTCTTCAGACTTGGTCATTCCCGGCATCTTGACGCGGACCTTGGCGTTGAGTGCTTTCTGCCCGATTACCAGACGGCGCGGCGCTTTGCCGGAGAGAATCTGGTTGACCATTTTTTGCAGGCCATCCTTGTTTTGAAGGTATTGTGCAGCCTGGCCGTCTTCGCCTGCATCATCGGCAGAGAGCTTTCCACCCGGATGCTGGCCGAAAACCATCGCCGACGGGTCCTCGCACCACTGTTTCACCTGTCCGTGCCAGTTGGCGAGAAGTTTCTCGGGACAGGTGAAAATCACCGGACGGTTGTTGTCCTTGTTCTGATTGAGCATCTGCTGCGCGACCGCGAGGGAGATGAGTGACTTGCCACCGCCGACTTCGCGGTTGATGAAAAGCCCCGCCGTGCGCAGCGATTTCTCGGCGTTGGAAAGATTCTTTTCTTTTTCAAGAACCTCCAACTGCTTCATCACATGACGCACGTCGGATTGCTGACCGGGACGAAAAGTGCCGAAGTCATGGCCCTCTCCGATCTTGATGCCGGGGACCACAAAGTCCGCCGTATTTTCTTTGCCAGAAGCGATTTTCGCGAGCGCTACCTGAGTCGTGTTGACGGCTCCCATCCGGTCAACGAAGTTGCGCAGATCGGCAATGCGCACCTGGGCGACACGCGTCCCATCACGCTTGGTTTTGCCGACGATACGCTTGGCGACACCGGCACTCACGGTCCGGGACACGCGCTGGCGGAAGCCGGAAAGGTCTTCGCCCACGCTGAGTTCGATCACGCCGCCCGGTTTCGAATCGAGAGCGAGAGCAAACGAACCGATGGCTTCCAGTCCTCCCAGAGCCTCTCCCATGTTTTCATGCTGGCGTGCAAGGTTATCAGCCTCATACAGCGCTTTGACCGCGTCGTGGAGACGCGTGCCCTTACCGTACTCTTCGCCCGCCTGCTTCTGCAGTTCGGTGTGTTCCGTTTGCAACGTTTCGTCGCGTTCGAGTGCCCGCTCCAGCGTGTCCATCTCGCGGCCTTCCTGCTGGCGCACCCACTCGCGAACGTGCTCAAGGTCAGCACCCTCACGCTTGAGGCGTTCGACGACGACTTCGGTCGCTGCCTGCAATCCCAGTCCCTTGACGAGCTCGCCGCGCAAAATGTCCGCGCCCAAGAACTCGGTGGCAATACGATTGAGGGTTTTGATACCGCCCGCTTCATAGTGCGCGGCCAGATGGCCGAACGGGTTGTGCGGGTCGTGGTCACCCGTCTCGGGATTGCGGGCCATTTCGGCGAGGCGCGCGTAAAAGTCGCCGCGTTTTTCCTCCTCGATCTGGTCCTCGATGGTGCTCATCGCCTTCTGCACTGCCTCGTCTTCGCCGATGATATCGGTGCCCGTCTGGCGGAAATTGAGCGCAGCGATGGTGCCCGAGAATTCGGGACCGATGGCCTTTTCCTGTTTCGCGCGCAGCTTGCGCTCGGTTTCCTGCAAATGGCGGTGCTCACCAATCCAGCGGAGCATGTCCTTGGAGTCGCTCCCGGCCATGCGTTTCTGGTCCTCGGCTTCGCGTGCGCGTTGCGCTTCGGCGGCGGCTTCCTCGGCGGCAAGACGGCGCTTTTCCTCATGGCGGGCTTTGATTCCCTCGGAGATTTTCTGACGCTGCTCATCGGTCAGGGTCTTACCCGCGTCAGGGGCCGGAATGTCTTCGGGTGTGAGCGTGTCCGCGTCCAGACCATGCAGTTCCTGCCGTTGCTCTTCGGAGAGAAGCGGGGTTTCTTCAACTGCTGGCGTTTCCTCGGTTTGTGCCGCATCACCAGCATTCTCCCTGGCAGTATCACCCGCTGGGGCGTCGTCTTCGGCGCTGCCCTTGTCTTCCTTGGCTTTGGGTGGCTCTGCTGCGGGCTGATTCGCCAGTTGGGCGGCCTTCGAGCGTTCGGCTTCATAGGCGCGTTTCATCGCTTCTTTCAGCGCCCGCTCGCGCACGAACTTGAGACGCGCCTTTTCCGAGTTCGCCATCTCATCGGAAATCTTGGCCGCGTCGTCTTTTTCGTATCCGGCCTTAACCAACAGGTCGCGCGCCTTGGCGCGGTATGACCGCAGCTTTTCGCTGGCTTCCTCATCGGAGTCGATTCCCATCGACTGCCAGATTTTGGCGCGCACATCTTTCTGCGCAGTTTTGAGCTTGTTGAGATCTCCGCCGTGTTCCTTGAAGAACGCCTGGCGCTGCTGCTTTTTCTCCTCTTCCTTGACGCGGAACTTTTCGCGCGACGCTTTTTCTTCGTCGGTGAGTTCGCGTTGCTTCCCGAATTCCAGAGCGGCGTGAAAATAACCGCGATCGCGCGCTGCCTTGGCGCCGCCGGTGATGGCAAACAATCCATCAGGGCGCTTGGTGATCATCACGCGACGGCCCCGCAGCGGGCCTTCCTTGGTGATGGTAATCCAGATCGTTTTGCCCGTTGCCACAGCGCCGAAATCAACACGACCCTCCGAGTTCTTGGGAGTCGGAATCACATGCGGCGACGCCTTGACCAAGAGCACGGTTTTCTGTGCCGGAGACTCCTGCGCATCGCGCCGCGCATCGCCTGCGAAATACGCCTGCTGCAGCCAGTCGAACGACTTTTGCAGGGTGACTTCGTCGTTGCCGTGTGGGTGGATTTTTCCGCATTCATCACAGATCGAGAAGTCGCGCTCGCCGTCCACGACGGGGCCGCGCTGGCTGTGAATGCTGCCCTTGAGAAGATGCACCCGCCCGCAGTCGCACGAGCGCGGTACGAGCCGGTGCACGGCTCCCGTTTTATGACAGACCGCAACGGGGACGCGGGCATCGCCGACCTGTGCGGTGTAGCGTTTCGGCGAAGGGTCTGACGAAGAAGTCGCAGGCGACGAAGGGGCCGAAGCAGAGCGGGTGCGATTGTTTTTATGTGCCACAGAAAACCTCAAAAATACCTCAAATAAAAAAGCGGTGGGAGGGAGAACACGGTGGGAGATCAGGTGCCGACGAGCTTCTGGCCCAAGACCTTTTCCGCCGTAAAGCGGTTGCCCTGCACGTAGGAGGAAAGGTGCTGCTGAATCGCGGTCCACTCCTGAATCACTGAGCCTTCGGAATCCTTACCGCCGAATTCCTTGCGCAGTTGCTGCGCGATCGCAAGCGCGGCACCGCTGGCTTTGGGACGGTTGGCGATATCGCGGCTCAGGCCCTCGCGCAAAATCAGCGTCTGGCGTTCGTCGAGTCCGGCGAGACGGCCCAATTGCATCACCGCTGCGCGCGTTTGTTCCGCGCGTTCGCTGGATGCTGCATCGACCTCGGGTTTCGCTGCGAGTGTGTCCTGCGGTGATACGGTGCCGCCTTCGGTTTCACGTTCCAGTTCCGACATCCGCGACGCAGCGCGCGCGATTTTCTTGGCGAGGCAGAGGCGTACCTTTTCTTCACCGCCTGCACTCGTCCAACCCAGACGGTTCGCGATATCGCGGGGCAGGGGACGGCGTCCCAGTTCTGCGGACAGGTCGCGTTCCGCGCGCACCACGCGCCCGATATCGCTGCGGTTGATACCGGAAAGACCGGTGATATCCATGACCTCGTCCGCGCGCCGCATCGTTTCCATCCATGCACCCGCGAAGATGTGTTTGTCGCGGAGAGCGGTCGCCGACATCGTTTTCGACAGGCGATGGGCTTCGACTTTGACGAACGCCTTGCCTTCCTCGGAATCGAGATCCAGACCGGCCTCAATCGCGGCGTGGCGGGCCATGTTGGAGAGCTTCATGCCCCGTTGCGCCGCGCGGTCCCGGTCCCACTGACGGTAGGCGTAGAGCGCACCGACGTTGGCGTGGGAAATCAGGTCTTGCACGTTTTCTCCGGTGATCATCATGCGCGCCGCGATGCCGCGTGCTACGCCCTCGATGCGCTGTTCGTGCTTGGCGAACCATTTGTTTTCCCGCTCGCTCAGGTTCTTCTGGCCGCGCGCATCGAGATATTTCACGTAGGTGAGGTTCGACGCTTCGGACTTCAACTGTGACTTCGTCTTGACGGCGTCGGGGCGGCGACGTGTGCGCGTCTTCTCGACCGGGTCGATGAACTTGTCCGGCAAGTACGGTCCCGCGATTTGCGACCGCTTCACCGTGTGCGTTTTCATGTCGTTGCGACCGGGACGAACTTCGAGCACTTTCACGCTCGCGTTGGCGCCCTTGTTTTTGATGGGTTCGGCCAGAACGCGCTTCACGCTTTGCGCCTGTTTCATTCCTGCGGGCAGCGACTCGGGCAGGGGACGGACGGTGACGACACTTCCGGGGTGCGGTATCACCTGCGATGCCTTGCGCCAGTCAAAGGTGACTTTGCGCTTGAGTGGCGTGACTTCGGCGCGCGGCGCTTCGAACGTGCCGTGACGTGTGAAAACCCAGACGTGATTTTTAGTGGCTGAAACAACGGCCCCAGATTGACGGCCCTTGCGCGGTACATGGACTTCAACGGCATCGTGCACGGTAATCCACTTGCTGCCCTTGTGCGATGGCCCAACGCCACCGACGCGGCGGGCGCCGGTGAGGGCACCTTTGGTCGCACCTTTGGCGGCAGCCGGTTTCACCGACGGAATCACGACGGCGATCTGGCGGGGAGCGGTAGGCTTCGCCCCCGGCGCAGCAGCCTTGTTTTTCTTCTTTGTCGCGGTGGACGGAGCAGGGGAGAGGGCGCGTAGCGCGACGGCCTTGAGCAACTTCTCGCCGTGCAGACTGGCGAGCGATTTGGCTTTGAACTCGTCAAACGGCATCGCGGTGATGCCGCCGAAGAATTTCGGCGTGTCGTAATGCTTGAGATACATCGCCTTCGCCTGCTCCGCCGAGTCGAAACCGAGCATGCACTTTTGCTCATCGAATTTTCCCGTTGACGGGTTGACCTGGCGCACGATGTAAACGTCCGGCGCGTTTTCGTTGGGACCGACAAACACGTCGATGTGGTCGCCATCGACACCTTCGGAGCCGCGCACGTATCCGTAATCACAATACATCAGGCTTTTCCACTGCGGTGGGTCGTGCTGCTTGTCCACGCGATAGCGGCCCTTGCGGTTCTCAATGGAGACATGTAGCCCACGAAACATGCGCCGCCCCTGAAGCGGATAACCCGAGGCGAACGCCTTAGCGATATCTTCGCCGTCTTTCCCCGCGTGCTGGCGTGCCGGATGAACATGCCAGATCTCCTTTCCGGAGGGGCTGTCGCCCTCGTCAATGACATCGACGGTTTTCTTGCACTTGTAGCAGGAGCGGTTCGTCTCCGGTGTTTCGGAGCAGTTGACCTCCGAGCACCATGGGCAGTGCCATCCCTGACCACCATCCCCCGACAGACTCGGGGATGACCATGTCGGGTCCGGCCACTCCTTGCCGCAGGAGTTACACAACGGCATCTGTGTTTTATCGTAATCGGCCTGTCCGCCCTGTTCCATCGAAGCGCCGCAGTGCGGACAATCCTCTCCGGGCACGTAATCGCTTTTGGGATGCAACGCCGTCGCTTTAAAGAGCGGCTGTCCCCATTCCATGCCCATGCCGTGAAGCCGCTTCATCTGGCGATAGGAACGATGCCAGCTTTGACCGGCGTCGGGGTGCAAGTCGATGGCGTCGTTATCGAGTTCAACGGTGACGAGCGGCGGATCTCCGTCCTTGCCGTAGCGCTCCTCGTGATGGCGCTGCGCGGCTTCGAAGGTGTCAGGCCGCTCGTTAGGAAGCGAATAGGAGTGCCAGTTGTGGCCGGCCATATTCCAGTGGCGCGCGCGCACCCATCCCGTCCGCTGCGCGAACTTCGTGATGTGATGGTCCTCGACCTGACCGCCATCATATTCGGGCACGAACCGCTTGAGCAGATCGCGACGGCGCGACAGGAAACCCGCGTGCGTGCCCTTGAGGCGGACGGATTCCCCTTTTGGCGTAATCCAGAAATGGCCGTCGGGCTTGGTCCAGTAGCGCTGGCGGTGGCCGTCGCGGCGCGTCTTGACAACCGCGACCGAACCCGGATGCGCTTTGAGTAACTCTTCCTCGTGTGCACCGCAGTGCACAAGCTGGGGAGCCGTGACGGCGGGAATGGCGGCGGGAGCGCTGACAATCAGGAGAGTGGGGTGGGGACGCCCCTGTCGGGAACGGTTCTGCCGGGTCTGGGTAAATGGCGTTGCGGTCATGTTAAAGGCACCGTTGATGCGAAAATGCGTGCGGAGTGTGCATCGCTCTGTCGTCGTTGTTAAAAGGCAGCGGTGGGAGGAGACGGGGGAGTTCGACCGTACTTAGAGAGGGAACGCGATATGCAGCCCAAAGCGCGACCACAGAAAAACCGCGAGATGGTAAAGGACAATCACCAGTCCGGCAGCGCGGAGTTTCCACCAGAGTGGGGGAGCAAACGGCCTGCACAATTCGGCCACAGGTCCGGCACTGAGAACGGCCTCGTTCACAGCCCCTTCACTCGCAGGCGCTTCACACGCGGCATTATGGCGATACCAGCCATGGTCGTTCATCTCGCGCTCGGAGTAGGCTTCGACCGGCTCATCACTGGCGAGGAAGATCACATTCGCTGTAATGCCGTTGCGTCGCCGGTGCGCGTTCATTTTTTCATGACACTCCGCCAGAGTCTCGGGAGCGACGCCGGAGGGCAAGCGCACGAAGATCGCCTGACACTCCAGAGGCACGATGCAGGTTTGCTCCGCAAATATCAGATGCTGCTGGTCTTCCCGAACTACGATTGCCACGCTCATACCTTTTTCCTCCCGGCACGCCAGAGCGGATTGCCTCGTTTCACCGTCCGGCCCTGGTGGGTCCATCGACCATACTTTGCCGCGCGTTTCTCCAGCGCCTGCCGACCGCTGCGCCCCTGACCGGTGAAGGATGAAGAGGACACGCCTTTCAGCGGCAGATCGCTCAGCAGCACATGGCCGCGCACCGGTGGCCCGGTTGGACGCGGCACGGCCCGCAGTTCACATTCGCAATTGGTGCAGCACTGCAGCTTCCCCGAACGCGGGAAGAGCCCCGCCCGCGCCAGTTCCCGCGCCGTGTAAATTCCGTTTCCCCAGCGGCCACCGCGCGCGAGCAGGATGCAGTCGCCGCACGATTCCACGTCGTTTTTTATCCACTGCACGTAGCGACCGGGGGCCAGTTGGGCGAGAACAAAACCGGCCCAGTAGGCTTCGAGCGAAGCGCGGCCATACATGGCGACGCGGCGGTCTTTGTCCATGCGCCCCGTGCCTTGCTCGACATCCACAAGGAGGTTAAGAAAATACTGTTGCTCCTCGCGATAGAGGCGTTGAAGCTGCACCTCTTCATCGTGGCGTAGCGGCCCCGTGGCCCCTCCCGCCTCCCTCCCGCGCATCCACATCTGGCGCAGCGAGGTGCGTATCACACTGCGCGCCTGCCGTTCGAAAACGCGCCGTGCTTTCTCAAGGCGCGGGTTCGCCCATGCCGGACCGGCGGCGCGCGTCGCTGCCGCGTGAAGTTCACACGTCGCCTGCCACCCGTCCTTGAGTTCCATCAAGCGCGCGGTGATTTCTTCAATGCCCGCCGTCGCTTGCTCCAGTGCGCGGGCTTCTCCTTCCGCGTCGATCACAATCGCCTTTTCCAGAAGCGAGTTCACTGTCCCGTAGCCGCTGAGAGAAAAGTGCTGCGCGACCTCGGGGACGGCAAGAGCCGCCTGCACGATGGCGACAAGATCATCGACACCGGCCCCGTCTTCAGGAATGAAGCGGACAGTCAGGGAATTATCGGACGATCTCGAAGAGTTCATGCGGAGGGCGCGCCTGCGGAAGAGGCTGCGGCTTCAGTCCTTGCACCATTGGCAGGCGGAATGTCGTGATAACGATTGGTCCATTCATCCAGAGCGACCGCCACGGCGATGCGGAGATCGTTGATGGTTCCGTCGTTGACAATCGTGTACTCGACCGGTTCGTTGGCCCGCCCGTGCTCAGTGGCGTGGTTGTTGGGCGCGGGGACGCCGGGGCGCAAGACGCGCCAGACCACGCCAGCGTACTTCACGCGGCACCACGCGAATTCGTTGGGGTAACTCACGTCGGTGATAATGGCGATCTGGGGCCGGTCCTTCTCAATTTGATGCTCGACCTGGTCCAGCCAGCAGTTTTCGCCATGCGTCACACGCTTGGTGTTACCCCACGCCTGAAGCAGGGGACGCCAGAAATCTTTATTGGCGTTGATTTCTTCGAGGGTGACGCCCCACGCGGCGGCCACTTCCATCTTGAGCCGGTCGGCGATGGCATAGCGCCGAATAAAGGTAGCAGGTGGAATATCGGCGGGAGGCAAACCTTTCGCCTGTGTGTAGCGCAGGAAGATCTCCACGAGGATGGTGTAAACGGTGTCTTTGCCGTGACGAGCGGTTCCGGTGAGTCCAATCAGGTACATGGGTATCCTCAGAAAATTAGGGTCAGACGAGAGCGAAGTCCCGTTCTTGGTAAGCCTTAACGTGGCAACTCGCCGCGACGAACACTTCAGGCCAGTTGCTCACCCGCGTGATGAGCGGATGCGCCGCGTCGCGATTGTGCGGATAGTCAAGGAGCACAACGGGAACGCCGAGTTCGGCAAATTCCATCGCGGTCTGGGCCTTGTCTTCGATCATGCAGCAAAGCACATCCGCGAACTCGGTTTTATCGTCCGCGAAAATCAGGGCGCTGTGCGGCACGCCGTGATGGCGCAGCGCCCATTTGGTTGCTGCATAGGAGTAGTCGGGGCGTGCGGTAATCACCCACTGGTCCGCGCCAGCGGCCATCGCCAGCCATTTCATGCCCTCGACGGCACCGGGAACAAGGGGCATTTGCTCGCACTCGTAGCGCATCAGCCGTTCAAAACAGAACTGAAACTGCTCCTGCGTCACCGGCAGACAGTCGGTGTAATCCCATGCCGTGATCGCGTCGAGCGGGTACTCGATGCCATAGTGACTGAGGAAAAGCGCCTGCATCGCGCCGTTGAAATCGAACAGGACGCCATCGGCATCGACGCCGACAATGGCGCGCGAGGGAGTGGTTGGGTTCATAAATTCCTTGTTCTCCGTCACGCAAAACTTTCGCGCGGAACAGAGTACGGTCGAAAACGGGTGGGTGGGCAGGGGGACGGCGTTGCCCTCATTTTAGCACAGGCAACGCCGTCCCGTTATACATTTCCGCTATACGTATCGGTCAGCGGGCCGACTACTCTTCCCGACTATTCTTCTTCGGGTACGTTGTGAACGAAGGAGCCTTCCATGCCGTTGTCGCGGCTGTAAAGAAAAGCCTCGGCACTGCGCACGTTGCCGATATACCCGTTCTCCGAGTGCCATCCGTCCGCCGGACAGAGAGCGGCAATCGTGCGCACGCGAAAGCCATGCTTTTCGTCGAGCGCTGTTTTGTGCATGTGGCCGATATGCGCCTCGCGGAAGCGGGTGCGTCCCCACATCTGCGGTTCTTCCGCCGCTGCGACGCTGTGCAGTTCGGCGGGCTTGGGCTTGTCGCCATGGGTGAAGAGCAGCATGTTGCGGCCCCACTCGTAGTACTTGCGGTTGGGTGGCGTGTTGTCGATCACCACGTCGTCGCAGTTATGGAAGCGCATTTCCAGCGCTTCACCGAGGTGAAAGACGCTGAGCCGGTCATGGTTGCCGGGCACCATCTTGACGTGTACAGGGGCGATCTGGCGCGCGCGTTCAATCGCTGCGACCATCGTCTGGCGCACGCGGGTAAAGGTGCGAATCTGGCGGCCATCGGTGCTCTGCGGTGTGCCGGCGGTTGTCTTGCCTTCAAGGTTGTCCGTATTGAGCAGGTCATTGCCCAGAGGCAGCAGCACCTGTGAAATCGAACAGCCCGACGCCTTGTTCAGCAGGTCTTCGAGCGCCGCAAAGAAAACGCGCTCGGCGATGTTGACATCGTAGGAGCCGTGGCGGGTTTCAGGATTCCACGCCAGCTTGCCGAAGTGCGGGTCGAAAATCGAGATTTCGAGCAGGTGGCCGGGCGTCGTGCGGGCCGGGCGGACCACGGGCTGATAAAACGGCATCGCGGCCTTGGCTTCCTCGACCATGAGGGCGATTTCACTGCGCGCGTCGTCAATCGCGACCAATCGCTCGAACTTGGCATCGAGGGCGAAAAGAGGGCGCGTCTCAATTTCCTTCGATTTGTTCTTGATGTAGCCGTCCCATTTCTTGGCACGCCAATCCTTAACACGCCAGATGGTGGTATCGACTTCGAGATAAGTGACGAAATCCTCAATCGTGCGAATGTCCGCGCTGATTGATCTGCCGACAGCGCTATTGCCCTTGACATCGAACGACGCGCGCGTGGCCGCAGGGTCGATTGGTTCGGCCTCGTTTTCGTCTTCGTCGGAGATTTTCTCCTCTGCCTCTCCGGCAGGAGCGTCGTCAGGTTCGCCGGTGAACTCGGGAGGCATGACGCTCGGGGCGGCCATCGTGGGGTTGGTTTCACGGACAAGAGCCGCTGCTGCGCGCACGGTTTCGTACACGTAGCCGTGCGATTCCAGCCGCTTGTGAATCGCGCTCACGGTTTCGGATTCCAGTGCCAGCTTGAACCACGGTTCACTCGCGAGCTTGCGGAATTTTGAGTTGGCGCTGATCGGGCGACCGCAGCCGGACGGGTTGGTGCGCCGGACTGTTTTGGGCGTCGCCTGCTGTGGAGTGGACTTCTTCGAACGGGACATAACGAGCCTCTGAACTTCATCCGCCGTGAACACTGGGAGTGTTCTCAGGGCGTGCGAAGATACTGCTGATAAAAGACACGCCACGGCTCCCAGCCTCCCATTGCAAGGCTCAGGCACATCGCGGGCGTTTCGTTACGGGTTAGAGAGAATGAGCGGAAAAGGTCCATCAACGGCTCCACATCGCCCCAGTAGCCGCAGATATGACCGAGCGACTGGAAGCGGGTGCGGGTCTGCCAATGGTCATAGTCGAGCGAGCCATCGGCATGAGCCCCGCCTTCCTCCGGCTCAACGGGTGAGGGGGATGAATGCGGGGGCGGAGTAAACGCATCGGTGTTCAAGGGATACCGGAAAAGCACCCGGTTCATTGGAGCCGGGTGCGGAAAATTAGGAGCGACGAATTACGACTTCAATCACGCGTGCGCCCGACGCAAAGTCGTTTGGAGCAAAGTCTTCGGCCTTTTTCAGCGAGGCGGCGGCGCTTCGCTTTGTGGGCTTCATCGCCGGTGTCATCGCCGGGCGAGTCTTGGGGCGTGGAGGGCGCATTCCGCCTTTGTCCTTCTTGTCGTCGTCAGCGGTTTCGTCTTCGTCTTGCGGGCGTTCGGTGAGCGACTGAAGGGCTGGCGGCAGCGCCGGTGGTTTCTTCATCGACTGTGCCTGACCCGAGGGAGCGCCCCCCTGCGCGCCCTGCTTCCCTCCGGGTTCCTGTCCTGTGGCCTGTCCCGGTGCGGCTCCACCAAACGCGGACCGGACAGCGGATTCATTCGGGTCTTCTTCCTCGCCTCCCTCGCCCTCCTGCGGCTGCATCGAGGGCAGACCGGGAACCTCGTAGCCCATCGCCTGCATCTGTTGCGCCGACTGGAGGTCCATGCCCTTGGGCAGGCCCAACTCTTCCATTTTGGCCTGCATCTGTTTCGTTTGAATCTGCTGCAGGACGCGGCCCCGATTTTCGGTGTAGATTTTCATCGACTCGGGATTGCCCGTAGGTGCATTGGGTGAATCGCACCAAGGTGAAAAGCCTTCTTCAACCGTGCCAACGATCTTTTCGAAGCGCTTCGTGTATTCGGTTTCGATATGGCGCTGCATGTCCGAGGGTGAGTCGAACTTTTCTTCGTCGCATTCGGCGATAACGGCATCATACAGGTCCGGGTGCAGCGCGATTTTGAGATGGTCCTCATCGTTGAGATCGGCGATTTTGTTCTGGGGAAAGCCGCGTGACATCAGAACCTGAACATGATCGTCCTCGGCTTTCTGATCGTGGGACTCCGCTCCGACAAACCCGAATTCGAAATCGGGGTCGTAGCGTTCGATGATGTGTTCGGTGAACAGCGTTTCGAGATTGCCCAGCGTGGACATACGGCTCTTGTCGTTGGAGTGCGCCAGAGCCGTGGCGGGGTCTTCGCCATTGAGTGCCGTCGCCTGAATCTTCAGCCCCTCAAAGCCAATCGCTTCGGGGTTCATCTGGAAGACTGAGGTCACGATATTCAGAATGTGAATGAATCCTTGCAGGCTGTATTGCAGCGTCTGGACGGCGCCCATCTGGTCACGCATTGCGACGAACTCGGCCTTGCCTTCCGAGCCAGGCGGGAAGAGCAGGAGCCACAGTTTCCACATCGCGCCGGGACCGCCGAACTGGGAGAACTTGCGGCGGATTTCGTCCATTGCCTGATCGTCGATATCGGCAGGCATGCCGTTGATTTGCAGGAAACCGGGCGGGATATGGTTCTCGTCAAAGAACGATTTCTGGAACTGGAGATTCAACTGGAGCGAGGCGATTTCGCGCAGCAGAACTTCGATTTCCGAGAAGCCATAGCCACGCCCGTAAAAGTCGGTGCGGGGACGACGCACCATCGAGAACATGTGCGTCCACGGAAACTCGCGCACCACGCGCCCATCCATGCCGGGATTCATTTCCACGTATTCGACAAAGGTCCCGTCGGGCAGCATATCGGGCTGGTAGCGGTCACGGACGGTGCGTCGAATCATTTCGCTGGCGACCGGAGCAAAAAACACCACGGGATAGGCGCGTGGGTCGCCACCCGGTTCGGTGCGCGCGCACGCCCAGTCCATCGAAAACGAGTCACGAATAAAGCTCGCGCCGAACTGGCGCAGCGGTACGGCCTTTTCCAGCCCCAGACCATCCCAGCAGCCGGGCTCACCGGTCTGGGGATGGCAGCGACGCGTGCCGTCGGGCAGATTCATGAAGCCGCCGTGAAGCATCAGGTGCGTCAGGTCTTCGCAGCGCTTGCGCGAGCGGCGGGTGACGGGGGCCTTGCGGTTCTTCTGACGAATCTCGAAGCCGTACTTTTTCTTGTTGGTCGGCTGAGAAAGAAACGGGTCAATTTCGGCGATCTTGTAGCCGATGATGGCATCGATGAGCGGAAACTCACTCACTTTTTTCAGCATCTGGAACGTCTTGGACGTGGCCTGACTGAGGTCGCGAATGCCGTTGTAGTGCCCGAGCGTCATGAGTGCATCGTTGACGCGATACGGAACAGGGCGCGGGCTGTAGCCATTGGCAACGATGGCTTTCACGATGGGCGAATCGCGATCGATGCGCGGCAGCACTTCCTGCGGGTAACCCGTTGCCGCGTGGCCCGTTGGTGACGGGTCGTTGGTCATCATCATGTGGCGCGGCATTTCGAGTTGAGCCGTTCCGCCGTTGACACTGGCCTCGACCGCCTTGTCGAAATACTTTTCCATCAACGCGGGTTGGCCGGCACGCTCGGCACCTGCCGCGAGCTCGACGAACGCACGCTCGGACAGCGTGATCATTCCGTTGGCATTGGTTTCTGGTGCGTTGGTGCTCGAAGAAGAGGTGGACTCGCTCATAGATGGAAAGTAGCCGCCGCAGCGTCATACGCCTTGGTGGCACACGCCCTAGCGGCGCGGTGTGGGGTCAGCATCGATTCTGTTTTCGACGCAGTGCATCAGGGACGCTTGAAAACCGGGACGACGCGGATGTTACAGCGCGGCGTGGTTCCGTCCAGCGTCTCGATCTTGACGAACAGGCGCGGTCCCAGAGCGGGAATCGAGACGACAAAGGCTCCCACTTCGGTGATCTCCGGGAGCGCTTCACCGGCGTAGAACTTCGGCTCGGGGTCGTTCCACTTCCAGAACGGGCGCAGTACGAGACTGGGAGCGACCGGAGTGCCGTCGGTGTATTCGATCAACAAACGCGCTTCGTCGGCACTGGAAAGATCAAGGTCGCCACCGTGCTCGCTGATGTATTCGACCGTTGGGTCTTGGGCGTCGGCGGCAACTTCGTTACGGTGGGACAGGGGATTGTGCAACAAATGACTCACAGGGCACCTCGATGGAAAGACTCCGAGAACGAAACCAAAAACAAAGCAGCCGCCCTTCGTGAAAAGGGCGGCTGCGGGCCTGAATTTGGTTATGCGATTAAAAACGGTTGAGGGAACGAGCGTTGGAGGAGAGGACCGGCGTTGAACTCATTCTAACATAGGCGCCCTCTCCGGTAAAATCTGCGCAATCTCGAAGGTTCTACCGTGTCTCGTTGAGAAAGGCGCCGGTAGCCAGATGGACAGCAATTGCTTCCAGAATCGTTACCTGCTGTTTGACAGCACCTTTGCTTCCCAGAAAATCCATGAAGTCGCGCAAGCACGGCGGCAGCCCAGACTTCTGCGGTCGCTGCTGATAGAGAGCGGCGAATTTCGCGGGACCCAGGCTACAATACAGGCGCATCAGGTCGATGTCGGTGCGCAGCGGTTCGCCCGGCACACGCCAGTCCGGTTCCACGGTCCAGGTGGCCGGATAGACCGCTTTTTCGCGTTCAGCGATTTCGGGCAGTTCCACGACGTGCCACTGCTCGGCCTGCTCGCCGTGCTTGAGTTTCTTTTCGTCCTCATTCGCCAGCCGGTCCACGAGATCGGTCCCGGTTAGACGCGGGGTAAAGAGGACAATGGCACCTGCATCCTCCACACGGAGGCTCAGCACATTTTGATACCACTCGTACACCAATTCCTTGTCTTGTTCACTATCGCTGATTTTGCTCGGTGCATCGATAACAGCAAGGTCGAGTCTGTTCCCTGTCAGGGCTCCTCCGACTCCCCATCCCCTAATGAAGCCACCGGCGTTGTTTTCTTCCCATTTACCTTCGAAGGGCTGCTGCAGCGATGCGCCATAGAATGCACGCGCGCGTGCTGCAGAGTAGCTTGCTAACTCACCCGGCGGATTGAAGATGCCGACGTGATTTCGATAATGACGTGTCAGGTAATAAGCAGAAAAGAGGCGCGAGAGGGTGGAAAGTCCAAGGCGCGGGCCGCCCAGCACCATCACGCGCTGGCGCCTGCCATCGGCAACACTTTGCAGCACATCGGCAATCACGTTGGCGTGCTTATGCCACTGGAATTTGGGATGAACCCGCGTGACGAACGCGCGAAAAGTTTCTTTCTCTTCCGCCTCAGCGGGGGAGACGATGCGCGTGACGATGACAGGACCTTTGACAATGCGATACGAGAGCGACGGCTGCTCGGGCGCTGCCTCGGGAACCGGGTTGTCGGGGACCGGGTCGGAGGCTGGCGTCTCTACTTTTATCTCTGCCGAACTATCCTCGTTCAGAGTCAGAAGAGACTGGCGAATCGTGCGAAAGCCCTCGTCGATTCGGAGAATGTCATCGTGTTTGATCGCATCCGATTTTGAAACGGTCTGAATATCTTTCAGCAGCTCTGCCTGTTGCAGTGCGATGGGCAAGTCCTTGAGAGTGCGTTTCTTCGCCAACGAGCCGACCTTGTAGGTGAAGGTCGGTCGCCCCTTTTGGGAAATCCGAAAATGAGTCGGCGGTTCGGTTTTCTCCATCGCAGCTTGTGTCTGCAGCACACCGTCCACTGCGTGAGCGATCGCAACATCAGAAGAGAACAGGTAGGGCAGGCGAACCTCAGCCGAGCAATTGATGCCGACGACATGGATATACGGGTCGTTAAGTTCGGCAACTAGACATGCTTCGCGGCGTTCCTCCGCCGCCGCATCTTGCGAGTTGGTGCTACGAGTTGAGTTAGAGTCCATAAAATCCTTTTGTGCACTGTGGTGCACGATTATTGTTGTCCCCGTTTCTTCCAGCCCGGTGCACCGGGCTCAGACGGGGCGAGGTTATCGGCGGTGAAGCTGAATTCCGCCGGATTGTGGCCGTCGGCGAAGGCAACACAGATCGGGAACGGACTGGCGCTATCGCCCGCGCGTCGCGAGGCCGGTTGAATACAGATGATTTCTCCGACTCGTCCGGCCTGCACGCCTCTGAGCACGACGACCGTACTGCCGACTTTCCATCGTCGTGGCTGTGTTCCTTTGTGCTGCATCGAAAACTTTCCTGCTACTGTTGAGCGCATCGCGGTATTGCTCGTCGCGTTTCTAGTCGCGGAACAGACGGTTAAAGCGGCGCTGCTCGTTGGCGTGCCGCACGAGCTCGACCGGAAACGTGTTGAGCCAGCGGTCCATCAGGTATTGAAGCGTCTCCTCCTCGGTTAAATCGAGTTCGTGACCGTTGACGAGATAAAGCGCCCGTCCGCGCCGCGCCTGTCGCTCCTGATCTTTCTTGTGCTCTTCCTTAATCCCGGTGCAAATGCCACCAACAACGAAACTACAAAGCCCGCAAAAGATAAACATCAACACAAACAGAGAGATGCTGCGGTTGGGTGCCATGCGCAGCAAATAACAGAAAAGAAACCCTGCATTCGCCCCACCAAAAGCTCCAACGAGCCCGATGTGCTTCCAGAGGAACGCGCGAAACGCCTTCCACCGGTCGCGCAGAGTCACGCGGTGTGGGGCGGCAGTTGTTTCTCGGGGCTTATGGGAATGGCGGTAGGGCATTGCAGGGTTACTGTCAGAAATCAACCGGGAACGATCAACTCGGAGTTACGCGGCCTTAGATTGCGAGACGATTCACGATGCCGTCAAGATGGCGCGTGGTGCGACGGACCCGATGGGTCAATCCCTCCACCAATACAGCCAGTTCGCAGGTATTGCGCTCCACTGCTTCCGAGTTCGCCATTTTGCGGCTCTCATCTTCGGAGGCGAGATCATCTTCATCGTTGTTATCAGGGCGGAGAACGGGCTGAAGACGCCTGTCCAGATCGATAATTCTCTCCCGCACAGCGCGTTCAGCCGCGTTACAGCGCGAAAGGAAACTGATAATCGTGTCGCGTGATTGAATCGACTTGCATGCGTCGTTTCCGGTGTCCCCATCGTCTGCAGGGGTTTCCGGTAAGTCGAGATTGTTCTCGGCATAGCCAAGGCCGCGACCGATGAAGTTGAGCCGGACGGCGATGCCTTCGAAAACACGGGCAATGGTGGAATCGCCCTCCGCTTCTTTACTTGGGTCCTCCTCGGTAGGATCAAAGAAATCATCAAGTTCCCTCACGGCAACCGGGGCAAGGCGACTGAAACACTTCTTTGCAGTGTTCTCCAGTTCATCGATTTCACTTCTCAGATTGTCGAGAGTGCACTGGATAATCTGAACGGGATCAACGCCTTTGGTAAAGGCTCCGCCAAGTCCCTTGCTAAGGACTTCACCGGAACCGGTGAGAAAGTCGGCGGACCGGGGACGAGATGCGGTGCGTGAGCCGGACCCATGGACCGAGACGGGCTTGAGAGGCTTGCGGCGATTGTTCGCGCGCGAGACTTGTTTGACGGTGGACATAAATTCTCCTGTGAGGTGTTGGGGCTTAAAAACTGGGGCGGGATTTAGCGCGCCGCAGCGAGGCGGGCGCGGCGGCGGTTTTTCTCGCGCTTGAGATAGCGCGCGTGATGGTGCGAGCCGGGGTGCGAGGCCCCGATACGAGGCTTGCGGCCTTTGGGACGGGGAGAGCGAAGGCCAGTCGCAGGACCGCTGGTAACGCGTGTGCGCTGCTGGGTGCGCGCGTCGCGAACGGCACCGATCAGGCCCATCAAGCTCAATACTTCCAAACGTGGTTTCATCGGAGGAACTCCTTTGTGAATTGATACGACGCAAACGGTATGACTAAGAGGAGCCGTCCGATTCTGCAGGGCTCTTGTTGAAGCTGAGATGGCTGCGAATCAGGGCGGCATGATCTTCAAGAGTGGGGCAGCGCCGATAGTACTCGACGGCGCTCTGGTCGCGCCGAGAGAACACCAGACGCAGCGCCTTCGGGTTGCATGGTTGGATATCGAGGCGGAGCGCGTGGTCGTGGCAGAGAACGACCAGACGGGTGAGGTGATTGCCGTCCACGGTGCAGAGCTTTCGGCTCAGGCAGATCTCTACGAAGTGGGGGTCGGCCCAGTTGGCTGTTCGAATTCCGTCACTCCGCAAGTGATAGATGCCCTCCCACGTCTGTCCGAGGACATCGGCGACAAGAGCACCGAGGGGGCTCGGGTCCCGTTTCTCTTTGAGTACGTCCTTGTTGGCGCGCAGCCAGTCGGCTCCCGCATAGCGGGTTGCGCCTCGTGTATTGGTTTCCCGTGTTTCGGTATCCATCGCCGGTCCTTGTGGGGGCTGCCGTGCAGTGTGGGCCTCGCGCCCGACTCCGGCAATCAAGATGTACGCCGCATTATAGCATACGAACTGTATAGCGGAACATCTTCTTTTACCCGAAAAAATTATCCTGTCTCTGGGACTCGACAAAGGCCCGGCCAAACAATTCACCCAGACACTCATCAAGCCCTCGCCCGCGTGTTTCGTCGGGTTTCAGAACTTCTGACATATTGCGCATCGGAAACCCGACGCGCGGCGCTTCTGCGGCAGCGGTTTGTATCGCGAAGTGAGCTGAGGCGAAAGCGCCTTCCGCCAGATAGTAGGGGATGCCCGGTGAGGGAACGAGGCGACGGTTCTCAACGCGAATGCGACGGATTTGCAAAATCATGCGCGGGTGGGGCACGAGTTTGATCGACCGCGCTTTCACGAGCGCGTTGAAGTTGCGGCCCGCAGCGGCGAGTTCCATATCGCGCCACATCGTATCCACGACAGGCAGGCCGCGCCGCTGGAGCCCGATCATCAGCGATGGAACAGTCGGACGCGCGAACGATACCTGGCGCAGGCCGCGCACGCGTTTGCAGATATGGGCGATTGTGTCTTCGGCTTCGTGAAGTGAGAAATCCTTTCCGTCCTCGCGGTGCCAGTCGAGCACCAAGTCCTGACAGACAAAGGCGATTTCACGGCGACGGGTCACGGTTTCCGGTTCGGCATCATCGCTCCCCGACTCTGTCTCTCCTTCGGGCACAGCGACGACCGATTCCCACTCGACTTCGTGTCCCTTGGCAACTTCGATTTCCTGCCATGCCGAGGCACTGCCCGCTTCGTTGACGTAGCGATATCCGTAAAGTCCTGGCTGGAGCCAGATCACGTGACGCCCCCGCGAATCCGTCTTGATTCCCGGTATCGCCGGAGGAGCAGCTTTGGGGTCAGGCTGGAGAATATGGGCAAGCGGAGCGTATTGGACGGTTTGCCCCCCCAGCGGTGCGCCCTGTGCACTGCAGTGCACATCACCGACATAGTCGTCGTCAGGGTCCGAGTCGTTGCCGTTGCAGGGTTTACGCCCGCTTTCCACGCGAACGAGGACCATACCGAGAGCATCGCCTTCGGGGGCCATGCCGATGTGCGCGTAATAAACGCCGTGAGGTTGCGGTTCCCACTTCAGGTGGTCTGTAGGTGTCATGGAGATGAATTAAAAATTAGATCGGCTGAAATTCACCGCGCCGATTGCGCCGGCGTTCACTGCGGCTGGATGGTTCGGCCAACTTCGCATAGCGGCTGAAATCAATCTGGTAGAGTTGGGGCGGAGCGGGACACAGCGCATAGAGCAGGGCACCCAGAATAAAAAGCGTCCAGCCATGGCGAACAGTGGAAGTAGGGTTCATGAAAGAAAGAGTGAAATAGCGGTTCGCACCGCGAATAGTACGGTCGGGTTGGAGGTTTGTTCAGTCGAGTCGTCCAATGTTTCGAACGACAATTTTGTACTCCTGCTCCGTCAGAGTGAGAGCTGTCAACGGCGCAACAGATGGTGCAACAGCGAGTGAGTCCATCGAAACATTGACATAACGGGCAAGCGTGCACCCGGCCTCTGTTTGCACCGTCACACAGCCCGGTGAAAGGGTTCCCGATGATGGTACGATGGTCCCGTGATACCCGATGAACTTCGCGCTGTCCGGGTGCAAGACTGGTCCCGTGATAATTACCTCGGTTCCAATTTTCATATTAAAGAACCCCCCGTCGAGGCTCTCCGCAACGGATGCACCTGTGCATCTCCGCCGTATTTGAACGAGAGCATTTCTTGCAGTCCCACGGCGGACCACCGATGGCAGTGGCTATATCTAACGTGACGGGAATCTCCTGGAGTGTGCGACCGGCTGCGTAAGTGCGTCGCGAAGTAGCAAGGCGCGCGGCAGAACGTCCATCACTGCGAATGATCGGACCGAGGTAGCCCTGCTGCCAGTGCATCGCGCACAACTGGAACCCGCTCTGCGGCCATCCTGTAATTTTTGGCGGCGTGTCGAGCAGGAGAATCTCACGCGGACCGAAGCCATAGCCGTCCATGATATCGAACCGCGCCTTGAGTCCCAGCGCATGGTTCGCGGTGAGAAGATAAATCACGTTCTTCGCGACCTGAAACCCGCGCTCGATGAAGCCGGGCTGCGCGTCTTTTTTCTTTGTGGCCCGCTTACTTTTGAGCAGACTCCATGGTGGGTTCGTCACGATGTAATCGACGCGGGGACCGTCATATTCAAGGAAATTGCGCCCCTCATCGATTTCGCACCAGTCCATGGCACCTCCATCGAAATACGGAGCGCAAGCCCGCCAGAACGCGCCCTGTCCCCGACTGCAGTCGAGAAAGCGTGCGGTGCGGAGCCGGTGGGAAATGGGCGCGAGAAAATGATCGGCGACCTGTTGCGCGAGAGGCTCTGGTGTCATGACGCGGTCGTTACTCTGGTACTTGCTGGAAGGTTGAAAGTCCATTGAAGGGAAGGCACTCAAACGGGCCTGCTGTGCTCTGACGGCCCTGCAAACGCAACAGCGGCACAGTCGGTGATGGATTTCTGGAGGGGAGCGCACCCGGCATAACACGAGGTGGGCGGCATGGATAAATTATAGCTGACGCGTTCGGCATCCTGTGTGGCTGAGGGTGTCCCCACGAGTGGGTGATAACGCAGCGAAAGCGAAAATGCTCCTGAATTCTGCCGTTGTGCTTTGAGCCACGCCTTTTGTTTCCCGATTCCCCCGATACCTTCGAGCGGAGCCGACACCGGCCAGCCTTTCACCTGCCACAGGGACCGCAGCGGCTCCCGATAGTCCGCGCCGCAGAGCAGGACCAGTTCGGAGGCGTGAGCCCCAGCTTCATCCAGTTGTATCCAGACACGCGCCCAGAACTTGGGATTGTTTCTTTTCATCCGCTGATCATACGGCTCGATAACCGTATCCAAGGCGAGAAGACCGTACCTCGCGCTCAGGATAAAGACATTCTCGCGCGGCGCGAGGGTGAGCGCATATTCCAAGCAAGCACGGTGATAGCCTCCGGTATACATCTCTCCCGCAGGACACGGCAAGGTTTGCTTCGACGCACCACAAGCGACGATGACGTTCATAAATGGACACTTCCGAAATCAGCCGTGGCGGGCTCATCGTCCAAATATTCGAACTCGATGCGGGAAATTTCATCCTCGGGTTTGCACTTATTGTGCAGGCAGTAGAATTCCACGAACTGCGCGGGCGTCATTTCGGGAAAGCCCTCGCGCACGCATTCGTCGGGCGTAACTGCGTTAAGGGGCTCGCGCCGATTAGTGACGCAGCGCCCGCGAAAGAGGCGCACGATCTTTTCGCCCTTCTTCAGGCCCTGACAACGTTCCACGCCGTGGAAGATATCGCCGGGCTTGAGTTGACGCCAGTTCTGGCGGCGCGTGACGGTCTTGGTTCGCGCGCGGCACTGGGGTTGGGTGAGCATAAAACTCATGTTACGAGGCATAAGAATTTATTCCTTCGCGGCAGACGCGGGCAGGGGAGGTGGCTCAATGGGTTCGACGGGGCGCGACAACAGAAACGGAAGCATCTCGCGCGCGATCTCGATAATGACTTGGTCTGGAACTTCAACGACAGTGGGCCGGATTCGAGCACGAATCTCCTCAAGTTCACCGCCATTGAGTTTATTCAGTTCCCGCCCGTCCACAGCCGATGCTCGCAAGGGATTGTGCAGGGTGCCAATCCGATACAACGTGAGCTTGTTTTCGACTTTGGGAACGACGTGCTTTTTCAGCACCTCGCACAACACCTCATGCTCGAAATCAATATCGACATCTGCATCTGAAGCGCCGGGAACGTTGTCCCAGAGCAAGGCATCGAGCATATCGCCGTCGCCGAAGCCCCATCGCCGCAGAAAGTCACCCGTACAGAACTGCATTTACTTTTCTCCAGTCAACTTCGCATACGCGTTTTGCAGACGGCGGAACTCGCGCGCGTCGCCGCCCGCATCCGGGTGCATTTTGCGCATGGCAATGCGATAGACCACCTTCGCGTTATCGGCATCGCGCAACAGGTCCGAGGCGACGGCGGAGGTGTTGGCGCCGCGCGCGATGAAGGCAGCAGCATCCTCACGCGTCGAAAATTCTTCACTGTCGCCCGATGCCGGAGGCAGCGCGGCCCATCCCCTGTATTGCTCGTGGCTCTGCGTGACACCGTAGCGCGCGATTTTGCGCAGTGCTTCAAGCGTGAGCGCGATCGCGCGTAGATTCTCCTCCCACTTCGAGAAGGTGTCGCAGGGCATGGAGTAGGGTTCGACCGGTTTTCCGTAGGGACGAAGCTCGAAGGAAAGAATCACGCCGGGGTGGGACGGGCGTGCCTGGGCACGGGGATAGCCGTCACGACGAATATCGGAGTCGCTCAGCGCCAGTTGAATAACCACGCTGCGCGCGTTGATGCTCGTGAGTTCGCGGTCGAGAAGCTCCAGCGTCTGGGCGTAAGTCGAATCGAAACGACTGCGGCCACGCGCTGAGGAGAAGACACGCGGCCATGCTTCGATAGGCCTGAAAGTAATCGGGGTTTTCATGAGGGGGAGTTGGAGAGTCTGGGACTAATCCTGTTTGGTCGATGCAATCCACTCTTCGCGAGCCGCTAAATACTCATCGCGATGCTGGAAAACTTCACACGCCTTGAGCATCGCAATACCGAAATCTCGGACAGCTTCCGCGCTGTCTACATTCTGCAACGAATGATTACAGCAAACCTGCGGTTCACCGTCGCGCGCATCGAGATTGACCTGAATGTATCCGGCAAAAGTGCTCTTGCCATAGGGCCAGATATAGGCGGCGCTGTACATCCGCTCATAAGTAATTTCGAGTTTTGAAATTTCCGGTTTTACGATGGTGACGCACTCGCATTGTTCCAGAAAGGGAGTGGCAAGGCCGCGACAGAGGTTCAGGCAGGCTGCAACGCGACGCAACAACGGGCGATAGAGACTGTCGCGAGCGCTCTTGATATTGACGTTGACCCAAAACTTGATGTCGCCAGCCTCATCGCTGGAATACACTTCATAATTGACTCGTTTCCACTTCACTACGTCAATTTCCGCCAGTTCTTTTTCTTCCTGTGACATGTTGTCCGCAGCATATTTTTGAGTGAGAGGGTATTTCATTGGAGAGATCCTTAATTTGACTCACAACTGTTGGAGTTGCGCCGGTTGTGGTCGTGCCCTTCGATTTGCGGCCCGACTTGCTTGGCCGCTGCAACTGCTGCGCGCAGCAGTTCGATATCTTTCTCCACGTCTTCAACCGAAAGATAGACATCGTCGTCGTTCTCATCGCGGCACATATAGGTGAAAGCAAAGCAAGGGTAGAAGGGTGCGTGCTCCATGTTCCTGTCGGCGTTGCCGTCCCGTCGCCACTCTAAAAAGTCGCGGTGATGGCGCAGCAGGCGGAGTTCGCTCTGTGTGCCGCCAAAGCAACGTGGGGAATACTGGCGCCCTTTTTGGCGTTCCTTATCTGTCGCTGCGATCATCTTGAGGCACTGGGAGCAGGTGACTTCGCTGTCGGCTCTGGACCAACCGGCAATCTCTGGGTCAATGGGGCATGACTTTTCGACGCAGAGGGCGCGCGCCACTCCACTACGATACATGCCCTTGACCTTATGAATAAGACGCTCTTTTGTTTTCGTCATGAATTGTCCTGTCGTGTTCGACCGTACTCTACTCGCCGCCTTTCAGAAGGAAACGATTCGAAATCGCCTTGAAGGACAAGCGCCCTTGCAATGCTTCGCTGTGGGTTTCGGCCAGCGGGCGGATAACAATACCCTCGCGTTCGTTCTTTGTCCCTGGGTATTTCCCCTCGGCCAATTGTAGGAGTTCTTCCTGCGTCTTATTAAATGAGCCGCCTCTTTCAATTGTTTCGACCATCCGAAGATCGTTGAACTGGCAATAGTTCTCGGCCTCGTGACGACCGAGAAACCGGTGTTGCGGAAGATAATAAATACTGAAGACAAAGAAATCGATATCTTTCAGTCCCAGTGGGTTCTTCTGAATGCCGGGGCCACAGATTTCACCCTGAATTGCGTAATATCCAAGAGAGCGCCGGAGCACACCTTCCAGATCGTACTGGCGCGCGATACGCCAATACACGTTGTCGCTATCACGCACCGACAGGTTCCGGCTGCACGCATGAAACTCACCGTCGCGCGGGTCAATGCAATACGTGGCCGATGTCCCGTCATATTTAAGCGTGATCGCATACGGCAGTCCCTTGATATCGAGAAGCACTCCCGGCGCACTCTGCACCCGTGCTTCGTCCGTTTTGGGAATAAACGAGGGGAAGCTGCCGCGCGCTTCGGCTCCCTGTGTTGCGGGCGGCTCCCACTTGGTAACGCCGAGCATCTCCGTCAGGTCGTCGCCTTCACTCAGAAAATGATTCACGGGCAGGAGCCCGGTCACACCCTTGTCGGTCAGAGGCAAGAGCAATCCTTGCGAGAGAGCGCCGCGCAGTTTCATCGTGCGGATGCGGAATTTCTCAGGACGCGGCGCGCGAGGCGTGCAGACGCCAGTGTCGAGCGGCAGGGGAGACTTGGGCTGCCACAGAAACGAAAAGTCCGGATGGTCCGGTGGAATTGCGTCGATTTCCAGAAAGACGCCCAGATTATGGAGGGCGAAAGTTCCTTTCTTCACGACGCACTGCCATCCGTTGATGCGGGCCAGTTCAATGGCATCTGCATTGGGAATCGGGTCGAGAGCCTGGACACGTTGGACGCTGGCTAATTTGCGCTGCATAAATTCTCCTTGAGTTGGGGTTGGGGCTACGAACCGTTCAACAGTTCGGGCGGCAGACGGCACCAGAGGAGGTCATAGACCACGGCGATAAAGAGCGCGAGGTCGTCAGCATCCTCACCGGAAAATCCCGTCGATTGATCGATCATGACTTCAATCGGCGTGCGGCGTAGAGAGCGCCCAAAATCGCAGCCGGTGAGACGATTGAACTGCGCTACGAATGCCGGGTTACTCGATGCCGCTTTGAGCACCTCATCAAACGACAGTCGTTTGTCGTCGGCAATAGTCACAGGAGTCTTTCTCTGCGATTCTGCTGCTTCGGGGTGCTTTGATGGCTGATTATAGAGGCGCACGTCGAGACGCGGCAATTCGACGGGTTCATCGAATCGCCCCGGTTCTGACATTGCGCTGCGCTCACACTCGCGAACGCACCATTTGTTGGGAAAGGCGTCCGGTGTGGACGGTTTGCCGTAACCGTCTTCCCAAGTGCCGGGTTCGCTAGGAGCGTCACCCAGTTCGCCATCACTGAGCCAGACCGTGTCGTCTTCGTCCTCCTCGGAAAGTTGAATTTGGGGGCGGTTATTGATGCCCCACGCTTTGCCGCACTGGCGATCACAGCAAACGCGCGCTTTCTGGCCCATGTAGATAATCTGAGCGTCGTTAATGGATGGGGCGGTCGATTCGGGTGGGTAGGGAGGAATGCTCACAAAATCTCCTGAAGAGTACGGTCGAGTCCGACCGTACTTTGCGCACCTTGGACGGCACCCTGCGCCCGCACGTTCCCGTGCGCGATTTGTCCTGGCAGTTCGCTTACGAGAGCATTGCAACGGCACGTTCTGCCTGTGCCATGGTCAGTCCGAACTGGGCATCGGTTTGAACCAGCCGGTCTGTATGCATCGCCATTGATGATTCATCGTCGAGAATCACATGCGAGGTGACACAGTGGCGGATGCCCACGTTTTTGAGCCACCAGTCGATTTCTGCACCGCGCGAAATCGAGGCGTAAATTATCGACGAGCCTTGAGCCAACTTAAAGCCGTGGCGCTTATCCAACGCCGTCGCGACTCCGCCGCCATTCGGTGTCCGGCTAAAAAAGCGCGGGCCTCTGTAGCCCTGCCATGCAAAGTGCTGATGAAGTTCGGTCAGCTTCCAGTCGCGCCATGTGCTGCTGATAACGACGCGGGCGCGGGTCTTTTCGATGATGTGATTGAGCGCGGCCATCGCCTCGGGGTCGAAGTGATAGCTCAGCGGCATGCGCCCGTCGCCGCTGTGGTAGAGGTGATGAACTGACTGAGGAACAGGCGGACGGCCATCGCGTCGCATCGCTGCGAAATGACGGTGCGAATTCATCACGCCGTCCACGTCCAAAAACACGATTCTCATCCTTTGACCCCTTCTATTCTCTTGATGTCGTTTCTCGCCCACTCAGGATCATTTTTCGCAATCCACAGTGCTACAAGACGGCATGAGCCAAAGCTCCCGAGGCAAGTGTCTTTTTGCCCCGGAAACCAATCGTGCATCATTTTCATGAACGTAATTCGCTCTCCGCTTAATCCGTCTGCGCCGTAGCGCCAAGCGATGCCAGAAAAACCGGACGAACTGGTAGCCCAGTCATAGAGATCAGTGTCTAGTTCGGTCTTGCATTGCGCCAAGAGAAGTTCTTCAATTTTAAAGTTCTCTCGCTGACGTATTTCGCGTTTATCCAAGTATTGTTTCACTCTCTCTGCTTCGGTCAGATTTTCCTCTGTGCCTGTCTCAGACAGCATCTCCTCAGACAACCTGTGCCCTTCAGTCGAAGGCTTCACAAGACAGATGGAACGTCCGCAACCGTCGCATTGCAGCTTTGGCCGCCCATAGGCCATTTCCAGTTGGGCGACATTCGTCTCACCCTCAAAACTGCATTCCTGACATCGATAGGTGTCGTTCATTTGACCGCCTTTTGTTTGAGATAACGTTTTGCCAGCAGGGTCACCCGTCCCGCACCATCGTTTTGGATGCCGAGAATTCGTTCTTCGCCGGGGTCGGTGATACCGGCGGACTGCGTCCTCTTGATGCCGACGATGTTGGCAACCGTCGGGTCACTCCCTGAATCCGAAACCGCGTAAACCGCGAGAACTGGATTCTTCTGGCCGTCCCGCGCGAGGCGGCCAAAGAACTGGTCGTGAACCGCAGGCGACCAGTCCAACTCGCCAATGACGCCGACGCTGCACACCTCCTGCAAGCCGTCCACACCATCACCGGAACGCAGCGACATAAACATCACTTTCGCTTCTCCCGACAGGAACTTTTGCTTCGACGTTTCTTTCTGTGCTGGAGACTCGCTGCCGGTGTAGTAGCAGATCGGGATGCCCGCCTTGGTGAGGTGGTGCTCCCAGATGGAATACACCTCACGATGCCAGCCGCCGAGCAGGACCGTTTCCCCTCCCTCGACCAGCATCTGGACATAGGCGGCGACATAGGGCGCTTTCGCAATGCCGGTGATCTGGCGCAGCCGCATATCGAATTCGCGCGCGGCCTGTCCTCGCTCGAAATACTCGGTATCGGAGGAAAGAATGCGGTGCGCGAGCTCGGTCGCGAGCGCGTCGATACTTGCGAGCATCTTGCTGTCGTGTTCGACATCTTCCACCACGGTCTGAAGCGGCGGCAACTCGCGCCCGACTTCGGAGCGGGTGCGGCGTAACATCAGATGGTTGTCGCGGAGATAGGTGCCAAAAGCATCAGGGTTGCTGAGAAGAATCTTGTCACCACGGGTGCAACACCACTCGCGAACGAACTCCTCTCTGTCACCCAGAAAACCGGGGCGAACGATGTCGAAGATATTGAACGCTTCGCCGCCGTAGCCGTAGATCGGGGACGCACTGAGGGCGAGGCCAAAGTCCACCTGAGAACGGAGCATCTTCGCGGCGGAATAGCGCGCGGTGTCGCTGTGCCGCAGTTCCTGCACTTCATCGAATGTAATCGACTTGATGAGGCCCTTGAGCGGTTCCACCCACGCATCCATCTTGTGATAGGTGATGATGTAAACGCTGGACGAGGGCAGATCGTAGTATTTCCGCTGCTTGATGATGTGCGGGTTCGCCTCGGGCATGAAATGCTGGACCGCTTCGCGCCATTGTCGCGCCAGATGCGGCTTGACCACGACGAGCGCGGGCTGGGCTTCCGGCTGCGTAAAGGAGCCAATCGCAGTCACGGTCTTCCCCAGTCCGACAACGTCGCCGACGAGCAATCCCTTGACGCGCAGATAGACTTCGTTCGCTTCCACCTGGTATTGGCGCAGCGGCTCGGTCAACGTGAAGGTGCGCGACACGAAGTCCGGGTGCTTGATGGCCTCAAGCTCTTCGAGTGTCTGGACATAAAAATCACTGCCGGCGCGGAGTTCTTGCGGATGGTGCACATGGAGAGGAAACCGGTCCAGAAACCACAACAGGTCGCGACACATCTCGGGCGTATTGCGAACCACGACATCGCCATGCTTGTGCTTGTTGATGCGCGAAAAGACCTGTTTAAGGCGCATCGTGACGTGCGGTTCAGCCTTGATGCGCCAAACATCACCATCGAGGCGAATCTCGCCATAAGTACGCGTGGTCATTCGGCAGCACCCGCCCCAAGGGGAAACCGGCTGGAGTCGAGCAGCCCATGCTCGGCCATGGAGCGCCGGGCGATATCACGCGCCCAGCGTTCCAGCCGGTCGCTGAATTCCTGCTGCATTCGGCCCTCGCACCGCCACTGAAAGATCGCGTCCATTTCGTGATAGTACCAGAGCGTGTTTTCTTTTCCGGCGTTGAAGTGCTCCCAGATCTCGTTGCCCAGTTCGTTCCACTCGGAGATGAGCGATTCGAGATTGTAGCGCTTGTCGGCCAGCAAAACCTTGAGGCCACTCTCGCTCATCGTGCGCGCGTGCTGCAGGTGAACTTCTTTGCGTTCCCGCCACGGCAGCTTCTCGTCCAGCGTCAGGCCGCTATCGCTGCATTCCATCACGATCTCCACGACGCGCGGGCCGAAGAGTTGGCGAATCGTATCGATGGTGTTGGCGCCGATATCTTCGGCGCTGTCATGCAGGAGAGCGGCAATCGCTTCGTCCTCGTTGCCGCCGTCTTCGAGCACGAGCGCGGCGACGCCCATCAGGTGAGCGAGATAGGGCGTGTTTTTCGAGAGCGGGCCTTTGCGCACCTGATAGAAGTGCAACACGGCGGCATGGTTCAGGGCGATTCCGAATCGTTCGGAAAGAATAGGATTTTTGGTAAAGCGGGGCATTGGTTCCTCAGTGCGCCGGAGCGCGTTTATTTGTGACTGTCGTAAATGCCGTCGATGGCCTTTCGCGTGACGGGAGTGTCAGGTAGGTGCGACCATAGCACGACAGAGGCGGGCGGATTAAAGCGAGGAAAGACCCACACGCGCATCGGCCACCACCGCAGCCAGCGCGAGGTTCTGCGGCAGGTGCGCCAAGTACACGCCGTGTAATCGTAATAGGCGACGAACGGCAGGGGTGCCCTCGACTGGCTCAGGGCGACGACGAAATGCGAAACGAGGCGCGGTTCACCGAAGCAGTTATCCACGTAGCCACCGAGTGGCGGCAATTCATCCGCTGCCCGATGCCACGCCGCACCCTCTTTGTTCTCGATTGTTTTGTTGCGCGCGTTTTGCCGTTCAGCAAACTCAAGCGCACTCAGTTTTCGTCTCGTTTTCATAAGAAAAGTACGGTCGAAATTAACCCGTCAGCCTGCGTGCTATTACGACGTGGCTGGTCCTTGTAACAGTTTTTCTCGAACGCTCCAGATGTCGGGGCGTGGCACCAGAGTCAGGGTACAAGCTGCCAGACGCCTGATAACCTCATCGGTATCCGCCGGGTCATATTCGGTTTTACCATCAGCCGTTACGGTCAGAATCACCCGCCCGCTGATGTCTTGAACCAAGAGCGGCGCGGCATCCGAATTAGGTGCCGCGATACGCGCGAATTCACCCGGTGGGACCATTGGTGCAATTTGCATCGTGGTCATGTTGCACGTATTGAATACTTTAAGTTCGTTTCGCAACCAGAGTGTTTCAGCGTTCTGGGAAGACAGGGGAATGTTCATAAGAAAAGTACGGTCGAAATTAGCCCATCATATTGCGCCACAGGCTCACGCAGCGGAACGGCTTGCCCGAGAGTGTGTCAGGCATATCTCCGCCGCGTCGCGTGACGAGCACAACGGCGGAAACGTCTTGGTGATCGGCGTAGCGTTTGAGTTGGCGCAGGTGCGCGGCCTGACTGCCCTGCACTTTGACTTCGACGGCGATGTGGCCGCGTGTAAAGAAATCGGGAATATCGCGCGCCGTGAGGCGGTACTCTCTCTCGGCCTCAATACCGGCTTCGTGGAATATCCGCTCGATGTGGTCCTGCAGTTGTTTCTCGTCATTGTAGAGATAGCGATGGCGGCGCAGCGTTTCCGCGATCCGGTCGCAGCGCTTCTCCAGACAGGCCCTCTGCACTTCCAGCAACTCGTGCTCGATCTCTTCCGGCGGCTGCCCGTTCATCCCGTCGCAAATCAGGGATTCCGCCGCCTCAATACTGCCCGCTTCCAGCGCGAGCCATGCTGCACTGCGGTGCACAGTACTCCGCGTTGGCTCACACCCGGTGCTGTCATACAAGATGTTGGCAACGTAGCGGCTCAGGTCGAAGGCGCGGCTGTAGAGCTCGCGCGCATCGTCCTTCTCCCCCTCACGGCGACACCGGTCGGCCTGTTCGGCGAGTTCCATGGCTTCGGTGTGCAGCGCCAGCGGCGTGGCCGTGAGGGAGGGCAGGGAAGAAGTGGTCATAATGAGGCGGCAGCGGCCACAGTGTCGGCAGTAGTTGGGACGCCCGCAGGCGGCACGCGAACGACGCGAGTGTGATCGGACTGATACCAGTCGATGCCGCGATTGACTTCGTTGAACGCTTCGCAGGCGGCGCGAAACTCTACCTTGCCGTTGAAGTCCTCCGCCGCTTCATTGAACATTTGCTCTTCCAGTTCCTGAAAGATATCGCCGGCGTCGAGAGCGGGAAACTCTTGGTCGGTAGCAATCGAAACCCACTCGGGGCGGACAGCGGGAACGCCCGGTCCATCTTCGTCCAGCCATGCGACGAACTCTCCCAGATTCTCAAAGAATCGTTCCTGAGCATCGAAATAAACGCGCCCGTCCCATGTTTCCAGTTTTTGGGCCTGAGTCAGAAGATAGGCATCGGAACAAGAGACACAGCGGCCAGGGTATTTCATGGGCACGCCGCAATCGGTGCATGCCTTGGGAGCACAGCAGACCTGCACGATCTCTTCGATGGTGTCGGTTCGCTGGCACTGTGAACACATAAAAACGCCTGCGGGCTGGCCGTCAGGCAATTGGAGGGGGACCGGATTCATATTGCTCCTGTTTTCTGCAAATTATTGAGATAGGCTTCAGGGCCTTCGCTACAGTGCATGTAGAACGGGTGAAAGCTGCTCTTGATGGGCACGTTGGTTTGACGCATCCACTCTTCGATGCGCGTTGTGCCCCAAGTGCCCCAATCGGGCGCGAGGTAGCCGCGTTTGAAATAGAACTGACGACGTTCATCGGGTGGCAGATACTCGGGCGCGATTTCGATATTGATGTCGAAACGAAAGGGAGACACCGATTCGTTCTGGTCGATGCGGCGCTGCTGCTCGAACGCGGCTTGGGGCAGGTAGAACCAGCAACGCTGGCCGGGATGCAGGTTGAGCGCAATGCCGTTCGTCCGCGAGAGCGACCAGAACCAGCCAGTCGCGCGGTTCACCGCGAGCGCGAGAGGGCACAGCTTCGTGTTGCAGCGTACCCCTTCGGCGAGGTCGCTCTCTTCGACTTCGACAGTGAGAGCGCCCAGAGGAAAGGGCCACAACGGAAAGTGGAGTTGGGCGTCGGTGTTCATTTTTGGGCTTCCATGCGGTCTAGAATGGCGTCACCGCGCGCCTCTAACTCATCGGCGATATCTCGGACTTCGGAGTAAATTTTCGCGGCGTCGCCTGTCGGGCGTTCATCGTCAATCCGTTGAAGCAGATCACCTCGCAGGAACTGAGCCGATTGAAGCAGGGCGCGTGCACGCCGCTCTCGCTTCGTCATTTCGGCTCCAGCGCATCACGAAGCTCTTTGACTTCGGCGGCACGCTTTGACAACCACTCTTCCTGCTGCTTGAGAAGCTCGACACGCGCTGCCTCTTCAGACGCGTACAGATCTGAAATGCGATAGGTTTGCGTCTCGTTGGAAGTTTCCCGCGAGCTTAACGACAGGTTGATCGTTTTTATCCTGACGGAAACCGAATTTGTCCGGTGATTGTCGAAATAATCGCACAGTTCAAAGTCGCCGCCAAACCACGGCACGGAAACGAGAGTGGGCATGCCGTGAAAGCCGGAGGTGATGTAAAAGTACCGTGCGCTCGGTCGCAGACTGAATATCTTTCCATCGGCTGTCTTTTGCGTTTCTACGAGCGCTCGCACGAACTCTTTCTTAGCACTGGCGAGGCCACGAACGGCGTTTACTAGCCTGTCGTGACGTTCGGCCTCAGCACTGGTATCGAACGCAGTGCCGTCTGAGGCGGCAAATTTCGCGGGGATAGCAATAACGGACATAAAAATTCCTTGTGAGTGGCGTCGATCTTAGTTCGCGGAAGCGATGGCCGCGTTGCGCTTCTTTTCTTCCAGCAGGCGCTGAAAGTCGAAAATCAGGTCCGCACCTTTGCCCAGTTCGTCTTCATTCAGCAAGACGAAGGTCGAGAACAGGCCGTCGATCAGGACACGAACTTCGAGCTTGTCGGTATCGACGTTGTAGGTGATATTGTGCCGTCCGATCGGTGTCGGCCACGTCTGGTGAAGCCGTGCAAACAGGTCAGTGACCGGCGTTTCTCTTTCTCCCTCGCCGGGTTCGACTTTGAGGGCATTCTCGCGGAGATATACCTGCATGCGCTCGATTTCGTTGAGAAAGGCTTCGCGCGAGATGCCGTGCTCGAAATTCTCCACAGAGGCGACCGCCTCTTCGATGGTCGAAAGGTGCGGGTTGGCGAAAGCGAGGTTCTCGCGCTGCTCGTCCAGTGTGCTCACAGCATGGGACAGATCACCGTGCACGAGCGCAAGTGTGGCGATGCTGGCTGTCGAAAGCTGTTCTCTTAATGCTGACATAGTTCCTCCAATAGACTGATGGTTATGATGGTGTTCCGGCGGCTCGTTTTACGGTCCCGCACGAGTGAAATGCAGAAGACGGTCAAACCCTAGACGGCAGGCCGGAGTCGCGTGGTTCCCGAACCTAAGACTCCCGAGTGGCTAACAGGTGGTCTGCCAGTTCGACAAGTCTCTCTCGCGCCATGAGCCATTTCGAGTAGCGTTGGTCGTCGCCTGTGGCGCCGTGAAAGTGGCGCGGCGCTTCGGTCAGGAGCCGCTGCGGATAATGCGAGCGGAACAATCGTTTCTCGCGCTTGAGCCAGTAGGCAGCCACCTTATTGAACTGGCGGAGTTCCGCGAGGCTCATTGCGAGCACAGGCGGTCCGGGGACATCGAATCGGACAATGGGACCGGGGCGCTGTATGACGGGACAGAGCGCGCTCATGTAGTTCATGGTGTGAAAAATCCCGAACGGGAGATCGTCAGGGCGGGAAGGGATGCTCACCGCTGGCATCGGCTTTTCCAGATACGCGCGAAACGCCTCGGGCAGTTTCTCCTTGAGCTCTAACTTCAAATCGAAGCCTTCCGTGAAGCAACTGTAGGGGGGCTGGCTGGGCGTCGTGGCCGTGAGCAGGTCCTCTGCGGAAAAGGTCCAGTCCTTGGAAAGTGGCGCTCCATCGAACATCTGCGATGCAAATTTATCCGTCTCCGGCATGCAGAAACGCGTCGAGGTGAACTCTGAGTCGGGTTTTGCCAGATCCCACGAAAGCCAGGTCTTCTCTCCCAGTTTGAAATTGACGCTTTCTATGAGTAACGGGTCGATCACAAAGGGCCGCACCGGCGTCGGGACAAGAGGAGGTACAGCGACAGCGGAAGACACGGACTTTGCGTCGAGCTCGTGCGCGATACGCTCGACATCATACGGTGCCAAGTTCCTCTGCTCGCACGGGTCTTTTTCAAAATAATTCATTGTGTTGTGAAAAGAGTACGGTCGGCTCGACCGTACTTAGAGTCGCTTCCC